ATAAGTGCGCCGACGAATTGATATGTTGTATTTTGTACCCCTATCGCCTGCACTACCGGCGTTGCTCCCGGTACGATAAAGTTCTTATACTTCATTGTCGTATTAGTTACGATACCTGGCTTTATCTCGGGTATCCCGTTTTGACCTCTCCCTCCGCCGGTTTGGTCTACTGCAGGGGGTAAGGCAAAACAGAAGAATCGGGGAGCGTCACCTTCAGCGGGGAAGTATTTCACAACGAAGATGTCCTTCATTATGTTGTTTAGAGTTGCACCACCCCACGGTTCTATAGTCTGTACTTGACTATAGTCCGTCCCTATACCCCGGGCTATTGTAGGGTCTAACCCCGCCGATCTATTTGGTGATACTGCCATTTTTATTTCCTCTACCTTAATCCATTAAGACAACTAATTCAAAAGACTGACGGATTGAGCGTTGTACAGTAAAGGGAGGGAAATGTTCTAAATACATTGCTGCGCTGCGGTCTACGTTTTGAGGACCTAAGAATCGATACGGTCCGGTTACACATCTATTTAGGTCTACATCTATATGTACAGATAAGGATCGAAAAGTACAGACTTTGGTGTAGATGTCCTCGTGATAGAGGTAGCCTTTTAAGTAAAGTCTATTTATACGATTAGCGCGGATATCGCGGATATCGTTAATATTGACGGTTTTATAAAAGAGGCCCTGCAATTCAAACCCGCCGGGTTCAAGTACCGATGTCTTAATTACAGCTTTACGGGTAGTAATCGGGACATAGCCGACGAGGCCGGGGATATCGGTAGTATCTAGAGGGACATTTGGAGGTGTAGCTTCTATTTCCCAAGGAGTGGATTGCCCAAAGCCGAATAACATCGGTGTATTCAGATTTAGGTACTTCTCCACACGACGGTATATAGGTTCTCTTAGGTATCCATAAATAGGCATTTTTATTAAACCGTCACTTCGGCATTATTGTTTATGTATATGGGTTCTTCTGCTCCCATATTACTCTCACCTAACATCAATTGTCTCTCTATCGCTGATAAGCTTGTATTATCCTCCGGCATTTGGAAATCGCTTTCATTAAGGAGGGCAGTTATATCCTCTCCGTTTTCATCGTGGTAGGCGTGTGTTTCCCCATCGCCCTGTACAATCTCTTGGAGAGCGCGGGCGCTAACTTGAATCATATATTCATTAATATTGCGGAGTTGTCGAACGGTTGCAGCCCAAGCATAATCTTGAGTAGCTTCTGTTCCGGGTATAGGTCTTTTTGTTAAGGCCCCCGCGACTGCCATACCAAATAGGTTTCCGACACCTTCCGTTATGGTTTGCGCGACTGACCCGCTCTTTTTAAATACTCGAGAGGCAATTTCACTAGTCCCGGCACCTGCCGCCATGTATACACTCTCGAATGCTAATGCTTGTAAACTCCCCTCTAAAGGATTTTTACTCTCTCTCTGGAATTGACGGACGCGGGCGAGTTGGAATTGATACGCCAATTTTTGCGCCCTCTTCTCCGCTAACGTCGGGTCCTCCGCTAATGTACTTCCATCCGCAGAGAACAACTGTTTTCTTATACTAGACTCTTTATAATTTACTGAGGTTACTACTCCTTGTAATACATCCCAGCCAGTATTAATAGCGTTCTCAAAGTTTACTTCGCCTTGAGCGGCGCCGAATATCAGAGGTAGGACAAGGACACTCATCATATGTCCTTTACGATATTCCTTACCTACTTCACGGTTTGCGGCGTCTACATACTTTTTGCGTTCTTCGGACTTAACCTTTCTCGCTTTGGTGTATAACTCTTTATTTATCCATTCGGATACATCTGCCGCGGGGTCTTCCCACAACTCATCTTGTATCATATTTTGTCTCTCTTCTAGAGAGAGACTCTTATCTTGAATACGGTTTATCTTATCTTTAAGTTTTGACTTCTCCTTCTCGGCACGGTCTATCGTAGCACGGTCTAAATCCGATAACTCCTCTTGTTGCCCCATCAATTCATTCTGTAGCGCAGATGCACTCCGGACTCCTTTTTGCAGTTCTTCCACATGTGCCGTCTCAGTGTTATTTAAGACGTTATACTCCGCAAAGGTTATCTTCGTCCCGTCTTGGTCTACGGTCTCGGTCATAACCTTTTGCAGTTCTTTTGCTTTTACTTCTTCCTGGCGTAGTTTCTCTTTCTGGGTAATCTTATCGGGTTGTTCCTGGTGCTGTTGTATAAGCTCTAGCGCACCCGGTAAACCCATATCTCCTCCAAGAGCCAACAGCGCCATAAACTCATTTTGGTTTACGTCTCCACTAACTAAACTAGCGAGTTTAGCACTTATTCCCGCTAAAGCTCCTCCAGTTATTTTCCCCCGCGATAACGTATTGGTCAGCGCCAACATCTGTTCTTGTATATTCTCGAAGGCCCCAGTGCCTGAGGGGGCCGTCCCCTCTTTAGCCTTACCTATGAGGATATTGATTTCCCTTAGTTTTTCTAATACGGGAGTGAGAACTTCCGTCTGGGATTGTATATTTAGTCCGACTAACTCTCTTACAGCAGTTTCGGCATTTATATCCTTTCTCTGTACAATCTCTTGTATCTTTTTCTTCTTCTCTCTCAGTTTATCTACATTCTCCTGTTTTCTCATTTCGATACTTTCTATCTCTTCCGCTGTACTCCCGACTATACCCTCCTTGGTTAGTCGGTCATCGTACTCTGCTTCGTACGCCTTTATTTGTTCTTCTATACCTTCGTCGGTATACTTCTCCTTCATTCGTCCAAAGAAAGATTCTAATGCCGCTTTATTCTTAGGTTCTCCGCCTTCAAGTACATTGTCGAAAACAAACTGCGACCGGAACTTACTGAGGAGTTTTGTAATGGTCGCGCTGACTATCTCAGAGTCGGAGGTAAGTTTACCTGTTTCGGCCAAAGCTTCTTTTTGTTGACTAAAGAGGCCGCGGTATTTACCATCCTCCATCATGGCCTCCGCACTCTTTCTTCCACTTAGGTACTCGTTCATTATCTCGAGTACTCCAAAGGCCCTAATCTCGTTTGTGTCGATATCTTTCCATTTATTGTCGTGGAAAGCTGCGACTTCCTCTGACGTTAAGTTTAAGTTTAGATCGCTCTTCATAACTGCACCCGCTTGGGTACCGATGAAGGCATCCAAGATTCTGGCGCGGTTTTCATCGTCACCGACGCCGGAAAGAATATTATGCAGTCCTCGTCTATCCGCTACATCACTAAATTCCTTCGCTAAATCACCGCTTAATCTCCAATCCTGCGCGATTAAACTTACTGTAGTTTTCTCCTTCGGTTTTAATGCCGCGTCTCGGAGGAATTGTTGTATATTCGTCAGAACCCCAAAGGTGGCGTCTACTCTATCTTGGAGTTCTTGGAACAGTGCCATATTTGGCTCTGGTTTAGTCTGCCCGGTATACTTCGTCTTTAAGTCCCTTAAGAAATCTCGTTTGAGTTCATAGTCCTCGTCATCTACATCCAAAGAGGCTTCTCTCTGTTCGATAGCTGTTTTGAGAATCTCAGCGCTTGTACTATCCTGTTTTTCCGCCGCTCGATGTATTGCTTGTTGTCCCGCCGTCATCGAAAGGAGAGGAATAATAGTGTTGTAGGTTTTACCGAGAAGTCCAGTACCGGTGTCGCCTACAATAGCTTGGATCTCCGCAAAAGATTCTGTGTCGATACTCGAGCCCGCGGCTTTATCCCACATCTTGGCCGTAGTGCGTAGACTTGCCTCGAAATTACTCAACATCGAACTATACGCTATTAGTTGTTGTCTCTGCTGGTCTAAGTCGACATCGAAGAATTTTTTGCCGTCCGCCCCTAGGTATTCTATATATTGATCCGCTAACGCTTTTAGTTTTGTATCCGTAATGGCAGCAGTACCTCCTTTATCCGATATCTTCGTCGTCATTGCGGACAGACTTTCACTAAAGGACTGCATGATATCTCTATTGGAGTAGAGATTATCTAAAGTGTCTCGGTACTGTTTAACGAGGCTATTGAGTTCTTCATCAAGAATAGAGCCGGTGGAGCCTGGTGTTCCTTCCATAAGGTCTCTATCGATACCCATAAATTTAGAGATATAGTCTCTGACTGCTCCCTCACTCTGTTCCAATACTTTCTTGCGAAGTTCTTGAATAGCGGTTACTTTATCCACAAAGTCTTGAGAGTAGTCCTTCATGGCTTTTTGGGCGGACTGCATCTTATAGAAGTGGTAGGCATCGAGTTTATCCTGCTCTTCCGCGGTAGCTCCTATATTTTGATATTTCGTTTTAGGGTCAGGGATGCGTTTTCTCTCCTTGTTTATATTCATAGCAAGTTGCCCCAAAGCGGAAGTTGTATCCGCAAGGCGGGTCATTGCAGCTTGGAAAGAGTCCCCGTCGTAGTCCCCTAATTGAGTAAATTGGAAACCCAACGCGGAGATTAGCATCATTGTATTATTTGAGCGCTCGTCTAATTGGAGTAATGTCCCGTATTTCTTTGCTCTAGCGTTTACTTCCTGTTCGCTTGTATATTCGTGCCCTAACGGATAAGTATCCCCTACACCACTGGGCGCACCTTGTCTCGCTACCAAGACTAAAGCTTTAAACGCTAAGTTCTCCATCTCCAGAAGTTTATTCTTCTTATCTGCCTTAAAGCTCTCAGACTGTTGGTGCGCCTTAATCTCTGCGGTAGTTATATTCTGTAGTATGTCTTTACCTTTCCGTTGGTTTGCTGTATTGGACTTAGTCATATCGTGTTCTCTTTTAAGAAGGTCCAAGAGGGCAATGACGTCCGCCGCTAAATCGGAACCTTTCTTGAGGTTGGACAACTGTAGTAGGTTGGATAACCTACTAGAATCTACCTTAGAAGTGTCTATATCCCCTTGTATATACATAGAAGCCATACCTTTAAAGATATCGGTAAAGGTTTCTAGGAGTAGGGGGTGTTCTTCTTTCCCGGAAGAAGTTTTAAGAGCGTCGCCCATCCGTATAAGGAGGGTTTTTAGTCCTGAGTCGGCGGTTACGCCTAGGATACTATCGACACGTTTACCTAAACCCACTTCAAGACTATCGAGTAAGAAACTAGAGGTGGCGATGAAAGAGGAACCTTTCATCGTTAGACGGTCTCCCATAGAGCGGCGGATTGCTTCTTGGTTCCGCGCTAATTCTAAAGTAGTCGCCTCTGCAACTTGGGATGCTTTCATTAAATCTTGGTATGCCTTTAATTGCTCTGAAGTAAAGAAGACTTCCTCGTCCTTAGTCAAGCCTTTAGCTAAGGCGTCAAAGACCTTTAATTCCTTAGCGGCGGCGATACTTGTGATTAATGTCTGTTGTGCCTCCATTGCAGGATGGGAGAAATCTTGGAAGACCATACTCATCCGGTCTATAAGGTCTAACCCCAATACCATTGCTTTTTGAGTCTCCTCCCCAGTGAAATTCAATTTTATTACGCCGGCTTCTATACCCTCGTCATAATCGTGCCCGCTAAACCTTAACTTAGGTAGCTCTAAGGTAAACGTATTGATAATAGACTTCTCTAGGGTTTTTAGTCTTTCAATCTCTTGTCGGTCCTTACGGGAAGGATTAGATTTTGCTTCTAGTTCAGCAATACGGTTTTGCGTGTACTCCTTAAGTTTATGCCGTCCTTCGATATACTCCGTCCCTGGGTCGATAGTTATAGCACTCTTGAACTTATCCAAAAGTTCTTTAGAGATAATACTGAGGAGTACATTTCGTTCTTGAATATCTTGTTGTGAAGCAGTGGCGGCAGTCTCCTCGTTCAAAAGTTGGGCACTTCGGATAATCCGTTGTTGGATGTAATCTCTCTTCTCTTCATTACTTAGATTATTAAATGCAGCCTTGTTTTGCACTAGTTGGTTTAAGAACAATTCACGGCGTTGACCGATCTCGAGGGCACCCTGTTCAAACTGGGCGTATTGTGCCGCGATATCCGGGATAGATTGTCCGGTTTTCTTTTGGTTTTTTGTTATGTTTTCTAGTATACTCTCTACGATGGAGTTAACTTGTTTTCCTAAGAGGGAACCTTTTTCGCCTTCTAAACCTGCTCTCATGTCCTCAAGGTAGACCCTCGACATAGTCTCGACTCGTTGTTCCATTTTATCGCCGGGTAGTCTTCCTATGTCTCCACTAGCTATTTCCCCAATGGAGCGCATATTCTCCAATAGGGTATTTAGTTCTTGAGATTCACCCTTACGGCTAAACTCAAAGAACGTCTCGTACGCGGATTCCACATCGTAGACATTGTCCAACCCTTCCTGACGTTTAAAGATGAGGGGCATGGTTTCCGAGGCGAAGTGACTATAGGACTCACTAAACTGCGCTAAGAAAGATAGACTTTCCGCGTATTGGTTTAGTCTACGCCGCTCCGCTTTCTTATCCTTCCCGGGGATATACTCTTTAAGTAATTTATTTCGTGTTTTTGTATCGGCTAATAATACTGAATTGAAGCGACGGAAACTGTAAAACTTACTAACTCTCTGAGCGGTTAGTAGACCGCCACGGTATTCCTCTAGAAGGCCTCCGATAACAACTAGAGACTCTTGGAGAGTAGACGCCTTTTCTTTCTCTCTAGCGGTATAGGTGTACAGGTTTAATTGTTTCTGCGTTAAGAATTGAGCGTAGTGGCCTTCTAGGGAGGTAGAGTCCTGCATCCCTACGGCGGGCGTAATTTTGTTGATGTCGATATTTACGGGTAGCGTGATAAACCGATTAGTCTGCCCGGCGGTATACATCTCATACAGTAAGTTATCTAACTTCGCCTTCTTAGCACTATCTTCTCCGGCTTTTAAGGCTTTTAACTCAATCTCTAGTTTTTTACGCTCCGCTTCGTCGGTTGCTCTATCTAACTCTTGACGCTTCTCTCTTATCTTCCGTAGGTTCTCCTCAGTGTATATCTCATTTGCCCGCGGCAAAGTTTTGTTCATACTTATCGCTTGTGCCCGCGCGGCTCTCTCATACTTTTTGTTCTCGATATATTCGTCAGTGGATTCTTTCCCAAACCCTAACTCGAATAACCCTTTATCTCTGTTACCTGTTCTTTCTTCTATATCTATATCTTGGATTAACTCTTGCCCGACACTCAACATGAAGGCGAGTAGTGCCGCCGATTTACCTTTAGACTCATTAAAGGAGTATTCATTACCAATCTTTGTGCTGTACTCTCCTTTATCGAGAGTAGTATTAAAGAGTTTTAAAGCTTGGTCCTGCAGATGTTTTTGTGCTTCTTCGTCCCCGGTTAAGGCAGCGGCGACGGTGTCTATTAAAGACTGCTCTACGCTTTTATCTGAGTCTAATCTACTAGACTGCGTAAGTGACATTAATCCACCAAAGATACTCAATGATGCGTCTAATTGAGTTTTACTTGTGTATAACGTTTTTATGTCTTTTTCTTTAAATTTTGTTGTTTTGGTATCCGGTTTGTCCGATATACCTTTTAAGAAACTTACAAACTGTTTCTTGCCTTCTTTAGATAGAACACCTGTGTCATATGCGTCTAACAATAAATTTGATATACGAGTATCCTTGGATTTATTGTCGAGCATTGTGATAGCGATGGCTTCGGCTATTTTTAGACCAGAGGAGGGTTTAGCGACTTCTTGATAGATCTTAGATTCTTTACCCATACGGAGGAAGCCGAAGCCCGCCTCGAAGAGGAAGCCCTTTATTTGACCGGCGGCGATAAGAGAGAATACTTCTCCCTTGTCTATTTGGGTATCGTATTGTCCATACTTATCGGAACCCTCGCGCTCTTTCCATTCTTTTAAAGTGTCGAACAGGTCTTTTGACCGCATACTCATCGGACCTTTAGCGGTGGACGAGCGGAGACCACTTGTTAGTTCTTGTACGCTGAGGGCTTCGTAGGTAAGAGTTACCATGTTGGGTTGCAGGTCAGTTACGACAACCCGGGCGTCTTCGGTCAATATACTCAATCCTCTATTCGCCCTTCTAGATACTGCTGGGGATTTAATCGGTATATAGACTTCTCTCTTAGAGTCTTTTCCGGAAGATTTATACTTGGTTAGACCTTCGATATGGAAGAATGAACTTCCGGCGGCGATGTCACCTATCTTACGAAGTTCCCACTGTCCTGTATCTGAGACAGTGCTGTATACCCCCTGTTTAATCGATATTTGTAACCCATTCTTAGTAATCTTTGCGTCTACATTCTTTAGAAACTCAAAAGCTTTATTCTTCGATAGAGTCTTCAGATTATTCCGAAGCTCTTCGTTTGTCATGCTTGTGTTGTACCTTAAAACATCCCGAATGTGTTTGTAGAGAGCGTTATCTGTTTGTAGTTCAGTCTTCTGCGCCGCGAACATTGTACCGGCTCTTAAGGTTTTAGCTACCTTCCCGCTAAATTCCGCCGGAGATATACCCAACTCCTCGTAACTTAAAGCAGTTTGCACCCTATGCGTAAACATATACGAGGATTTATTAGCGATATTCGCGTTCACAAAGGAGAAGTCCGACATTTGACTTATCCCCATACTCGCCAAAACTCGTCTGGGAGTATTAGTAAAGCCTCGCACATCAGAGTCGGGGTTAAGGTCTATTGCTTTTAACCTTCTCTCTAATTCTCTATCTTTATTTACTATTGTGGTATCCGCATCGATCTCTTTCTTTATCTCCAACATTGTCTCGTATTGTTCTGGAGTTAGAGATTGAGCCACTGTTGTACCCATAATCTCTTCAGGTTTAAGTTTGCCCGAGGTTAATATATTGTCGAACCCGAAGCTCCTTACTTTACTGGTGAAGGCTCTAGACGCAACAATAAAAGGGCGCACTGATTTAAGGTTTTTTAGACGTTGGGATATTTGGTCTGTTTTGTTATACGGGAAGTAGAGCATTACAGCATCGTCATCTACTTCGTCTTCCGCTCTTTCTTTATGCGCCGCAAACGCGGAGTCTAATAAACGCTTCGATAGTTTACTGTCAACACCTAAGTCCGCCAATCGTTGTTTGTACTCTTTAGCGGTTATTAAATCCAGTCCCGGCAATGCACGCATAAGTTCCAAACTCATTGGAGTAGGACTACCGGTATTCGCTTTGTATATACCCCCAAACACCTCAAGTAAGTCCATACTCTTGAAGCGAGAAATGTCGGCTACCCCTCGAACGTAAGGTCTACCCTCACTATCAACTAGTTTGGTGGCGTGGGAGAAGTTAACGTCACTGAGTATATACGACGATAGTTCTAGTGTATCTAGAGAGTCGTGAATATCTCCTTCTGCGTAGGGATTCCTTTTTATTCGTTCTTGTTTTGCTTTTTCCTTATTTACTTTCTCGTTTATCGGGCGCGCGAATAGATTTTGTAGAACTCTGTCCGTAATTCCCATCACGGGTTGTTTATGCTTCAACTGCGAATGACTATACGGTAATTCATGCGTCTGCATGTACACGTCTAGTAAGTGATTAATCACTTCAGATTTAGCGACGCGGGTCTGAGTGGAGTAATACTCATACAGTTCTCTATCGTGCCCGATGGCTTTAGCCACCATGTCCACGTTTTGTTGTTTATTAAAGAAGTCTAGGTCTTCGGTATTAACAACCTTGTCTAGTCTCCGTAACAGTTCGGGAATTTCTTCTGGTTTTAATCCCGCGAGTAGGAATAGTTTTCTTTTTTCTATCTCGCTCTTTTTGACGAGTTTACGGAGGGTAAGGAACATCGAACGTTGGTTACGTTCGTAGGCGCTGGTTCGGCCCATTGTGGCGATTAATGCCGCGGCGACCTGGGTCGCGCTTATCTGTGCGGACTCCCCAGATCTTACTATCCGTTTTTTACCGTCGACGATATCACTCGCTATCGTTATATCTTTGGAACTTTGGTTTAACCAAGTAGCCCCGGTTATTATACGGTTACCTTTATTTATATATACCGCGTCCTTCCCTATAGTCAAACTCATAGAGAATTGGTCCTTAAGGACGATATCTACCCCTACTAGTTTATTGTCGGCGTACCTTGCGGAAAATCTAAAGGGAGCAGTACCCGCTTTATCTCTAACTCTTGTCTCTTTACCCCCCATTGCGCGGAGCGTCCGCATAAACTCCTCGGTCTTTCTTGTATCCCCCTTTTTCTCCATTAAGAGACCCTTAAGGTTTTCTTTACCTCCTTTATCTATCCCATAGCCGTAGTGCAAGATGATTTGGTCGAGTTCATCCTTAGTGAATCCCGCCTCTTTCATATCCTCAGCGCCTAGTTGTATCCCTACCTCGATGCTCCTTCCATAACTGTTCATCGAGAAGTTTGAGGACATTGTCCCTAAAGCGTCAACACCGCTGTATACACCTCTCTCCATTTGTAGGACTGCGTAGCTTTTGGAGTGCATATATTGCGACGCCAATACTCGGAATACATCATTCTCCAAAAACGTCTTCAATAAGTCTTTGGATTCCGCGCTGAGTTCAAGTTTCTCCGCCTTCGCTTTTATCTGCTCCTCTGTCCCCTTAAGGTTTAAGTCACCCTTTATCTCCTGTATACGCCTTGTGTTCTCTTCAGTTCGTTGGTCTTGTTTTATATTGAGTAGTCCTGTTAGTTCTATCCGAAGGTCATCACGACGGTTTTTATCGAGGAGACGGTATAACCCTTGATTCTCCCCAAAACTGGTCGCGGTTACCCCAATCGCCAGTCTCTTTTGCGATGCCAATTCTTTTAAATGCCCTGCTACTTCATCCCTATATGTCTTAAAGTCGCCCTTTAACTCCAGAGCCTTCTTCTCTGCTATCTCCTCCTTACTTAAGTCCGCTCTGCCGCTTAACTCACTTAGTCTCGCTGTCTCGTCTTTCGTTAAGGAATAATCATGAAAGAGATTAGAGTCTAAGAGCTGTAAACTGACAATAACTTTAGTATTGGATTTAGAGGTTTGCTCGGAGAGCATACTCTTGAAGCCCAAGAGGAGTTCTTTATTAAGTTTGACGACGTTATTTTGGCGCCCTTTTAGTTTTGTGGCGAACTTACTTTCTATATTGGAGCGGATTGTATCGCTATCTTCAGTCTTGTTCTCAGTTCTTTGCTCTTCTGTTCCTTCAAAGAGAGCTTCAGTGACGGCTTGTATTTCCTGGAGGATTTGGGTGACTTTACCGCCTCCCGGTTTATTCGCGCGGTAGGCGTGAAAGAATACGGTTTCCTCTTGAGACCGCATCTTCGTCAATTCCTTAGTAATGTTTTGAGTACTGATAAAACCGGAGGTGACGTTATCGTTATTGTCTGAGTAGTAACCGACTTTAGGGTGGAAGGATTGTTTGCCTTCCATCCGGACTCCGTCTGCTTCTATCCCACTTTCTTTCCCCGCGGCGTTAAGGGCGGAGAGGGTTAACTCGTTGCCTATGAAGAGTCCGGCCGCTCCAGCGGCATCGGCAGTACTTTGACCTTCGGTTACGTTATACTTCTGCGTTAAGATTCTAGTCGTGCCCGCTTTACCTGTAGCGTGGAGTTCTCCTCTGGTTAAGAGTTCATTGACGTAGGTGCGTTCTTGAAGTTGGAAACGAACCTCCGCGAGGTTTTGAGAGCGATTGGCAGCGTGGTAGGCGACCCAATCTCTTTCGTTAGTTCTGCTGACGAAGCCTACGGGTGGACGGTATAGTCCAGTCTTCTCTACTATTTTGTTCCGGATACCGGTGTGCTTGAGTCGTACCGAACTCTCGAAGCGTAGTTTACCGTCGACGCTTTCCGGTTGAGTTAAATCTCGTCCCGCCCCGTGGATACGTTCAACGAACGTATTGATGTTGCTGACATCTTCTGAAGAGAGTCGTTTGGAGGTTATACCTTCAAACGCGCGGCGGGTGGTATCTGCTAGAGTTTTATACGGGTCGTCAGTGGCTTCGAGGAAAGATTCAAAGAACTTTTGGACAGGACTGTCGATAGTATCTTTGGCGATACTCTCTTTTATCCACTGTTCTTCAATACTACTTTCGTCGAACTCTTTTTCAGTTAGAGTGCGTTCATCGGTATCGTCAGCGCTTTCTTCGGCACCGTCATTGTTGTCGTCATCGTCAGGGCTATATTCTGGTTGGTGTTCGTCTGTATCCGCAACATCTTCGTATGAATCTTCATACAAACCTTCATCCGGATCTTCACCATTAGGGTCATAAGCGGATTCATCTGCATCTTGGGGATAAATTGGATCTTCTTCGTCTGGATTCATCAGTAAGCTAGGAGATGAGGGTGTATATAAAGCCTTCAAGTCCAGCCTAATCTAACCCAACCTAACTGTATGTCAAATCGGATTGTAACTATACCCAAAGAGAAACTTGTTGGCGGTTATTCTGTTAACATTTACAAGCCTACGTACAAGGATTACAGCACCGCTTTAAAACTGTATCCAGGAGAAACTCGCGATAATCCGCAGGGCCCTGGGTATACTATGGAAGAATTTCTTTGCGCTCTGTGTATTCGGGACGGGGCAGGTAATGAAATCTCGGGTAACCCTAAAGATGCTATTGAGCGCTTTAACGCAGTGGATCTAAAGGATAAGCAGTATATTATGCGGACGTTCATCTCCGCCTTCTTTATTGGACAAGAAGACCAAGATGAAGCGGATGCTCTAGCGGATGCGTTGTATAACGCTGACCCCAACGGTATGACTTATACCCTTCTGAAGGATATGCTGCCCTGTAACTCTTCGGACTTGACGTTCTACCGTCCGTCCTCCGCGGTACAGATTTCAGTTACGAAGGACTATACTTCAACCCGGGTTAATGGCTGCGCTTGGGAAGAGATGCTTTTCCTTAGTTGCCTTACTCATGTTAATGGGGAGCCGGTGGATCAATCTCCTAACATTCTCTCTCGTGTATACGAATTAGAGTTGTTGGATGTATTGTATGCGACGGCGGTGTTCATCTCGATGTTCTCGATCGGCATGAACGAGCGTAAAGATGCTACCCATTTGGGAAAGGAATGGCGCGTTCGGAAGCCTTTAGCGTCAGTCAACGCCAAGCCGAGAAGTGCATCTCCAAAAACATCCACTACTCCCGCCCCCGAAGATATTTAGATAATCTGTTGGGTACGGTATCTCAAGGGATAATCTCCGTTTATGCCGATAACTTAGGTAAATTTAATTATTTACCTGAGTACTACCCGGCGATCCGGTACGCGAAGTATACTCAAGAAGATCTGGATAATATGGTAGCGAACTACCATCTCCAGAGAGTTGAGGCTTCTAAGCACTGGGCGATGAAGTATGACATTGTGGGGTATATGGAGGTCTGTACAAGAATGAAGCTCAACTTAACTGAGTGGATTGGTATGGCCCATGACCCCTTTGTCCAACGCTTCGGTTATCCCGACGAGATAAAAGAGGCTCTAAAGAGAGAGGCGCAGCAGTTAAACGAGCGTATACGTAAGGAACGTGAGGAAGAATTGTCTAAACTTCGGATGGAACAGGATACTTCGCAAGCTAACCGCAGTTTCGAGAATCTTCGACAATCTAATCCCCTGGACCGTGTTTTAAAGTAGTACATCTTACTTATAGATAATAAATATGAATACTGACATCAAGTATAAAGACGGTAGGCAAGTAAGAGGGAAGTTAAAACAACAGGGTTCCTACGTTAACCAACAGGGGTCTTTTTCGTATTACAACACGATACATAGACCCCTGTTGGCGCAAATGCGCTTGTACGAAAGACTGTGGCGCCAAGACCTCACAATAAAAGCGGCTCTACGCGCTAGAACTCAATGGCTTCTAGGCACTATCGGTGAGATTCAACACCCCGATAAAGAAATCGCAGAGTTTCATAACCGTAATCTGAAACAGTTGGAGGATTTGAACGGTCGCTCCTTCTATAACTGCCTCGAGGTGATGAATGAAACAAAATACTGGGCGGGTAACTCAGTATCCGAAATTCTCTTCCACTTCTCTAACGGTAAACTCTTTCTTCAAGATTTAATAACTTATCACCCTAAGTCTATCATTATCTACACTGACAAGAAAGGAAGATTAGTGCAGGGTAAGGAGACGCCGGACGGGTATCATCGTTCGGGGATATGGCAGTTAAGCAGTGGTTTTTATCAAAAGGAGAAGCAGTTAGACTTATGGAAGTTAGTGCATTTAACGAATGAGAGTGATTTTGGGAACTACTACGGTAGGTCATTAATCGCCCCTTCGTATAAATGGACGCGGCTTAAAGAAGCTCTAATCGATATGATGTCCGCTTCACTCTATAAACTAGGGAACCGAGTTCTTTGGGTTAAGATGCCCTCGTTCCCTACACAAGAGGTACGGGTTGACCCGTCTACTGGAGAAGAGAACTATATTACGACGCTGCAGTTGATTAAGGAACAGTTTGATGAAACTGAGGGTATCCCCGAAGTTATCTTTCTTCCGTATCAGCAACAGGGCACGGAACCTGAGGTGGGATCGGAGGCTATTCAAGACCCGGTGGGTGATCTTTTCGTTAAAGCTATTGAATATGCGGACCACCAATCTATAAAGCATATTATCCCGTCCTTCTTGTTGACATCCATGGCGGTGATGGATGGGAGGGAGCAGGAAGTAGCACAAGAGCGACAGATAGAGCTGTTTACGAATTCTATTGAGTTAGAGCGGCAAGCGCTTTTATCGAACTTAATCCGCAAGATATTCATTCCTTTACAACAGTGGAACTTTAATCGCGCCGCGGCTAGTATTCCTCCTACCTTCTCTCGCGTCTACTCCGACCGTTCGGAAGATAGAGTAGCCACCATGCAGATGATTAAAGGGTTGGTAGAGTCTGCGGTACTGAACCCGAGGAATGATGAAGACTACACGAAGATTATGCAGATGTTGAGATTGGGTACTCGGGTAAGAGACGAAGACGACATGAAATTCATCGAGGAGATTCTTATCGAACCTCGGAAGAAACAACCTCGGGAAGGGGATGTTGGCCCTAAAGGTTCAGGTAGTCCGGGGCGTTCCACAGGGAATAAGTCTAAACAGATATCGAAGAAACAACCTAAGAGAACCTAAGGGGCGGTACCCTCGGTAGGAGTATTGATTAGAGTATCTACTTTAGTGTTCAGCGCCGTGTAGTCTACTTCCAATTCATCCAATCTCTCCGTTAACGTACTCTCCACCGCTTGTATCTGTATAGCTAGATTCTCATCGGATTGTAAGCCGTCGGAGAGTTGTGCGTAGAGTAACTCCCGTAACTCCTGATACTCACTCTCTAGGGATTCTACGCGTACACGTAGATTTAGGTTATTAGTTTCGAGAATGCGAATACGTTCTTCGTATTCGGGTTGGTTGTTCATAGTCCAAGCTTCGAGAATACGAATCTGGTTAAACTTCATCTTCTGCGCGCGGAGCGCTTTAGTCTTCCACTTCTCGTATTCTCTTTCTTGTATCTCCCGTTGTGATGCGGGTAATCCGCGTAGTTCCGTTTCTTGCTCTATGAACTGCGCTTCTATATTCTTAATGTCTAACTCCAACCCCCGAAGGATCATTTCGGAATGTTCATAGCTTTCCGGATAGGTTAGGGAGTTAAAGTAATAAACAGGTATGGACTGGAAGTGTTTTCTGTAAGGTTCCCACCGGATATCATTAAGGGTATCGCTAGACATAGATAAGTACAGACCTTTGAAGAAAGAGTTCTACGTCTAGCGTAACTACAACTTATCCTAGTAGTAACTTAATTCTCTTAACTCCCTTAAGACTTTTTTCTCCAATACCCCCCGCACCATATTTAGATGATTGCACGTTCTGTACCTCTCAAAATGAGTACAAGAACAGAAGTGTTGCGTTGTGTATAACTTCCTCGGGGCGAGAGAAAGAGAGTTGTATATATAGAAGTGACTGCCGGGGACGACTTCTACCTTATACCCCTCTCTCAACATTTTCCCGCATACCAAAGCTTCATACGGAGGGATATCCGGGTTCTCCCACTTATACCCTTTGTAGTAATAGCTTAGATTTCCTTTGGAAATTTTACAGCGACTGATGGGGTGTTGTAGATATTCAAACAGGATACTCAAGGAGAGTAACTGTTCTTCGGTATAGTCCCGCGGGGGTAAGTTGTACAGAGAACAGAGAACACCATATATCTCTGGAAATATCAAATGCTTTCTTATCTCCTCTTCTGTCCCCTCTACTTTAAACACCTCTACCCTCTCTTCCGTCTCCTCTTCCCCTCTGACCAAAACCTCCAATAAACCCGTATTGGTTCTAAAGTTTATTTCTTCTGCATTAAAGTAATACCATTTCAATACATCCAATTCTGCTGCGAGGAGGGGGTAATTCCAAGTGTGGTTCATATTTATCTTTTTGGTATATTTTCTATTATCCTTTGTTTTGTAGGGCTGGGAGTATAGAGTAAGCTTAGTATAGTTTAGTAGTTGAACTGCGTTATATATATATGAGTCAGGAATTAGATTTTTTCGCGTATTTACAGCAACAGACTGCGGAGAAGTATGGCGCAGTAGGTAGTTTTGATTACAAAGCTCTACCCACAACTACTCTGGAGGAGTATAAGGGAGCCACCAGTGTTATGGATACTCCAGCGAGTAGTCCTGCGGTTAAGTCGAGTAATGCAGTAGAAGAGAAGTTATCCACGGTAGACGAGGGAAGTAGTGCAGAGAAGTTAATCTCGTTTACGGAGAAGGGGGAGAAGTTATCGTGTTACCGTCCGATGGGGGATGTTCCTCCGGGGTTTACGGTTTCGCAATCTTGTAAGACTTGTGAGTATTTTGACTTTGAGCGGTATTGTCGTAAGCATGATTTCCCTTGTGCGGATCATTATGTTTGTAGTGATTATGAGTTATACGAGGATGCGGAATACCACAAAGCTTATATTGAAGGATACAGTCTAGACCTCCCATTGAATTCTTTAACCGATGAAGAACTGGTGATACTGGCGGAGGGGTGGACTAATAAAGGCAACGTTAAGTCGGATACTCGTAAGAAGACCGCTACTCTATCTAAAGGACGGTTTCCTATCTTTGATAAGAAGAGTGCGGTGAGTGCGCTCAAATTGAGAGGGAAAGCGAAGAGTCCAGAAGAACGCAAGAAGATTATTGCCGCCGCGGCGAAGTATGCACCAGAGGAAGCATCTCAAGCTAAAGAGGCCGATAAGAAAGAGAGTTATTCGGCGCCGATGGATGATGCTAGAGTTCCTTCCAATCAGAGTCTATGGCTTTTGGCTTTGCATTCGGATGATATTGCTGAAGATATTTCGGATTTAGATACACTCGAAAGTGTGTACACGTTGTACGAGGAGATGTATACACAGAGATATGGTAATTCCGATGGCATGTATATCCTTAGCGCTGGTGTATCTATACCTGCCGATGTTTCAACAGAGACCGTTGAGGAGAAGAAGGAAGAAGAGACTGTAGCCCCGGAGAGTTTAGAGAAGTTTTCTGAAGGGGCTGGAGCGGTTACGAGTGCGGCGGCGTCGGGCTCTACGGAAGTAAGTCTAGGCGGGGTTCCCACTATGAATATGTTGTATCAGGTTGCAGAGAGTCGAGTTAAAGCGAGGGCTAAAAAGGAGAAGCGAGTGTTTTCAGAAGTGGAGGTGAAGAAGGAATACGAGCGTATAAAGGGGCGAAGGAACCCGACTTAAACTTAGTTTAGTAGGACCTAGTTTTATTTTTAGTGGTGCATAATAGGTTTTGAGACCTGCTGAGTACATCAGTAGGTCTTAAATATGTTAGTGGAGGGCAAAGAAAGGCGAATATATGGATTACATTCAGTTAGAAGCAAATATAACTGGAACCGATTTAGAACTTCTATCCGTCATCCAAGGTCAGACGGGAGAACAGTACTTGAAGGTTCCTGTTGCTCCTTTGGGAGAATGGTCCCATCCTGTATACGGCAAGGTCTCTTTTACTCAACAAGATTTTGACGACATTGTTGAAAACTTTAATGAAGGTAAAGCCGGCTTTGACCCTCCGTTATTCCTAGGGCACCCTCAGTCCTCCGAAGTTCTAGAAGGGGAACCTTCTGAAGGATGGCCTGATAAGCTAACTCAAGAGGGAGACGTACTCTTTGCTTATTACTCTCCCACCGACGAGAAACTTTTCGAGGACGTAGAGAAAAAGAGATACCGATACGCGAGTGCTGAAGTGTTGAGAAACGCTAGAGACAGACAAAGCGGTGAAAAGATAGGTACTCTTTTAGTAGGACTTGCGTTAACGAATCGGCCCTTCTTACCTTTTAAAAACCATGGGTTGGAAGTAGCCGTAGAGAAGTTCTCCGATAGTCCCGGTGAAACTGACGTTAGCACCCCCCTTACAGTTTTTTCTTTTGACCTAACTCCCGAAATAGGAAACACTTCTATGAGTACGAAAACTGCAGAGTTTGAAACTTCTACTAATACCCAAAGCCAAGAAAGCTCTACCCATGTAGCCGCAGCACCTACTGAAGTGTTGTCTACTCCCGCAGCTCCTTCTTGCCCTCCTTCCTGCCCGCCTACTCCTCCTACGGATACTGTTCCTCGCGAACAGTACGACAAACTCGCTGAAGACTTCAGCAACCTTGCTAAAGAGTTCTCCACTATGAAGCAGCAGTTCTCTTCTCTTATTGAAGCGGAGCACTCTCGGGCTATCGAACTTAAGTTGAATAAACTAAATGCTCTTAATCTTCCTGAAAGTACAAAACAGACCTTCAGCGACATGATTAAGTCTGGCACTCTCACGGCGGCTGCGGAAGAGAAGCTCTTCTCTGACTATCAACAACTGTCGGAGAACTATAAGCATGTCTTCGCTCAACCTCAAGGGTCGAGTGATGAAGGGCGCAAAGGATCTACTGAAGTAGAGCTACCTGAGTTCTACTCTCAAATTATTGAGCGCAACAACAAAATTATCGAGGCGCGGGGCGGTAATCCTTCGTTTCAACTTCTCTAACCTTAGGGTTAGTAATTCCTTATTACTGTATTAGACTCTAGAAGAGGTTTCTCAAATGCCTATTTCACAAGAATTTCAAGCTCAGGTTACTCCGTACGAGTATATTGGGGATGATCCTTCATTCGGCTCTTTACAGCTTACAATGTTGGCTCGTTCTTTTAGTCAATTGGAATCCACCAATTTAGACTTTCTGTTCCCCACCCAAATGCACTACGAGCGTACTCTCATCATCGAACAGATGATTGAGGGTCATGGAATTACGCCTCCGGTTCAACCAGGTATCCCCAACGGTCAATTCGTAGAGCCAGATCGTCTCCGTCGGTTCTCTGTCGTGCCCCAAACGTTTCGGGAAGACGACAGTATTGACCGGATGTTCATTAACCAACTCCGCCGCCCCGGCACCATTAATGAACAACAACCCGCGCAAGAGTGGATTAGTAAGCGGGTACAGAAACTTGTAAACCGCCTCAAGCGGGTTAGAGAAGTTTATCAATCCAAAATGCTCCAAGGCGGGTGGCGTTATTTTGACCCCCGGACGAAAGTAGCGATTGATGTTAACTCCAACATCCCCCCGCACAACTTCTTCTCCTATCAAGGTTGGAGCGACACCGTTGCGGAAGGCAGTTTGGTTAATATCATGGGTCGTAACTATACGGCTAACGTTAACCTAACCCCCGCTAAAGGTCGTAATGAAGCTAGTTTCTTCACTTCTACCGATGGACGTATTGGGGTTAACTGGTTGTATCCTCAAGCCGATATCATTAGAGGTCTGCGTTTACTGCAGGATTACCTCTATATCACCAACAAGAACAAGTTCGACACGATTGTGATGAGTTCGCAACTCCTGTCGGCGATTATGGCTACTAATGAATACATTAAAGCCTTCCAGGGTATTCCTGGACTGTTGGTGAACAACCTACCCGGTGCGGTTGCCGGTAACGCCGCTATCGGTATGAGTTCTGCGCCTGGACCTCAATACCTGACCTTCGGTCCTGGCGGGACGATTACTTCTATCGCCGGTCTTCGTATCGTTACTATGGACGGGATTTGGCGGAATCCTTCCAATGACAACAAACTTGAAGTGTACTGGCCTGCTCATAAAGTGGCTCTGGTTGCTTCTAAGTCTATGTCAGATCCTTCTGCTGCTTTAGGCTTCACTTACCACTGTTCTGGGGAATCTCCTGACGGTAAGCCCGGTATGTGGATGGAAACGGATATGGCACCTAAGTTGCCTGCGCCTCCGGGAGCACTCATGCGGATTGGTGATTGCTTTATTCCTTTCCCTGTTTATCCTTATTGGATTGCTCTGTTAGATGTATGTGAACCCAACGAACTTTACGAAACCCTACCTATCCTACCGGATCTGTCTTACGGTACTTTCTAGGTTTGTGTTTGAAGTTTGTCTGTGTCTTTTACTTTTACCTTGTAGAGAGGAAAATAAATAATGGTTTCTGCAATTACTCAAGTCCAAACCGGACTCCGCCCTTACCAAGGCGCTCCTGGTTTCCGTTTCCTTAAGGATCTTTATCCTACTCACCGCTCTGGTGGTCTCAATTACTACCCGTATTGTTCTATTCAATCCGGTCTGACTCCTTCTTGGTCTCTGGCCGCTGGGGCTCCTGTGGCTGTACCCGCCAACCTTACCGTAGCTATTGCTCCTGGTAATGCTATTCTCGACTCTCAGCCTGCTACTCTTTCTACCTCTGTAAACCTTGTGTTTACCCCTGAAGATGTAGCCGACGGGTACAACTACTTCCGTGTCTTCCTTAATCCCACTCGTATTCTGCAACCCGTTGTGGCTTCGGGCGGTGTTTATACTCCCCCTACTACTCTCCTTAACGGTGATGCAGTTCAAGACGGGGATAAATATTTGGAAGCTATTGACTTCCCCGACCATTTAGAGGGTCGCGCTTTCTATGTACGGGAAGGCGGTGTGTGGAAGAACTATGATCCTTCCTTCGCTACTCCTGATGTACCTGTACAACAAGGTCGTAACCGGGTTTACGGGAACGGCACTCGTCCTAAAGTTGCTCTGAGTAACTTTACGATTAATGCGGTAGAGGTACCTATTTATCTAGCTACCGGGTATCCCATCTTTGGGTATCAACCCGCGCGGGCTAATCTGCGTAACCCCGCAAGTTTGGAAATCGTTACGGCTGAAGTGTATTACCATGTTCTACCTAAAGTCGTTACCGGTACCTTTATTAACGGCGACGCTGATGTTACTGTGGCTTACGCTGAACGTGATAGTATTGCTGATCTTATGTCTTCAGTTACCAACACCAACGTTCTCGCACTTGATGGAGAGACTTTGGATACTGGAGCGTATAACAGCGCTACTGGGGTTATTACTTTAGGCGCTCCTTATACCGGCACCTCTGGTACTAAAGAAGTGTTGCTGACACCGGTGACCCCCGCTAACGTGTATGTTCTCTCTCCCGGGAAGAGTAACTTAGTCGCTTCCACCAACTTCACCAACCCTTAATCAGAAGGTAAGTTATCATGTCAACCCTGTATTATGTAACTGCTGTAGCCCCCGCCTCCTTTTATGTAGGCGGACGGCAACGGCAGTTATACCCGGGGGACAGTCAAGGACCTTTCACCGAAGCTGAGTTATCTCAGATTATGGCGAGTCCCGACCGTCGTAAATTGGTTACCACTACCTTCGTAGGTAATGCCCCTAAAGTTAATCCTGCTTCTCTAAAGCAGAATTCTTTCCCCACTGCTCCGACTCCTACTGCTGCTCCTAAAGTAGAAGAACAACCCTTCCCTACTCAGGAAACGATATTCGAGGAGTTAGTGCAGGAACCCGTAGTTAATCCTATCAACGATGTTCCGGAACCTCTTACGATTCCGCAAGCGCAGGAATTGGAGCAGGTTGTAGTTAGTGGGGAAGTATTGCCTGAACCCGAGAAAGAAGTTATGTATACTTCTTATACTCAACCGTTACCTGAAGTCTCAGACTTTATGGAACCGGAACCTTCTCCTTTTGAAGTAGCTCCTCAAGAAGAGACTACTGAGAGCACGGAGGGTGGAGAAACTACAGCGGAAGGAGACGACGCAGAACTTAGTCCTCGGGCTAGAAGACGTCGCCGTCAACTCTAAGTATATTCATAGGTGATACATGTCCACTACGTTTAATTTCTCGGACAGATTTAGTTACCCATCGCCCGATGGGGTATCACCTACCATTAATTACACATCTGCACAAAGTCTAACCGACCCGCAATTAGAAGCGGCGTCCGCCGAGTTAAGGGATATGGCGGCGATGGTGCGGCGCTACTCTGTTCTTTTAAGACAGACCCGCACCTTAGATATTTTTAATTTAATAACAACCGATGCAGACCCCCGCATCGCTTTAATCTTATCTGCCGCTAAAGCACGAGAGGATAACGCTCCATTATTTGGGGGAGCGGGTGCGGTTAAAGAGGTCATGTACGCTGACCCGGATCGTCCCGGTCAAACTAAATACGTTAACCGCGATTTATTCTCCGACGGTATTCGTCGAGTATCCGCTGCTTTCACCGCCGCCCGCTTAGTCGGACAACTTGCTCAAATACCCGAACAGGCGGAACACGCAAAGGTTATTGAACAAGAGGCGGAGGACGACCTCAACCGTATTATCGCTACTTGGGATCTTTCCCAAGTTGCTTTAAAGGGGGATAAGGCTAAAGAAGAATCAGAGATTCCCGTTGGATTCTTCTTTCAACCTCTAACGGTGGAGTTACCCGAGGATAAACAGATAGAAGTTTATTGGCAGTCTCCCTCCCTCTCGAGAGATTGGACTCTCTTAAATATATATACAGGTACTTTTCAGACTTGGGATGTTGTGGTCGCGTTGTCGGAGGATATAAACGCGAAGACTATTCCTATCGACGGAGATTCTATATTGACCGCACCGGAGTTAGCCGGACCTTATTTTACTAACCCTATTATCCCTAACTCTTTCCAATATCACGCTTTGCGTTTTTATCCCCGTAGACCTATGCCGGGGACTTTTGCCTATTCTATAAATATACAAATACGGACTACCTTTATTGATCCGGACACCACGTTTGATACTACAGCAGAAGAGTTCCCGATAGATAAGGCTCCGATTGTTTGGGGTGTAGAGGGCGATAACCTGAACTACTGGCCGGTCAACGGGGCTATCGTTATTATCCGTTACAACAAGTTACTCGATGTCCGGAGTAAGGCGGAAGACTACGAACCGACTGTATTATATTTCCGGAATAGATATAGATACGGTGAGGAGAACTCTCCCGCTAGTCCTTCAGGTTTAACTACAAATCATATATCGTTTAGGTTACAGGCTTGGCAGCCTAACCAGGCGATTGACGAGGAGACCTTAGAACCAATAGCGGAGTTTAAGGTGGAGGTGCCGTATAAAGTTGGGGCTACTCCGGAAGAACAAATCTATTTAGACAACAATAGATTCTCTCAGGTTACGCTGGCGTTGCATAACGCCTTAGCGGATATAAACTTGGATGCTCGAGCGATGGGGGCCATTATTCGGAACGATCCGATTACGGCGTCTAATCCATGTTCTGCGTTGGAGTTAGTAGCCTGGGCGAAGAGTAGAGTCATAACCGCGGTAGTTCTGGATATATTGGAAGTGCCGGAAGATATAGAAGTTGCTACTGGAGATCGCACGAGGCCTATTACTATGTTTAGTTCTAAACCCCGCAGTATTATCGTTAAGAATCCTAACTCCGATGGAGCGTCGGGAGTTGTCGATGCCGTCATGAAAAAGGAACAGGCTTTCGTGAAACAGCGGCAGAAGCCCTCGTTGTGGTCGAATATTGTAGATGAAGCTCAAATAGCAGAACAACGTGGTTGGTCTTACTAATGAATAAAGAGAGGTAGGGTATGTCGGGACTCAACTGGATGCGGAAGGCTTTCTTAATATCTATATTGAATCATCCAGATGTTCGGGAGTCTAAGGTATATTATCCAAGCGTAGACCCCAATATTACCCCCGAACGAGTTACGATAAACCGCGGTAGACTCTTTGGCGGTATCGAACTTATTGAACCCGGTCTAACTTTATCTGTACACCCCTATCACTCCTCTTTTGATGTTAAGCGGGGTATCGCTCAACCCAAAGTTAAAACTATCAATTATCGTTCTGGAGGGAAGCCTGGATACGAGACGATAGGGAATACTCAGTTCCAACGTTCTCATTTTGCTTCTATTAGGGTATTCGTACAGTTGTTTTATAGAGACCCGGGGTTGAATATACCGGTGACCTTAAATTCTCAGTTTGTGCCGGAGAATCCGGCTATACAGAAGCATCATGGCTTTAACGAGAATTATATCCAAGGGAATCATCGGGATGATGATTTAAGTGGGGATACCGAGGGAGTGTATGGGATTCCGTACGACTTCTCGTATGAAGTTCAGACGTTGCCGGGCGAAGAGATTTTGACGTTGTGGATGGATATATTGAAGGATGTTATCCGGGATATTAAATTTCTAAGGCCCTATCGACAATATAGAAACCCCGTAATAATTGAGTCGGATTATCCCACTACGAGTTGGTTAGCGCAAAACCCTAACTTGGTATTCCACACTGCGTATCATGTTGTGGAATGGACTGTCGCTGAACCCTGTCGTGAATTTCCTTATGAAGTACCGAACATTAATACTATAAACATTACAAATAAGTATTAAGTTTATTTTTTCTACGGTTGAGTATTATGGGTGTAGGTAGACGCTACGAATACTACCGAAGGTTTTAGTTGAACAAGTTGAACAATATTCATAATTAGCATGAGGATATAGAAATGCCCAGCTATCCTAGTATTCAATTTGAGCGGAAAGTAAAACTTCCCGTCGCTAAGCCTCGTCCCTGGAGAGACCTAATCGGTGTTGTAGGGGAGTTTAGCAATGGTGCTCCCGAAGTTAAAATCTGTAACCCCGCACGTTTTCAGGAAGTATATGGTTTTGATCGCACCAACGGTTCTGTCGCTGTACAGCAAGCTATTGCCGATGGCGCTACTGCTTTCGCTATTAGTCGTGCTGTTCCTCGGGACACCCCGGCTGAGTTCACCTTTACCATGTCCTCTAAAAACCAACAGTACGTCGCACCGGCGGTCGGTTTAGAACTCGCAAACGCGAATTCTCTTACCCCTATCGCTGATGTTGAAGATCGTACTATTGGTCTCCGCTTGAACCTTAAGTATCTGGGTTCTCCTTTAACCTTCAGACATACTTATGGTTCTATCGATACGGTAGATAATGATTTTTACCATCCTGATTTTGAAGACGGTACCGGAACCATCGCTATCCATGTAGTGGATTACCGTGAAGGTGGCGCCGAAGGTATCTTCAGCGATGCCAACGAAGATTATGTTCTTCAAGGAACGATTGCTGCAGACCCCGCCGGAGGACAATATCAAGTTATCTCTATTCCTAAAACGAATACCGTTGGAGTTAACGATATTGACTTTCAAGGTCCAAACATTAAACCGGGTTTTGTCTTCACCGACGCTACGATCGCCTTAGACGGTTTGGGTGATCCTATTCTGGACTCTAATGGTACGCCTACTTTAACCGGCGAGACGATTGCTCTCAGCATCATCTCTACTCCTTTTGACCTAAGCGTTACGGAGTTTGGAGTTGTTGTTAAGAACGAAGGTGGCGCTATTCTTTCGGGAACGGTTAACCTACGCATTCGTAAACCTACCCTTCCTCGTTATGTCTTAGGGTATCGCGTTAATCTTACCGACGGTACAGTATTCCGCGCCAAAGATGCTAACGATAAAGTCTTCCGGATTCCCCTGGAGACCTATAACGACGGGTACAACGTTAACCGGATTGATAGCTACTTTATTGTTGACCGCGATACCGCCGGACAATACTTAGAGTTCGTCTATCAAACTGTCGACCGCAACTACGAGTTTAACCAACCTACTCTTCTCAACACTGAGTCCTTTATCAACGATAAAGACCCCCTCAATATTGTAGCTGGTACAGGTGTTTACTTCTTTGTAGGTAAGAAATCTGGTTTAGGTGATGCTCTACCCCTTCTGAAAGGCGGCGAGTTCCGTATTCCCTTAGGCGCAACCGAGATTATGTTGGGCTCTGATGACCCCAATAGCTCTCTCGCTTTCCCCAACGGGCGCACTGGTCTCTCCATCCTTAAAGAGTTACAACGGTCTGTCTACGCTAATAGCGTTGCGATGCAGTTGGTAGAGCGGTTTGATATTGCTTCTACGACTCTTCCTTATCAAGTAGAACTCTCTACGAAGATTAAAGGTAAAGAAGCCAACCGTATTCGTGTACAACTCAGCCGCGAAGTCTCCGGCACTGTTGGACAAGCCGAAGACCTCTTAATTAAAGTTGAGAGCACGGTTCCCAACTTGGCAGAGTACGGCGAACAGTTTAAGTTTACCGGTGGGTATGACGGACCTCGTACCGCTTCTCGGGATTTCTACACTCTAAACGGCGAACCCGTAGTCCGAGTCGTAGCAACCAATCCGGGTGAAGTTAATATCCGCGTAACGATTACTCCGTTCTCGACTTTCTCTACTTCTGATACCGCTCGTTTCTATGTAACGGTTGAGACTCAAAGAGATTCTGGGTTATCCACTCAGACCGCTTTGATGGACTTCTCCGCTATTGATTACGAGTCTGGGGTATTCCTTGGTTCTCAAGAGTTAAGTTTCGCACGGGTTCTATTTATTCCTGCGGTAGAAGCTGCGGGCGGCGCTGTCGCTCCTCAACTCTTCGAGCAGTTACCCCTACGTCGGGCTCCTGTCTTAGGTCTCTACGACCCTGCCTACGACTTAACCGAAACCAGTTTGGTTGCGGCCGGTGCGTCTTTCGTTAACCGTATCCCCTTGTTGGGTGGGTTTAGCTATGACCCCGCCATGCCCCGTTCTGAACTGATTCAAATGCGGAAGCAGGCTTATCTGGAAGCAGTGAAACGTATTGAGGAAGAGAACGTAGCCTTCTTGATTATTAGCGGTATCGCCTTTGGTGATTCTGTATATGACGAAGTCTTCCGCGAAGCGATCGACCAAGTTAACCGCGCTACTCCTGAAAATGGTATGCGTCAGTTATTCTTGGAAACTCCTGCGAGAATGCCCGCGAATTATAGCCGCATCTTGGCGGACGGGATTAATAACGAGTACGTCACTCTTGTAAACGGTCACGTTGTCCAACAAACTCTTAACAATAACTTTGTTCAGGGTGTGGGCGCTACGGGGCACTATGCAGCGATGATGGCGGTTCGTCCTCCCCATATCTCGGCTCATGCTGCTGGCGGCGGTACATTCCCCATGGGTGTTTTGAACGCGGACACGAAGAACACTCCTCAGTATAAGAATGATGTGACCCTGGGTCGTTGTGACAGTATCTTCTTCGACAAAGGTCTGGGTTCCTGGAAGTTCTTAAACGGTCTGACCACTTCTATTGATCCTACTAAGCGGTACAACTCCGTTGTACGTATTCGTATCCAGGTCATTAGTGACTTGTACTCGAATCTACAGTGGATGCTGTCCATGCCCAATACTCGTTCCTTACAACGTCAGGTGACGACTGCGGTCTCTGCGTATATGGAACAGAAGTTCAAAGAAGGTTGGTTCCTGCGTATTGGTGATGTTATTTGCGGCGAGTCCAACAATAGCGAAGCTGATATGTTGGCGGGCCGTCTCAACGTTGAGTTGAATTATACGCCTGTAATTCCCGCGGACTACATCTACGTCACTCTCATCGAAGACTTTAGTCTCGCTGATGCGCTGACCTTTAACGTCCGCCCTCAATAGTTCCTTTATCTCTAGTCCGGATTACTCCGGACTAGGGATGACAAACCTTTTAAAAGGAGAAAAATCATGGCAGTAGATATGGGTAAATATTGGGCGGCGTCGGACTTGGTGGGCCCTGCCGTCAATAATGGGAGAAGACAACCTCTCCAAGGTATGGACGTTGTAGTCTATATCCAAGACCAAGCCACCGGTTCTCTTATCCCTATGGGTGAGTTTACAGGTTTCCAACACGTTATTCGTAACGCCACTGAACCTTATCTCCCCTTAGGACATCGCTCTCTGCAATACTTAGACGGTGAGTTCCAAATCGGTTGGACGGCGGAACAAGGGAAAGTAAACCTCGACGCGATTAAACACGTTATGGGTTTCTCTTACTTAGGTCCCGCTCTTCGGATTGGTCGCTCTCCTCGTTTCCAAATCGTTGTGGAGTATAACGCAGAAGAACTGCAAGAAAGCGATAACACGATTGAGGACGATGCAGATGGAGGAAATAATCGTTATAGCAATACTAACGATTTATTAACCGCCGATCTCTATGGCCCCGCCACCACTGTTGGTGCCGAGGGTACTAAGAAATTACAGTTTGCTCGTCTGGCGCGTTGTCGTTATGTCTTCGGCTTCTGTAAAGTAGACGCCTACACCACGGGTATCATGGCGGGTCGTTCCGTTATCGCGGATCGGATTGAGGGCCTTGCTGAAACGTGGTATATGGAAAAACTTGAGAAACCCATTGTGGATAAAGCTGTTCTACCTCGGAACGTTAACGCCAACATCGACAACGGCTTTGAAGGTATTTACCAAGACGTCAAACTCAAACTACCTCTTCCCAATCGTCCTACTTGGGCGGTTGACCCCGGCGCTAGCTTTATCGTTCAGGAAAATGGAAATGGTACGTCCTTTGAAGATGCCTGGACTTCTACTCCTGTCGAAGGCTATACCGGCTACGGTTTAGGTATTGAGGAGAGTCGGATTGGTGATGCAAATAGACCTGGAGTTGGTGGTATTACTTTCGTTTCTCTTCAGGACGCTGTACCAGATGTTCAAGGCCCTGTGGTCGGACCTCAACCCTAGAGTATTCATTACTCTCAATGTCTCGTAATGTATAATTTGGAGGAGCTTACGCTCCTCTTTTTATGTTTAGGTATATATGGAAATTGCTTTTAAGGATCAAGGCGGACCGGACTTAGGCGCAGAGTGCCATCAAAAGCGTCAAGGGGCCACCCCGGTTTGGATTGTTACCGATATGTCCGGAGAGATTATCCTCTCCAACCGAGTTAATTACGCCACAACCAGTTCTAACTCTTGGGTAATTACTAGCGGAAGAATTACTATAAGCCGCTTCTGGTCTGCTTCAACCGCTATGCTTGTCTTAGCGATGCAGAATGAAAGTCGGGACAAAGACTACCCAGACCTACCCGGGTATGTATATAGACCCTTGTTAGGGGGTAAAGATAATTTTGGAGTAACCCCGCCACCGCTGGATAAGAATGATGAGATTTGTATCTGGGCGGGGTACATCGACAATGTCCGCCCGGCGGTGTTGCGCGATTTATTGACCCATAAATTGTTCCGCTGTTTCGTGGGGGTTATCGATACCGTTGTTGTTTCCGGAACGACGAATATGGGAACAACGATGATGATTCAATGCCGCGATCGGATGAAGTATCTTATGGATTCTTTAGGGACGTATAATACAACGGACTCTAATTACATAAGAGAAAACAAAGACGCACAGTTACTCAGAAGACCCAATGTGATATTAGAGGTAGCGAAGAGATCTATAGGTAATTTAGATGGAGCAGCTTCTATAAACAGTGGTAGCGGTGGTAATACGGTGAATGAACCCAGATGTGATTCCGTATGTGGGTCGGTTATTGAAGGGGGCTATGTTGAAGACTTAACTGAAGGACTACCCGATTCCACGGGAAAAGAGAAAGCTCCTCCTATTGAAGGTTTTAGTAATCCAGCAGAGGATAACGCGGAGAGTATTTACAATAAGGAAGCCGATTCCTCCCGTTCCTATTACGGTAAAGAACTTGGCGCTCCTTTTATAGGTGGAGTAGTAACTACTCCTTCGGTGGACCTTTCGGCAAAGAATCCTCTTTTCAATATTATTACTGGGCGGCGTCCTTTCAATGTAAACGAAGAGAGTTTCGCCGGTATGGCGAATCAAGTTACGGACCGCGTTGCTCTCGAGTTTATTAAGTTCCTAGCTCTTCAGGAACCTTGGCCTACAGAAGTATTTGTTGACCATCGCAGCGGAGAATTTTGGTATGCGCCGAGAGAACTCGACTTGACTGGTCTAGAAGACCCCAAACGGTTCTACCGGACTTATGTGTATAGGGAGGACAATACTAAGTTCATATACGAGAAAAACTATTCTACAACAGAGGATTCGCAGTTTAAATACATCCATCCCTGTCAAGCAATGTTATTGTTCCGTGAAGAATCTAGTAGTATTAACTGGCGGAGCAATATTATTGTGCAGAATCAAGAGGGTATAAATCAGAGTAGTAGTCAAGCTCTCCATCTTAAAGTTGTTCCACCTTGGTTAAAAGGACGCAGGTTTGCTTGTACTTATTACACCGTTACAGATAAGACTATACAGGATAGATGGGAGTTGGTTGGGACTGCAATGGCTTTCGCTCGGTTATACGGGAAAGAGTTGCGTGCGGCGACGATGCACATAATAGGAGACCCTACGATGTGCCCTGGAGAGGCAGTGCAGGTTATAGGCTCACCTTTAAATGCTGTGTCTAAATTAAGTTTGGAAAAAGATAGGGCGGACGCGGTTGACCAATACAGTAATATGTACAAGAAGATGATGGAGGCTTTAAAAGAGCTGCAGCAAAAATCTCCTTCGGTTTCTAGTCCTCCGACTACGCCTACTACTCCGACGCCCCCAACTACTCCGACGGCTCCAACTGCACCTACTCCTAGTACGGGTAGTGTGACGTCTCCAGACGAGACTACGTTTGAACCTAATGAGACGGTTATTACATCTAAGGATGAGAATAATAATGACGTAGTGAATGAACAACTAAAGAGAGTTCTGCAAACGTCGGAGAGAGTCATTCGCGATATTCTTAATAGTCCGTCTAAAATTTCTGTAGAGGAGAGGTTAGCGACATTCTTAGCAGATTCTTTAAATGTATCTAAAGAGGATCTACCGGATGCTTTAAAGTCTGCATTGGAGCAGGGAACTCTAACTCAGGAGGAGTATGCGGAGAAAGTCTTAAGTGGTTTATATACAGAAAAGACTGCTACCTCGTCTACAGCGACTCAATCGGGAGAGGGAGATAAGGTGATTACACCCAGCGGTGCGTTTGCATCTATTATTGATAGAACTGGAGATGCGCAGTACAACGCGCAACTTATGTGCCCGTATAAATTTAATAACGGGAATTATAACGTAGGTAAGATAGAGGTGGAAGAGCCCAAAAGTATATGGCGTGTTGAAGCTGTAATCCACAAGTTTAACGAAAATCCTGGGGAAGGCTTCAAGACTGAAGTGGCTCTATTAGCCCCAACCTAGTTGAACGTATGTCCTACTCCAATACCGCTCAAAATGTATCTTCGTATCGTCAACCTGCGCATAACAGTATGGCGTACCATACTACGAAGGTAAATTCTACTCGAGAGGGTATTGTGGTACAAGTAGGCCCAGCCGAGAATTATTGTTGTAAATTAATGGTCTATGTACAACAAACGAATGAAACTCTTCTGGTTGAGTCTACTTCCACTAACCATGCGTCGATAAATGGATGTGGGGCATACTACCCGTTCTTCCCCGGGGATAGAGTCATTATTGGTTATAAATACGGCTCGGACTCTCGTCCCTACATTATTAATCGTTTAGTAAGTAGTAAAGGTCTAGTTGAAGAGTTCCTCTCTGAAGAAGACTATCCTTTGCCGCAAGCTTACAATAATACTCCTAACGGGACTAGACTGCACCCCGCGCCATCTTCCGTTACTCTTGAGTCTGCGCGGTGGTTAGGTTTTACGACAACGCATATCCATCCCGTCTTTTTACCTTAATAGAGGATGAGTATGGCGATCAATACCAATATTCCTTTACAAAATAGAATCCCGGAAGTTATACACCAGGGGTATGTACAAAAAGAGAATCCTAACGGCGACCATGTCGTCCATACTCCTTATGTCCAAACCGGGTATCAAAACTATAACCAAGTCGTTACGACGGGTATCAACTTTGATAATCCCGCCGCTAAGATTGCTCAGGCTACTCTAGAACTTAAGTTTAAAGAATTCATTCTGGAGGGTAGAACTCTCTACCCTATGTATACTTTTAACCCCATCGCTGAAGCGTCGCAGGTTATAGTCGAAGCTGCTTCGGATGCGGCGCTTGAGACATTAGAGGCGCTTAAGGAAAGTTTAGAGGCAGAACGGGAAAAAGAGAATTGTATTAAAAATAATGTAGACGGAATCGAGCAGAAGGTACAAAAAGCTTTTCAAGGTTTCCTTAATGATCTTATCGATATAGGTATTGATTTCGCGCTGGAGCAGATTAATAAGTTACTCCCCAACGGCTTCAAAATGAATGTCGGGGTATCGACGGACGCCGAGGGTAACGTAACTATTGATGGAGTCTCGGTCGGCCCGGTGGGTTTTGACCCCCAAACAAATACTCTTTCTCTCGACGGCTCTATCTTCGATGCTTTAGCCCAAGAAGGAATCGATGCGGTTAATGATGTTCTTCCCGACTTCCTGCAACTCAGTATTAACTCCATAGGTCTCTCCTTTGGAGATATAGTCGTCGATTTTGACGATTTAGAAAACGGCAGTAGTTTTCAAGTACTACCGGAGTTAAGTGTAAGAAATGAGGGCGGGGATATTATCGTAAAGGTTGGGGATAAGGAGCATAGTGTTGTAAATGTAGGTAAGGATATATTAAGAAGAGCGGTATTACCGGAGATAAGGGGTGGGGTGGATTCTATAAATAGACAGATGCCGTTTGGTTTTAAGATAGCGGTGTCGTTGGATAAGAATACGCTGTTGCCGAGTGTAAAGTTAGGCCCTCTTAGTTTCGACTTCAGCACTGGGGACGTAAACTTTGATGCGAACGCATTGTTAGGTATGGGGATAGGGATACTCGACGGCTATGTAAACCAAGCGATTGGGAAGTTGCCGGGGCCATTGGGAAGTTTAGCGCGGTCTCTATATAAGTCCTTAAATATAGGAGGCCTACTAGGACAAGCTATTAAGAAACCTTCTCCGGATAAATCCCTCAATATCAACGAGAGTTGTAAGAATGGACCTATCCCGGGTACTCCTCCCATCAATTCTTCTAAACCGGGCGCTCCTCCTCTTTGGGGGGATCCGGAGCCTAGTGAGTATACCGGGGATGTTAATCCTAATCCAGATGTAGCTTAACCGAGGATATATTATGAAACTTAAGCCACGGCTGGTTTTATCGAGTAATAACTTACTTTTTGAGAGTGACCGCTCCGCGGGTATCAGTAGTATTCTGTCAGAGTTGGGTATACCCAACGCGGAAGTATTGGTTAAACATCTGCGGGACACATTAGAGCAGAATAACCTAGCGTCCTTATTAGAGACCGTTCGCGTCTCCACTAATCACGGTATCGCTACGTCCTCCATCGCTTTCTTACTCCTGATGCAGGTGTATACGTACAGTACTGCGACCGTGAAGTTGAGTGAGACGGCGTTGAGGTTTACGAGTGGGTATGGAAATCTAGTGCGGGTATTTTCTAATTTGGATAATGATAATTACTTGGAGCTTATCGAGTGGTTAGGGTATCCTGCGGTGGATTATTTAGAGTTTATTCAGGACCCGTATAAATTTTTAGATTGGGTAGCGACGGCGGAGCCGATATTTGCGAACCAGATGAGGTACTTAAAGCAGCGGAATGTTTTGTATTTTATCCGAGAGATTTATCAGAGACTTAGTGGGGAGGATTTGACAGATTATAGTTCTAAGTGGCGGGATATAAAAACTTGGGTCGCTATTGCTTTTGATGATTACCCCTTGGGCGCTGACCCTCACTTTACTCAAAAATACATAAAGACCAATGCAGACTAAACTGTTATCCCACTTACCTATCCCTCCTTGGTTCCTTAAGTATGGTTGGACAAACCATAGGGAGTTTTTAACGTACCGCCAGTATATATTTCACATCCTGGCAGGGCAGACTAATCTGATGACTCTGATGAAGGAGTACTCTGATTCTTACTCTAAAGCTAGAACGAAGACCGTTCTTCACTACAGGGATTATCTTGTAACTCAAGTCATTTACCACTCATTACAGAGTGTTATGTATACAGATACATCTCAATCCGAATTGACGCCGCATGTTGACAAGGCGTTATCGGAGTTAGAGATGAAGAAGTATTGGCCTTACTTGATGAAGGACTATACCGACAATGTAGATTTCACCTACGCCGGGCACCTCGGAACCTTTGCCTTTAACTTCTTATACAGTAATCTGAAGGGGCACCCGGTAGAGATGTTCTCTCGACTTGTAGAAGTCTTTTGGAACTTTCAAGGTTATCGCACGGCGGATAGTCCCCAAACTAGACTGCAAGGGATTAAGAATATATTGAGGCTAGACAGTTCATTTGATAACTCGGCGTTAAACGCCTTTCGAGATTTATTGTCCGTTACTGACCCGGAAGACTCTAGGTATGCAGCTAAACTGTACGCAAGACGAAATGGGGTTGAACTACAGGATGCCTCTTCTCTTTCCTTGCGGGTGTTATTTGGTAATTATCCGGAGGAACTTCTTACTATATTAATCGCGGCTTTTGGAGATGACCAAGTAAGAATCGAAACACTTCGTAAAGCGGCTAAGGGGGTTCTCTCTATAGCTAAACCGTTGGGAGTGAGGATGTTATTCCAGGCTTTAGTTATAGAAGGTTTGGTAAAGGCAGCTCAGGTCTTGAATACCTTACCTCCAAATATTCTCTTTACAGATTTACAGATATTTCTTAAAGAGTATTCCCAATACGCGGAGTTGAAGTATAACGTCGCTAAAGCCCTGGCCTTATCCTACGACGGCTTTAAAGCTCTACAAATAGCGAATTATGTATACAGCGCTGAAGAGAATGCGAATAATATGTTGAGGTTATTGTTGCCCTGGTTAGAGAGTTCGGGGAGTGAGGTAATAGGGAAAACAGAGTCAGGGAGATTAGGAGAAGTGATAAATGGAGAGTTTGGGAGTATTGGGGATATTAAGGTGGATATGATACCGAGGATAGGTGATTTACGGTATCAAGCGTTGTCTAACATCTCAACGGTGGGTAGTGAGAGTATTGTTTTGAAAGCGCGGAGTTATATAGGGGATAGTATTGTCTTTGATGTTACTCGCTTTACTGGGGGGAGTATCTTACGAGACCGGGTGGTGCGGACAGCGGGTAAAGATGGGGAACCTGCGGAAATCTTCTATGAGACGAATAACACCGGAGTTAAGCTTTTGGAGGTATTACCTTGACTTATTCTGCCTATGTCGCTACTACGGACAACATCGATAAGTCTACAATTTCTCGAGAGGAATTGCAGGCTTTGTCTAATCATTCTAACTCTCAAGTTACTGAGACAGGTACTCCTCCCGCTGACCCTCAAGCTCAGGTTAAACAACTTTCTAATAATCTTGTTGAGGATTATTTTAATATTAACGTACTCAATTATAGCAGAGTCCCAAGAGGCTCTGAAGCTGATAGATGGGCGGCGGCGGGGTTAAGTAGGCATATATTGAAGGACTCTGAGTACGACAGTAATTTTAATAAAGCTCGGGTTGATGGTGCGCGTGAAGAACAGACCGGTCGGGTCAACGGGTTTTTATCCCAGGTTAGGGATGTACATGTCGAGTCTGAGATTCCTGTATTAGAGAGATGGGTGGCGGCTTTAACGAAGAGTTTAAACGACAACGGAGGGGATGATGGAGACGGGGACGGTCAGGATACTACTGACGGTTCTGGCGGAACAGATACTTTACCTAACTTCGAGCCTGGGGAAGAACCTCTCTGGGGAGATGGAGGAGAGAATGATCCACTATGGGGCGATGTGGTTACACCCGCGGATGATCCTTTTGGAGGGAATGATCCTCTTTGGGGATCAGCTAACGACTCCGTATTATCTAACCCTTATGATCCTAGCGCCGTGGATATCGGTATCGGTAATGACTCTTCTATTGTGGGTTAGGGATATCTATACTAGGGATACTTATAGTAGGTCGCTCTTTTATCATTTTATTTATGTCTACTCTTCCTTTTGGTTTTGGTTCTGGTTCTAACCCAATTAAATTTTATAAAGATGCTAATTCTGTATCCCTCTCGACGATACTTGGTTCGCAGATACCGCAGTTAGACAACCATTGGAATAACATATCCTTTAACAGGAGTTCGGCTCAAAAACAGGATGAAGCTAAAATTCAACGTTTTAACTGCGGCGTCGCTTTTGATGTTTACGCCCCACAGATATCGCACAATGCCAACGTATCTATCCATCAAGCTAAGAATAACCATGAACAAACCTTCCATACTCAAATAAGCTCTATCAACCGTTGGACTCGCGCGCAGAATATAAATGTATTGATGGGGGAGAACAACTATAGATATATCGAGAGTCAAGACTTTATCGGCGCGGGTATCCATGTAGACCATATCTCTAAGAATGAGTCCTACGCGGATTACTATCGTCTTCAAGTAGGTCAGAGTACTAAGCTCCCGATATCCCTGCGCTCTAAGGTGGGTTCCAAATATGGAATCTTTGAGTTGGGCGCTATCAACGATGTGAAGTTTACATCGAGGGACAAATCTATATCCCTAGATGCAAAAGTTGGTATCGGGAATATGACCGACGGGACTTTTAACGTCGACGCTAAGAAGGGATTTCATCTTGAATCTCTTATGGGAGGAGTTATAAAGACTGGAGGGGAATTGTTAGTCAACTCCACCGGCCCCAATATTATGGGCTCCAGTACCTTAATGGCTTTGAATAGTGGGGGGCCTATTTATATAGATGCTCCGGTAGTCTATGTGGGAATGTCTGCTACTTTAGGTGGAAGAGTCAATCTAGATGCCGTTACTAGTAATCTAGCGCCATCCTTTATCGACTCCATTAAAGGTTCTCTCTCCAATGTCTTAGGGAGCGTTGTTGGAGGAACGTTAGGAGATATAGTTGGGGACTTACCTATAGTCTCCGCTGCAGGGGCTTTAGCGAACGGGAACTTCTCAAGTTTCATGAACGCTACCAACTTTATGGTAGACGGAGCTATTGGTTCCGGTTTCTCGAATATGGTCTTAGGCGCTGTTCAAGATGCGGGGGGTGATTTCTTAACGGGAACTGTGGGTAATGTGGTCGGCGGTGTTTTATCGGATGGGTTGGATAGTCTTCTTCAAAGCGGCGGAGCGGCTGGAGTAGTAGATGCTTTGACCGGTGGCGTTACTGGAGTGTTAACCGATGCGGTTAACGATGTTATCCCTGGTTTTAGCGATATCCTTAATGGAGATTTAGGGGGAGCCCTAAATTCTGTGTTAGATGCAACGGGACTTCTCAATAATATCCCCGGCGCGGACGCATTCTTCGGTCTTCTTAGTGGAGGTAGCAATGGCTTCAAGTTTAAGACTTATCCTTCCTTAACGCCTTTGGATTATTACAACTCTGCTCCTGTGCCTAAATCTCAACCTCAGATAAACTACGGCGTGGATACCGAAAATATCTTTCCGACCTTCTTTTCTATATCTTCAGTAGAGCCGGAACCCGATACCGATTACCCTACTCCTGATGAAGAAACGGCGTAGATACATAACACGAGGAAGAAATAATGTTTGATATTAATCAGCCTGCATCGGCGTATATCCTCGATAACTCTTTAGAGAGGCCCAGAGGTATATACACGGTAGTCTCTCAATTAAAGAATGAAGTAACGGTGAGAGTACAGACTGACCCGTTAAATGTAGGGCAAACCTTATTGTTCGATTCTGAGGTAGTGGGAGTAGTAATTCGGACTTCCGGCAACTTAGCGTTTGTCATGTTAAGCACGGAGAAGAAAGTTACTCAAGCTGAGATGTATAAATGGGTTGAACCGACTCCAAAGAGAATAATCTTCCGGGAGTTTGGGAGTTTATCGGTTAAGTGTAGGAATGCGGGGACGAAGGAGTTAGGAGAGGTTGGTTGGACATTGAGAGGGACAGACCGCAGGATTATTGCGGTGGGTAATGATATAGATAAATTACATACCTGTGAGATTGAGGGGAGTGGTTTATGGACTCCAGGTGTTTATCACCTGGAGGTTATGAACTATACGAAGGCGCGGCAACCATTAGGTAGGTTTGGTCGGATGACCTGGACGATTACGGAGGGGAACACGCTTTCGGTTTTAACGGGGGAGAATAGTGATAGTAGAAGCTCCAATTATTTAGTGCTTTCGTAGACGGGAGGCCTCGGGTGTATGAGTTATTTATATGAGAAGTATGGGGCGGACATGCTCTTAGATTTGTTCCCTACCAATGACTATGGTTTTGAGTATGACCTGAAGTTGGACGCTAAGGGTAGATTGGAGTACAGCCGCGACAGAGAATCTATATCTGAAGCTTTAGCGCGTCGCATTGCGACTCCGAAGAACGGTTATGCGCGGATGGTTCGTTTAGGAGATTCGGTTGAAGTTCTTAATAGAGAGTATGGAACAGATTTAGATCAGTATTTATCGGAGCCTATCTCGTTTATCGATGAGATTCAGAGTACAGCGTTGGTAAGTGGGGATAAAGAAAAGAGAACCACTATTACTTTGTTGCGTTTGAGTAAATCGATGGAAACTACCGGTATCGGTAGAATAGACTTAGAGATTGAGTATAAGATAAACGGCTTAGAATTTAGTGATACACAGACACAACAGTTAGATGTGTCCTTTTAGGAGTAAAAATGTTAAGTCCAAGAAGTGTAGACGAGATACAACAGGATTACTTTTCCGCTCTTATCCAATCTGGAAGCGGACTGGTTGTCGATAGAATAGAAGGCTCCCTGGCGTATACTCTATCCCGCGCTTCCTCTGTTATCGCAGCTCAACAAGATTACCGTTTAATTGAGTCTCAAGCTAATACTAGTATATTGACGGCTACCGGGGAGTATCTAGACCGGATAGGTTCTAGTTTTCTCGTTCGAGAAGGCGCTCAGGTTGCTACTGGTTTTGTAATGATGCGGTCTTTCGAGCAGAATATTCAGATTCCACAATTGACCTCTCTGGTATATCTGGAAAACGGCTTGGAGTTCTACACTGTAAACAGCGGCGTCGTCACAGTATACCCCTTTCTTAATACAGTAATCCCGGTAGTATCTTTAAACCCCGGCGCGGAACATAATTTACCCGCGGGTACAAAGTTATTCTCTCCAGACTTTCCGGATACTCAGGTTATTGTTGGGAGTAATTATACCGACAGGTATTATGGAGACTTAATCGGGGGGAGAGATGTCGAGCCCGACTTATCCTACCGGAATAGATTAATAGCATATCTCTCTAGGTCTTCTTCCTCTACTCAAAGTACGATTGAAGCGAAACTTCTACAGTACCCTCTGGTGGAGCGGGTATATGTCCGGACATCTATTCCCGGTGTTGTAGAGATTTGGTTAGACTCCGAACAGAATTATACAGATAGACAAAGAGAAGAAATTCTAACGTATATCCGCCCGGATATCTCTATGGGAGTTATTCCGGTAATTATTCAAGCAAGGCGAAAGGTGGTGGATGTCCACGTAGAGATGCGCCCTTATAGTGGGAGAGATGCCGACCTGAATAATTTAACGCAGAGGGTGAACGCAATAGTTACTGCCGCGGTTAAAAGTTTAGGTATTGGGGATACTTTTTCTATACAGACTGTAGAGGGATTAATTTCTCCTTTGGTGCGGAGTGTGAAGATTATCGAACCCACCGAGGATATTGTCTCTCTCTCTGATGAGGTTATTGTTCTCGGAGATATTAAAGTTACTTACCCCGCGGCTTCAACATGGTACCAGAATATTTAAGACCCCTCTTTACTCACGCTAACCAGAGTTTATCCTCTCTAGACGATGGAGAAAAACTCTCGGTTACTGCCCCCGCGTTCTTTACAAGTAAACCCTATACCCAAGTTACTACCGTAGTAGATGGCCCTACAGATGCCCGCGCGATAGAGATAAAGTACGAGAACTTCTTGGCGCCGATGAAGGCGAGTAGTCCGGTACCAGTATGGTCAACAGCGAGTATATATACAAAAGTTCCGCTATCTCTCTACCGCATGAGAAGTGGATTAAAGGATGTTGATAACGACCAGATGTATAAAATAGTCTTTGAGCATCGCCCCGATGACCCTAGATTTTATACTCCTATTCATCCTGACACTCGAGAATACGAATACTATTTCGATCGCCCGTTTGAGTATAAACTTAAGGCTACCCCTCAAGGTAAAGAGACATATAAACTACAGTCGGTCTTAGGCTCCGCTTCTCTCTTGGTAGACCTGGACGTAAATACCTCTGGAGATGTTGTTCTAAACGAGATTCCGGATGCTCCTAGTTTTGTATCTCGAGCTAGACTTCCGCATACCGATGGTGGGTGGTTTCCCTCTATACAGATAGACTCCTCTATGGAGACTACGAATCCGGAGGTTATAGCGTATGGATTATTCATGGCTATATCTTACGAGGACGTATATCTTGTCCTCTCCATAATTAAGGAGTTTGTCCGCCAAGCCAAACTTAGACGGTGGTTCCTCTTCGATAACGAGGAGGGTAAGTTATCTCTTAATCCAGAAGGGCTTTGGGGGTTTGAGTATTATTTAGACCTAGGGGGTATATATACAACCCGGGGCTTAAAGGAAATATATCCCAATGCACTCTTAGGCACAGCTATCTGTAGCGGCATAAGTTTCCTTCAGGATAGGTTACCCCTGAATGAACTTCCTCTATACGGTAAAAGAGGATTATTCATCGAAGAACTCCTAATCTCTCTTAAAGCTTTGGCGTACTTCTGTGTTTACTCCATATCTCCGGTTTCCGGCTGGTGCTCTTATAAGGAGCATTTAGGACAATACTCCTACGATGCGCCTTGTCATAAGGCCTCCTATCAAACCGATATATTCTTACATCTATATCTTGGAATAGATTACGATACCTTCGTGCATAGACTATGCGCTAGACTCCACACCAAGATACTAGAGTCCCCGGTAGAGTTATCCCACCCGCTGTATTATGAGTTCGTCGATCGGAACTATAAAGACCCCTTTAGTGTTTACGAATCCCCGTTCCTCGTAAACGATTCTACTTCCTCTGAAGCTCTACGTCTGTATACCCTACTTAGTTCTCTTGCGACTAAAGCCCTTTGGTATCTATACTTCCCCGACAAGGAGTCCTTGATTTATACACTTCAACAGTACGAGGATATCCGCGCGGAACTTTTAGTGTTGCATCCTGAGGATTCCCCGTATATACCGGACTACATTATTTTGTGGGCGTATCGAATTCTGGATACTCTGCGGGGGTCGTTATTCTTTGGAGAGACGATATTTACCTACACCCTAGATAACCCTAATGTAGAGTTGTACGACGAGGAGCTGTATATACCCGAGTGGGCCTTAACGATATTTGAGGTACAGAAAAGTCAACTAGAGGGGGATGAACTTCCTACAGATTATTTAGTAAGACTAAGTTTAGTACGTTCTTTCTTGTCGTCATACAATCCGATACCGGCGGAGATGTTTAACAGTAAGGGTATAGAGGCGTACGGGATAGTTAACTACACCTTACAAGAACTACGGAGAATGATGCCTTATGGGAAGCGTTGGTTTGGAGAGGAAGCGTTAGAGTCCGTGCATTCGGTTATCGGCAGTATGCTCTACGCAGAAGCAAATCTATACTTCGATTGGGCGCTGGGTTTATTAAAGTCTGAGGCTGCTGTTTCTTATACAACTGCAATGTCGGACGACCTATATAAATGGGCAGAGTTATCTCTAGCTTGTCCGATTCCAGTATCCCAAGGCGGATTCCTCCGGGATAAGATATCTCGTTACTTCTCCCGTCCCGATGTAGCTCTGCTGAGTTTTATGGATTTCCTCAATAACTTCCTGGGCGTGGATGCTACTCTGATATACCCGGAATTTCCATCTTTCTCGCCTCTTATTAACCTCTATGTTCCGGATGCTGTTTGTAATTATAGTGATACTTTATCTGTATATACGGGTGAGCTAACTCCTGAGGAGTATTATGCGATAGGGTTTAAGTATGTAGATGGGGACTGGGTGAAGAGAGAGGTGCCGGGGTTCCCGATAAAGCACCCGGCGTATGTAGAAGGCGGTATGGACAATTTTGTTCTACCCGAGGGGTATTCAGTCTATACGATAGAGCAGTTTAAAGCTACGCCAATTGAGAGGGTGTTAGTAGAGGACGGCCCGGTATTGATATATCCGTTAGTAAATTATCTACCTAAACTGGATATAGACATTGGTAATAAATTACCTCATCAATACGATAAGTTCTTGAAAGAGACATTACCGGTGGGACTAGTTTACAAGACATACACGACTTACTCGAGTAGAGGAGAAGAATCATGGACACCGTAATACCTAAGGTGTATATCCCCCGGGGCGTCTTCGATAATACTGGCGATGATATCTATCAATGGTTAACTAAATATAATAATCACGAACATATCCGCGCGACTATCCCGGATTTTAGATTCTACGATATCCGTATAGGGGACGAAGTCTATATCTACGATGAGGTAGGCGAAGAAATCTTTTACGATGAAGGCGCGGCGGTGGTTGACTATATCTCCGGCTCTGAAATCCGCGTTACTCGTTCTGCCTCTAAAACTCTTGAGAATACTCTTCTCTTCTACAAAGCCCCCCGCGCCGATGTAGATAATAAAATTCTATTCGGCGTGAATACCACCGAGGACTCCCAGATTATATCTTTTGGTATCCCTATCCAAAACGAAGAGTTCCAACAGAGAGAAGGTTTCGGCTTCCCGGGCTTTATATCTCAACTACAACTTAGAGCCCTAGCCGCCGCTTCCCATATTGAACATCTCTCTATATCCCCCACCCGCCTTCTCTACCCCCTCCTCCCTTTTACACACTTACCTTTCTGGTTAGTTGATGTGTACTCTTACAATGAGTATACTGAAGATATTACAGGGAGAATAATTTATTACAACGAAGATGAGGATGGGCATGACTTTCTGGATACGAGTACTTGGACAGAATATCTACCCAATACGGTATTCACTGAAGGTCTTCGTAAACATATCAGCATTATCCCCACAAATGTATTAATGGAAGAGGTTGGGGTATACCCGGTGGATAAACCTGTGAAGCCGATACCGAAGGGTTCTTTTGTGGCGTTGGAATTAGCGGCGGCGGTGCCTACTCAGACCATTCTTCATCTGACCTTACTCTTCAATAAATTGGTTTAAGTAGATGAGTATATCTAAAGGGGCTTTTGATGTAAGCGATTTCTTTGGCGGGTTTGTCTCTAATTTAGAGTCTAAGTTCGCCAGTGGAGTAGAGTACTCCGACATTATCGACTGGTACGACAACGGGGGTGTCGACAAGGAGACGTTGGGTATTGAGCTTACTCCGCAGCAACGTCTTATCTTAAAGACCTACTACGGTGTAGAACTCACAGACCAGGAATATTCTATCTTGGAGTACTGGAAGACCCTGGATAGGACTACCTACGATTTTGATTACGGTCCAATAAAGAGACAGAACTTAGTTTTAGAGGCGGGGCGGCGTAGTGGAAAATCCCTAATGGGGTCTCTTATCATTAATTATGAGTTTGAACTCTTGGCGCGGATGGATTCTCCACAGTTGAATTATGGAATCGCGTCTTCGACTCTAATCTCGATTATCTGCGTTGCTCCTTCTGCTGAACAAGCTAGTAAGACTATTTACGGTCAAGCGAAGGCGATGATGCAGAATGTCTTCTTCTTGAGGCGGCTTATCGATGCCGGTAAAATAGACGCCCAGGAAAAGATGATACGGTATGACGAGAAGCTGTTGTATATATACTCCGGTAACTCTAAGTCTGAGACTCAGGTAGGGGGTAGTCCTATCCTGATTATTTTGGATGAAGGGGCGATGTTCGACGATAAGAATGGAGAATCTAACGCCCTGAACCTTTGGGATGATTTAGGCGCGGGGGGCTTACCTTTTGCGAGTGATGCTAAACGGGTTATTATCTCCTCCGCCAGGTGTGAAGGGGACGCCCTTGTAAAACTGTACGAGGATTCTACTCAGAGTTCAGGTTGGATTGGCTTCCGCTTGAAGTCTTGGATGGTAAACCCAATCCATGCAAGTCGCAATAATCCAGTTGTGGATTCTATGTATATATCTAACCGCAAGAAAGCGGAGTTGTTATACGAAGGAATCCGCCAGGCAAACGAGAACGCCTTCTTAGAAGAGAGAGAGGTTAAGAGAGCATTCCGTAAGATGTCTCTCCTTAGAGTAACGGAACTACCAGTACAAGAAGACCGATTAATCCGGCTTAATGTAGAAGATTTACCGGTATATCGCGGGTATACGGTTATGCACTTGGACCCCGCTATCACCAGGGACGCATATGCTTTAGCCTACGGACATTTAGAGAATATCGACGGTAAGGACTGCGTCATTATAGATGGGATTATGGCGTGGATACCTGTGGATGGCGCTACGGTATCTATTGTGAACGTCCAACAGTGTATTTATCAGATACATGCTAGACAGCCCTTATCGAAGGTAACCGCGGACCAAAAGGAATCTGCGGAGACTTTGCAGCGGTTGAAGTCCAGCGGGATACCTACGGAGACTATACATTTCGCGAACAATAAACAGTTGGCGATGTATGACGCTGTACGTAAACTCCTCCACGAGGATAGATTATATCTACCGAAGAACTCCCCTTGGACGAATCTACTAAAGGATGAACTACTAAACTTAGAGTTAATCCGGAATGTGAAAATCGACCATAGGCCCGGAGGTTGTTTCACGGGGGATACACGGATTCCTTTATTAGATGGTACTCGCCCTACTATAGCTGAGTTAGAAGGTAAAGAAGTGTGGGTTTATAGTTGTAAACCTGATGGGACGGTTGTCCCGGGTCTGGCTAGAGGGCGTAAGACTAAAGAAGTTAAAGAGTTAGTAGATGTTGTTTTGGATAATGGGGCAGTTATTCGGTGTACTCCGGATCATCCTTTCATGACCAGAACCGGTAGTTATATAAAGGCGGCGGATATTATTCCAGGGGTTACTAGACTTATGCCTTTACATTTATCCTGGCCTATAGGCGGAGGTTACGAAAAAGTCAAAAGTATCGGAGAGTTTATTTGGACTCATCGTATGGCTCTTGGTTATCCTGAACTAGAAGATAGTGAGATAGTCCACCACAAAAATCACGTTAAGACGGATAACCGCCCGGAGAATTTAGAAGTCATACCAAGATCGCAACACACTTCTTACCATACGGCTGAGGCTCACAAAAAAGATCCTACGTATAGACATAAACTTTCCGAGGGCACTATTGCTTTTAATAAAAAAGAATCTACAAGAAGAAAAAGATCTGAGTCTATGCGAAGCCGCTCTTCCGAGTGGTATTTAGAGAGAGCGAGGAAAACAGGTCTTTTTAGAAGAGATGTGGACACGTCGGTTTTATACGAGGCTCTTAAGGTAGGGTGCTCTAATGCGCATCAGGCCGCGACTTATTTAGATTTATCGAGGAATTTGGTGATACGTCTTTTAAGAGATTGCGGATTTGATTCCTGGGAGAGTTTCGAGAAAGAATATTTTCATCTCAAATTTACTGCTGGGGACGCCTATAGCCTTAAGGATGACAACCAACGTAGTGTTGTGACATTTGAGGAAGTGGTACAAGCCTTTGAAAACCGTAATAAGCGGCTTATGGACGTATGCAATACTTTGAAATGCACTAAAGACGCAGTAATTCGTTGTGTAGCTTCACAAGGGTACAAAGGTTGGGAAGATTTTAGATATAGAGGAAAGGGAAATAACCATAAGGTACGGGCTGTTATACCCGTAATATTGGAGACTGCCGTACCTGTTTACGATTTAGAAGTTGATGAATGGGATAATTTTGCCCTTAGCGCGGGAGTTTTCGTCCATAACAGTAAGGATATCGCAGACTGCATAGCCGCGGTGACTTGGCAGTTAATAGGGAATGAACTTGCGAAGTCCAGTTCGGTTACATCAGGGCAATCCTTAACCTTTAAGAAAGGGAAGAAGAGTCTTAGAGACGATAAGGATAGTGTTGTTGAGGGGTTCTCTGTAGATAGGAAAGAATTTGTAAGGAGTGTCCGCACGAATTACTCTAAATCCGGTTGGGGGAACTCAGATATGGGAGTAGCGGTGCATCCCTTTGACCAATATTGAAGGAGCGCGAGAGTAAGCTGGAGATAGAGGTTTTATACTCCTATTTCCGGCGATGACTTATTACTTAGACCCCTTTTATTCTGGTTATACTTTAGGCGCGAATACTTTAATGCAGAAGTATACGCCGGTAGCCATTGATTTTCGTAGTGCTTTAAGGGATTCAGAAGAGCAGGATGTAAATCATAAGAGAAGAGGGCAGTATAAACCAAAGTACTTTATGCGGATTACGCCGCCGCGGAGCAGTCAACGGGGTCTACAACAACACCTCTCGGACTCGGTCACCATTAAATTACCGGAGAACGGAGTCTTCCGTTATCAGTTAGTACCCTCGGATTTATACTATCCGAAGGGGAGGTATATTGTGGAGTACTTCCGCCAAGGGAGTCAGATCCCTATTGATACCCAACATTGGTTAGTCCCCCCTATCCCTAAGATTCTTAACTATACGTTTGTAGTGGAAGAGGAGCAGCAGTATTTAACGCTCCCGATATTTGTATGGCAGGTAAATAATGTCTCGCCCGCCAGTGATTTTATCTCGGAGTGGAATAGAGTAACGTGGCTCAGTACCCCCGCGGTAGGGACAACGATAAGTGTGAATTATCAACCCGCCGCAACCTTAGACCGTTTGGTGGAGTATAAGTTAGATAACTTAGAGGGCGTAACTCGTATCCGGTATTAGAGGGGTGACAGTATATGGTTTTGGGCACCAAGGTAAACAGAACTGAAGAAGGTATTACCTACTCCGGATTGTCGGAGGTAACTCTCTATTCTGGTTCTAAGACTGAAGAGGGTTATTCTTCTTTCTTAGATAAAGTGCATAACAAGAAAGACCGCTTAATCGGTTCGTACTATAGTATGTCGACGCAGAGTCGACGTCTTGAGGATAGACTTTACCGTAGATTAAACTCCTTGGCTGAAGACCCTTCTCCCGAAAATATAAAGAGCGGCAACTTTATGTCGGTTAGTTTGGGCGCTAATATAGAGGACTACGGCCTAAAAGGTAAACTCAACGTCTACTCGGATGTTACTCCCCTTAATGATAATTATGTCCCTACTGTTTTAGCGGCTGCAGGCGGTGCTGTAGTTGGGTATAACTTAGGTAAAAATAGAGTAGCTCGGGCAGCGGGTCTACTAGCGGGAGCCGCTGCTGCCACTGCGGCGTCTTTAGCAATTATGGATACCCCTACTTTAGGTCGGATGCTTAGCGGTAGGATAACCGAACGGTCTAATATAAGGGGTGTATACGCGGGAAAAACTTATGAGAGTAGAACTCAGGGTGACAATACTCACGGACACGCTAAAGCGGCGGCTACCTCTCGTTCTGATGAAGTCGCCTTAATATCCACTGCTAACTTAGGTGAAGCCCAGGAAACAAAAAGTAATACGACGAAACAGTTGAACTTCTCCGCTGTTATAGAAGATAATGCAGTCGTTAAGCAGATAAAGCAGGCTATACAGTATATAAACAAATCGGCTCAAGACCCTAAGGAGACTCCGCCGAATCTTCCTAATGTAATTATTGGCGGTAAAGGTGGAGAATCGCAGCAGAGACATAAAGAGCTAGTGCAGTCTGCCAAAGGTAACTTATATATGACTCTATTCGCGGCTACCGATAAAGAGTTATTTAAAGAGGTGGTTGCTAAGAGTAAAGACCCGGATATAAATAAGATAGTAATTGTGTCTAATAATCCAGCGGGGAAAACCGCCGCTACTAGTCCAGAGATACAATCGGACTTACTAATGTCTTTGGTGAACTCAAGTCCGAAGATAGAAGTGAGGTTAACCGATGAGCAGGCTAACGTCATGCTTCACGCTAAATCTATATTTAGCGATGTCTGGTCCTATATCACTTCCCACAACTTCAGTAAAAGTAGTAATAACTTTGTGACCGAGATTGGGGTGGTTATACGCGACCCTAATATCTCGAAAGCTGGTATTAAAGAAATTGAGAGGTGGCAAGCGCAAGGTATAACTAAGACCTTATTGCCTACGGATACTCCTGACCCTGATTTAAATACTAAGAATAAGGAACTTAACGAGAGGAACTTCCCACTGTTCTCTGGGCGACAACTATCCTCAAAAACCACTGCGTATGATAGAGGACTGTTCTCCACATTATTTAGGCCTAAGTATACCGATAAATCCGATATGGGGGACACAATATCAAGAGAGACCACCGGGACGATTTATCTTCCTACATCTATAGACGATAGGTTCTTCTCGATGTTTAAAGGAGAACGCCCCACTCCATACCAAGATTATATATATAGCCTTACCGGTAAAACTAAAGATGATGTCACTGAGCCTGGGGATAAATTCCGCTATGCCCTTTATGCTTCTCTAGATAGACAACTTAGCCCGGGTACTCTACGAGGATGGGGCGCACTTATAAACGAGAAATTCCCCGAGGCTTACGAGAAAGACCGCGGCTTGGTGGGTACAGGTCTAACTCTCTTTGGGCGTACCTTAGATTATTTGACAGGGTATTACACGATGAAGCAGCTTTACGCTGCGGAAAAAGGTAAAGCTTTGGAGGACGACCCTCAAGGATTACATAAATCTCAATACGAGAGTAAAGAGAAGAGGGGATTCTTCGAGACTCTCATATCGTCCTCCTACTCTACGGCTAGTGCTACTACTAACGCCTTACTCTTCTACTTTGGATTTAGTCACTCTCTCTCAATCTTTAAAGCGGAGTTAGAGACTGCCGGTATGGAGAGAGTTATGTCCTCGTCCACTAACAAGGGTTTCTTTGGTTGGGCTAGAGCAAGACAACTCCCGATGCAACACCGCGATTTGTTCTACTCTCTTAATGCTGTTGCAGATAAATTTACGGCCAAGGGTTTAATCGGGTCTAACGTAATTGACGCTATGCTCGAATACTCCATCCTCGGTAAGATGAATGATGCCGGGGCAGTTAAGGAGTTTATCGATGCCTCGGATAATAAAACTGCGTTGCAGTTTGTAAAGAATTTAATGGAATCTGGAGACCCCGCCGATGAGGGTGTGGAGACTTTCCGGAGGGAAATAGATCGTATAGGGAACTATGCCGTCAAGAAAGGAGAGTTAGATGTTGCGACGACGGAGATAGCAGAAGAAGTCCACCGCATTAAAAAACAGACCTTTGGGGTTACTGACGGGGTTATGGACTTAGAGTCTGGTTTATATAGAGACCCCGCTCCGAATCAATACGGTTCTTTAAACGTAGTAAATAGACTACGTCTACTCGACGACAGTAACTTTGAGAATGTTATTGAACCGATCTTACGGTCTATATCGATTGTAGGGGATGTAGAGACCCAACTTAGTTTTGAGAACTCTGTAAAAGGCCTCCGAGAAGTCTTGTCTCAACCTATATATATCAGGTATAAGTCGGAGACCTTCTCCTCTATTGAACCCATGAACTTCGGGAAACAACGTTTAGAGGATATCGCGCGGCACTTGGATGATATCTCGAGATATATCGCGTTCAATCCTATATATTATCTTCCGGGAGTAAGAAAAGCTAGAGGGATTACGGGAACGTGGACACCGGACTTAGTGGAAGCGAATCAAGGTCCTCTACCCAATCAGGTACTCTCCTTAAAGGGGGCGTTGGGCCCGGGTTTCCAAGGACTAATCGAGTTATCGTCGAATATAACGTTGACCGCCCGCCGGATGTACGAGCACGGTTTAGTTAAAACCCTCAAAGAGTCTGGCGAAATACTCCACTTAGGGAAACAGTTAAGACATCAAGAACCGGCTATCGCCGCGATAATGAGTAATAGTGATCTATTATCTCAACTAGCCGACGATACCGCGAGTAGTCCTGCTTTGAATAGAATACAGCAGGTATTGACTGAGTACGACGATCTATTCTCAAGACACCAACAACTCTCCGCTTATCGACATAAGGGTCTTAGTAACACCATCAAATCAGTACATGCCGCGGCTATCGGAAGAAAAGCTTTAGCTTCCGTGGGTGCTGTATTAGCGGTAGACCGTGTGTTAGATAAATACCTAATGCAGAACCGGGGTCAAGATTTGATATCCCAAATGCTATACGGTATAAATGCGAAGGACACCGTTAAAGACGGCAGTGCTGATTTTTCGCAAGTGCAGTACACCGGGGTAGTCCCAGATTGGCTAAAAGTACCCACAGTGTTAGGTGCTGGTGTAGCCTCGGGTAAGATGTTCTATTCTTTACGGATAGACGACAGGCTATCTACCTTTGCTCGTAGTGACGCTGAGTTTAAGAAGTTATTTAATGATGAATCGAATAAAGCTGTAGTGCAGCAGTTAGAGAGTATAAACACTCGCTTTACGAAGGGGCGCAATGTTACTCGCTTTAGCTTTGGTATGGCCACCGTGGGAGCTATTGCTTCCTTGTTTGTCCTTCAAGGTGGTTTTAATACCGCCGCGGCTCTTGCTAATGTGTTCAAGAAAGACTACGGGGATGACGGAGGATTGAAGACCGATGAGGATATTGTATTCTCCACCACTATGTCCTCTTCTATCCGCCGCACTGTGGATAAATATAAAAAATTAGCTAAAGAGCGTACGGGGGAAGACGTTGAAGACCAAGATATTCTCAATACTCGTTATATACCTAAGAGTGGTTTAGCTAATATTGCGCTGTTAGGGCTGTTGGCGGACCGGGCGTTACAGGCGGATAAAGGTAAAGAACGTGTTGGGTATACCTGGGCCCATCAACAACCTAACCCAATCTTTCAAATAACCCTGGTGAGTAAAACAGACCCTCAGGGGAATAAATACGCTTTCAGCGCCGGCTTCCAGTTCCTACCTATTTTAGGGATGGGTTCTATTCCTAGTTATCCTCTATCTTTACGAATTAATTCTGTAACTACTCGAGCGGAACAGGTGGCGGAGAAACGGTATCAGAGACTCTATCCCGGGGGTATAGAGGATACTAGAGATACTAAGGAGTTAGCCCGCGAGTCTAGAGAGTCATATCTACAAGGTAATCTATTTGATAGTTTTACCCCGGTCTTTGATAAAGACTCGTACTTCACTCGTTCTCTAGTCTTTGTTGGAGCAGCCGGAGTAGCCGGGAATATATGGCAGGGTGTACAGCAAAGTGGTGCTTGGGCACATTTAAGTAGTATTCCTTCGGTTAAGAAGGAACTAGAAGGCGCAAGAAGCGCACTAGGTTACCTCCAATTAGGAGTTGAGCAGTACGAGAAACTAGCGCGGTGGTCTCAAGTTCCTCAAACTGTTATGCCGAATCTATTGATGCGCTCTATTGGGACATCAACTCGATTCTACGACGTTAAGGACGCTCGGTTCTTAGGACCTAGTTTCCGCAAAATGACTCCACTACTACTCGCAGCGGCTATAGGGTTTGGGGCTGTCGGTAAAGGTTCAGAATACAGTTCTTTAGGTTCTTATTACGAAGCGGCGGGGTTGAGTAATGTCGGCTCTACGGCGAATCCCTACGAGGCTTTACGTCAAGCGAATGAGTATAGAATCGGTGCGGCGGTAGGTTTGACTACCGTTATCTCTACTGCTCTTTACTCAGGCCGGGTCTTTGATTCCGCTAAATCTTTTGTAGATACACCCCCTTCATACGGAATAAGTCCCTTTAGTTTAAGAGGGACACAGCGTCAAATGTACGCTACTTATCAGGATGAAGCTCTAAATCTACTGGCGAAGGCGGCACATGGAGACTCAGTACTCAGAGACTTAGATGCGGAGAAATGGCCTGAGTTGGTAAATAGATATGCCCGCGGGACTTTTAATGAAGTTGAAGCCGGTAAAATACTACCCGGGAAAGGTAAGGAGTTATTCCAACAGGTAGACGATGTTTTGAGATATGCGGAACCTAAACTAGTCCGCTCTAACGCTATAAGAATGCGTTTGGCAGGGATGTCTATAGTGAGAGCTGGGGCTCTAGTTGGTCTAGCCGGACTCGTTTATAACACCATGTTCTCCGACAGTAGAGCAGAAGGAGAAGGGAATAGATTCGTAAGAGGATTCTTTGAGGGACCTCTTAAAGTCTTTAGTGGTACTGAAAGTTCTTCAGACTTCAAACGAATGAGTGCGGCTAGAAGAGCTCTAGGGTACTCTAGTCCATTCGCACCCGCGAATAAAGAGAACTTTATCCCTAATCTTCTTAATTTATTTACCTTGGGGTTGTTCGGCGATATTCGGAAGATGACGGGGATGTATAAAGACAACCCTAATCCTTTTGCGAATATCTTCGGTGCTTGGGGTATGTCGGAAGGAACTGAGACCTGGCGTGCGTATCTACAGGCTCAATCTCCGGGGGCGGATATATCCCAGTCCAAGGTATACATGAACATGGAGTCCATCTCCGCTGATGACGCTAAAGTCCTTTCTGCTATCCTCTCTACTAAAGGAGAATACTCCGATAAAGCGGTGGCAAAGATTCGAGGAGCTACTCCTAAGAAAACTCCATCTCGTTTATACGGTAAAACTACCGCTAGCGAAGTCCAAGCTTTAGGTGGCTCTAGTAGAGAATTAGCCATGGCGGCAGAGGTTAGAGAATTCTACGCCCAACATGCCGCTAGACAGCGGGGTTCTGAACTGTTTATAGACTACTTCTTAGAGATGGCGCGCTCGGGGCGTATCGAAAACCTTAAGGTGGGGGATGTTCTCGTCGAAGGTCTGAAGAGTGTGGATTGGACTAAGTACGACCTGGATGGAATATTTCAATATGTACCCGGCGCGGAATCTCAACAACCTGGAGTACTGGATTTATTTCTTAACACCTTTAATGTGGGGGGAAGGTTCTTAACCACAGGGAGTTTTGAGAAACCTACGATGGACTTCGCAGGTCTTATGGAATCTCGTAAACAAGCCCAACGGGGAAATATCTTCAGTTATTTCATTGAGCCCTTAAAGATGGCTTACTTCCCCAAACTGAGGGAGTATAGTTCGACAAACTCTAAGGGGGAAGTAGAACAGAAGACGGTGCCTTTTGTAGGGTCTACGGTAATTATGACCTTGACCACCGCTTTGACATTTACTGCGGTTACCGCCGCGACGACATTCTCATTGATGACAACGGTGTCCGCGTTTGCCGCTTTTGGGGAAGGTGGAACGATTCGAGGTATGGAGGAGAAAGTCGCTGAACGGATTGCGAGTATACAAAACTCTAACTTTACTATTGTAAGTTCTGGGGATAACTTCCAAGTTCAGGGTCGGCAACGCCAAACTAAAGGTGCGCGTAGATTGCGGTTAGGTAGCGAAACTTTAACGGTTAGTACTCAAAACGCTCGTAAGATACAAGATCAGTTTGTAGATTTAAACAGTAGGTTGTCCTCTTATGTCGAGGACCTCCCTGATAGAGAGAGTGAGTTTGTAAAACAGATAGATACTCTCGTCGAGAGTAAGAAAAAACCGGGAGTCGATATTGGAAAAGAGGTTGAAGACCTCACCGGTAGGATTAAGCGGGAGCTACGAGATATACTCCTGGATGCTTCTATCGACGTTAACGACGGTTCTACGAAACGCCTCCTAGAATTCTTTATTGACAGTTCGTCTGCTACAGGTATAGATGCAGCAGTGGACGATCTTATTGAGGATAAGTTTGGGAAACTTAGCTCTCTTATTACTGACGAGATAAACTCCACGCATGTTACGCCGCAGAATAAGTACAACATTATTCAGAATATTGCAGAGCGGATTCTGGATATACAGGATGCTATCCTAAATTCCGCGATACAAGACGAGGGGGCGTCTCATGTACCTCAACGTCTTCCCCGTAAGAAAATATCCCCGAGGGAACAACGGGAAATTGCACGGCGGCTTTTAAATAATCGGAATGCTTCTCTATTTAGTATGAGTACTACAGATAGAGTCGCTAGAGTAGGGTATCTCGGTAGTCTTCGAGAAGCCGCTACCGGAGCCTTTGGACTCCTGGGTAAAGCGATGGAGGTCGCTACGTTCTACCCAGTCTACAGTATGGTTACTCAGGCCGCGTCGGAGAAATCTCCGATGGAGAGAATGAGGGCGTCGGAAGCCGCGGCGAATATGATAATTGAGACCGGTATAGGTATGACATTACTCTCCTTCGCCGCGAAGAGTATGTTTACCCCTGCTGGTTGGGTAGCAACGGGGGCTATCCTCGGTGGTTATTTCCTTGACCAGAAGTTTAATGAAGGAAGAATCACAGATAGTATTACTAAGGGCGTTCGGCATTTAGACCGACATATATTTAAACCTCTCGCCAACCGTGTCCTGGCTCCGATTATTAATACTTTAGTCGGAGTCCCGGTGTTGAATGAGACGTTGCAAGTCTTAGGATTACCTGCTAGAGCGCTAGACCCTACTATTACCTCTTTGTACCGTAAGTTTGAGGGGACTCCTCTTGCCTATATAACGAACGCTGTACTTCCTGAGACCAGCGAAGCTTGGTGGAATAGAGACACGAAGTATAGTAAAGGGTTGATAACCTTCCAAGGTCCCGTACCTTGGGAGACGAATGAGAGAGACATCAGCGATTATATCGCCGAGAAGAATAGAGAACGTTATGCCCGCGCAGCTTCTACACAAGCGGGCCTCGACGATGAACTAGTTAATCCATTCCTACAGGGGAGGATTAATGGCTTTGGCGAATACACAACCTACCAGCGTTATTTCGATACAAAAGGATATGCATTCCGGGTCTTAGCTCCTTTTGGACCTAAGCCGTATATGTCTCAACTGTTAACCTTAGCCGCATTGAGACGGAATCAATTAGGAGATATGTTGCATGGTAGACCCTACCGACAACGTATAAACGAAACTCCGTTTGGCTCTATAGGGACGGCGGTGGTTGGTTCGTATGTAACTAATAAAATACCGCAGGAGAGTGTAGGTTCTACATCCTATACTCTAGCGAAGGTGGCGGATAACACGGCTTACGCTATTCGAGAGACTCCTAATGTTCTTAGAGACACAGCGTCCACTATATACGGTAATATTACTGCCCCCTTTAAAGGGGCATCTATAGACACCTCTGGCATTATGCGAATGGGTGGGGCTATTGTATCCACCGGCGAAAGAATTGGAGATGCCTTTAAAGGAGTGCTGTCGGGCATTGGGAATAATAGAGTATCCCGGGGAGCCCTAACCGGACTGATTACTTACGGGGTTCTCACCGCTATATTTAGTAACTCTCTATCGGATAGGGAGAGACGTAAGTATCGACAGATTGACCCCTTTATTTGGGGAATGTCTGGGGCGGCTAGTTTTGCCAATTCGTTTATGGGTCCGTTAACCAGACAGATTAAGTCTGGGTTAGATGTAGTAGACACTTATTTCGCTAACCAAAACATTAAGAAGTTTGAGGAACTTAGTGGATTGACTGCGGAAGAGTTGGTCAATATAAATAATGCTCAGTTAAATGACATGCTGAAATATAAAGGGATAGGCAGATCTGCTCTTCCTTTTGTATTTGAATATTTAGGCAAAGGAGCATTAGTCGGAGGGGCTACCTTTGGCTTAATGCAGTACGGGAGGTCTTTAGTTACGTCCGCCACCGGTATGTCCGACGAGGATTATACAAAATTATCCTTGGGGGTTTCGGGTGCTACATCGGTGACGTATATGGGCATCAAGGGCGGTATTCGCCGCGGGTATGAAAGAAGAATGATGAACTATGCCCGAGAGGCTGCTAAGGCCAGAGAGGCTGGGCGCACATTTAAAGACTTAGCCCCGGAGCGTGTTCGTATTGGTAGAGCGTCCTCTCGTATGGCGTTGGGTGCGGGTACGGGTTTTCTGAAAGGGTATTTCTTAACAGGATTCTTATATAATTTCCTACATAAAGACGAAGACCAAACCACTGAAGAGTATAGAGACGAAAGAAGAAAGTGGCAGTTTATCGGTGGAGGAGCTTATGGAGCCACCGACGCTATACGGTATGGTTTTAAATTCTCCTTTAGGGGAATTGTACAAGACGCTCGGAATATCCTTAATCCGAATTATGTTCCGGTTCGGCAGAACAATATTATCTTCCGTGAAGTGGAAGACTTATTCGATCCTTTTGGACTCCGGACTGTGGGCTTACCAATACTGAAGGGTATTAGTAAAGGAATCGGCGGTCTTGTAAGTTCTCTTGCGAACTTTACATTTAGAAGAGGTTCTGCGCCTAATATTCCACCAACCTCCCCGACTACACCGTTACCCCCTCGGCCACAACAATCTCTATTCCATAAAATATGGGGAGGGGTACACGAATTCTTATTCGGGAGTCAACCTTTTAGGAATGGACTTACAACCTTCTTATCCGAGTCGCTACCAATGGCGGCTAAGAAAGCGTATGACAGTTCTGCTTTTAGACCTCTTAGGAGTTTAGGTAGAGGAACTATAAATGCATTGATGTCCACAGGGGTAGACACCGCTCTAATGTCTTTTTCTATGTGGAGACTTAATAGTCTGGGCGGCTATAGTGATATTCAAGAATATAGAGCCGCGAGTAGAGATGTAGCGGGCGCCGCTATAGGTGCATCTGTAAACCTAGGTAGTCTGATTCTCAGTGGAGTCACCCGAGGTAAGATAAACCTTAGTTGGGCTAAACAGATCTCCACAACGATGATTCTCCAAAATAGTGTTGGGGAATTCGTAGGGAATTGGTTGGGGGATAGAATGTATTCCGAGCGGGGTACCCGACGTCGGTCTTTAATAGGTAAAACTATATCTGCTTTACCGGGTATAGGGGATATGCTGATGCCCCCCTCAGCCTATGCGGATGAAGGAACGGCGGATGAGTCCCAAGTTACAACTAGAGACGTTGTGGAGTTTGGAGTCTTCGGGTTAGCTGTCGCGGGTATAGGTTACGGTGTAACTACCGGGGCGGTCTCTGGTTGGAGATATCTTAACGAAGTGAATAAGACCAGAGACTTATTTATGCGGTCTCCTTTCTTAAAGGGAGATTCTTTAAGGTTTAGTCCGGCGTCGGCAAAAACATCAAGACTACCCAGGCTTTACGCTTCAAGAGTTAGTCCCTCCCGTTTAAAAGGTACTCGGTACTCTTCTCTTTATAGAGGTGTAGCTAGCGCTGGAGACGATTTAGTCGAAGAGGGCGTAAAATCCTCGGTACGAAGTACTCAGGCGCGGGTGTATAGAGAAGCCGCGAGACTTACCGCAGAGAGAATGGCGCGCGGTGGGGGTAGACAAGCTTTTTCAAAGGCAGCACGGAATAGAATGTTCCAGAAGGAACTGTACCGAGCGGCGAGTAGGGAAGCTACTAAAGAAGTAGCGGGGCGTTCCTTAAGCGGACAGATATTCAGAATTGTAACGAGTAGAGCTTTTGACGCCGCGATTGCGGTTGTAGCCGCTCCATTTACTCTGCACAGTAATTCTCAAGCCGCGGAAAACCTTCGACATTACAAAACCAGTCCCCGCCAAGAAATTGTAGACATCAACAAACGTAACGTCACGGGGATATTTACAGGGTTAAGTGTGGTACCCCGTATAGGTACCGCGCTAAACATAATTGGTTCCTTTGCGTCTGAAGTATCTGGTGGGTTTGGTCAAGGACAGAGATATTGGCAGCGATTACAGCGCGCTAATATCACTTCGCAGGCGGAGTACGTCAAATACGCTGACTCCGCTAGTAAAGGTGGTTTAACCGGTGCGCTTGTGGGCGCGGGTGTGGGGGCGGTCATTGGAGGATTACTTGGAGGATTTCCGGGAGCGATAGTCGGCGGTATTATCGGCGGGTATATCGGTAACTATTTAGGTTCTGTTATCTCGCAGGAAGCTTACTTATTTAATAAAGAGAAGAATCATGATGAGTTATACGCCACCATTGGGGGACACGCTCTTCTGGCGGGTGGACTTTACGGTGCGTATAAGTTAGGGCGGTCGCTCTGGAATAGGAAGTTAGAGAGAGACCTAAAGCAAACTCAGGAGAAAGCTAAGACAAATATTAAGGAAGAGATGGGCGCTACACCTCAATCTCCTGAAGAAACGAAGACCCCGGTTGAAACAGCGGAACCGGTAGAGCCAGCTAAACCTACACCTAAACCCACACCTAAACCACAACCCCCGGAGACTTCTGCAGAGAATACCCAAAAGTTAAACGAGGAAGCGGCGGAAGAACGAGTAGAAACCGCTAAAACGATTTTGGGGGAACCCCCTAAACCTACCCCTAAACCTACCCCTAAACCTACCCCTGCCCCTACTCCTAAACCTACTCCTAAACCTACTCCGAAGCCTACCCCTAAACCTCAGACTACGTCGTCTAAACCGTCATTTGCGCCGGCGGTATTACAATACCGTTCGGACCAAATAGATAAGTATACAAGTGGGCAATATAGTTACGAGCAACTTACTCTTATAGAGCAAGACTTAACTTTAAGGTTGTCTAAAGACAAGAGGACGGGGCGAACTTTAAGCAAGAACGAGCGTTTAGGTATAGTAGCTGAACGCGCGGCGGTTATAGCGGCGAAGGAGCAGATTATTCCTCCAGAGCTAAAACAAATAGAAGATGAAGCTAAAGCTAAGAAGAGACAGCTTCAAAATGAGACGCAACAACAGAGAGAAGCCGTTGAAGCCGAAGCCGCTCGCAAACGAGCAGAATTAGAATCTAAACCTCCGACTCCTCTTACTCCTCCTACTCCTCCTACTCCTCCTACTCCGGCATTATCTGAAGAGGAGATGATTGAGGCGAAATATAGAGAGAAGCAGAAGAGTTCTCACGATAAATTTAAAGATCGGGAAGAGGAGATTGCGCGTAAGGAAGCGGAGCTTGCGGCAAAACATAAAGAACTTGAAGACTTACGCTCCGGTAAGTCCCCAACTCCGACTACACCGACAGCCGAGAGTCCCGGACCCGTATCTAAACCCACGGTGGAATCATCTAAACCAACACCTCCACCTCTACCTCCAACTAAACCAACACCAACACCTCCGCCCTTACCCCCAACTAAACCAACGCCGCAATCTAAGCCGGATGCAGAGACTTCTAAACCTCCCTCTGAATCTTTACGCCCTATAGACCACAATTTAGTCTATGCGGGTAAAGCTGGGATGCTCCAAGACTTACGCGCGGGGGCTGATGCATCCCGCAGCGCCAGAATATTTATTGAGTCTGTAGATGACGACCTTCTTTGGGAAGATGGTTTTGATTCTCTGAGAGAACGTGAGGCTAAATTAAGACAGAGCGCCAACGAGACCTTAAATACAGATTTAGTGCCTAACACAGGAGAAGTTGAAGCTAAAGTTGCGAGAGAGTTAGCTCAAGCGGATTATATCAATGAGAGGCTAAACGCGTTACAAAAATCTAACGATATTCAAAACTTGAAAGGGGAGGCCGCCACTCAAAGAGTAGATTTAAGCAATGCCGGGGTTAGAAAACAAAAAGTTGGGTTGTGGGATAGGTTATGGAATGGACCCTCGTTCTATTTTGAGGAAAGGCCAGATATGGTTTTCCGCGGAGATTCCTTTATGCAGGAGGAGGAGATAAGATTCGCAAACGAACAGATTGAGCGGATGTTCCCCCATGAGAAGGCTCCAACTTTAGAGATTGTACGCGACCCTAAATCTACATATAAAGGGTACTATGACCCACGAAGACATGTAGTTAGTGTTAATCTCGCGCGTGGTGATACTTCGTTGGATATTCTAGACACGCTTGTGCATGAACAGGCTCACGCGTATAACACTAGGTATACCTCTAAAACAGATTTCTTTGATAGCGCTAAAGAGTATGTAAGTTTTCTAAAAGAGACGCTTCTTACAAATAAGTTGCGTAGTGATTTTATTGAAGTAAGTCTAGAGAGTAAACAGCGCCGGCAATACGTATATAGAGGCGCTCTATCTTCTTCCCACCACTATGCGGTTGGGGTTCTAGGCGTACAAACGGTAGAGGGAACTAATTACACTAGACCTAATCAGGATGTAGTCTCCCAAATAAATAAATTAGCGGAGAGAGCCGAGACTGGGCAATTAAGTATTGAAGATGACCGGCTGTTCCGTAAACTTACAGGCGGCTTTATAGATGAACTTAGCGCGTATAACGCGGCGGCTGAGGTTTATGAAGAGTTCCCTGTTAATAGTGTGGGTAAAGGACTTCATACACATGAAGCTCCGGATAAAGGTTTTGAAGCTGCATATAACCGCATGATGAAAGCCGCGGGCTTCGACGTACAAGTAGAAATGGGCTTTAAACCCCCACAAAGAAAGAAAGCTCCGGGGGGATTTGTACGGGTACAAAAACAATCTAAAGCAGCGGGGCGTAGAGAGCGGTGGAGTAACGTTCGTAGAGGTACCGCGCAGGGTATAGATATCCAGGGTCTTATCTTAGACACCATTATCGATAAGACTAAAGGCGCGGCGGATAAAGCTGTTAGTGGAGTAAAGACGGTTGCTAGTAATTTAGGGAGAGGAGTATGGGAAGGTAGCGGTAAGTTAGAGACTTGGGGTTCCAAGCTGGATACGCGGTTTGGGAATGTAGGTGTTGGAGGCCAAGCTGGATTCTTCGGACGATTTGGGCAAGGACTACGCGCTGAGTTTAGTATGCGCGGTATTGTCGAAGGGACGTTTGGAGTAGGTAAGACTGACACCGGGAAGTTTGGCCTTAAAGGTAAAGGCGGCGCTATGGCTCTTCTCGGTACCGGTTTACAGTTAGCGGACGATATATTAAGTGGGAAGTCCGCAGGAGAAACAGCGACGAACTTTGGTATGAGTATTCTCGGAGGCTTAGCCTTTGGGGCTGCCATGGCGGGGTTAGGCGCTATGGCCGCTTCAAGCGCCGCGGCTATAGCTACCTTAGGGACTTTAGGTAGTGTGGCTTTGATGGCTTATGGAATCTATAGTCTTACTAATCAAGCCTTGGATGTTGGGGGTAAGGCGTATGAGAAGTGGTGGTTAAAGAGGAAACGGACGGCGGAGGAACAGAAAGACTGGGAAGAGCAGAAGCAAATGCTCTCGATGGGTTTCGGTGTGGGCACCGCGATGTATGTAGGTTCTCTGGCTGTCCTTCGTAGTACTGAAGCTGAAAAGAGAAACTCGTTTACTTCTCGTAAGGTTGTAGAACAGTCTGGACTACGGGTACAGACCCAACGCGGTAGAACTCTTAGTTCGGTGGGTGGAGGAGTTAGTGGAGTAGGAAGCGGAGTTACTTCTGGTGCGCTGGGGGATAAGACTATTTATACTCCGGCGAACGACCCCGCGCTGCAATTATTATCTGGGGTGTTGTCTAAAGAGACCTCATTACAGAAAGAGACTAAGGTAAAACTTCCTAGTAAGGTCAACAAGTTGGAGAAGGAGGAGAAGAGTAGTAAGGATAAAGAGAAGGTAAATAAAGCGGCTCAAGACGCGAAGAAGCAGAAGTCTACATTTGCGGAGGAGTATAAGTTATATGAGGACAAACTGAAAGGAGAGAAAGGGCCGTGGCGGAGTATTCTCGACTTCTTCGGATTAGCGTGGAAAGCGGTAACAGGAGCAAGTAGATTTATTTACGAAGCGAAGACCAAACTCTTTAAGGGGGTAGCGGATCGGATTGCGGGCGGAATGCAAGCGGCTTTCCGAGCAGGTAATGACTTCATGGGTCTTATCCAAGGGGATGTCCGGGGTACGTTTGCAGACATCTTGAATATGATTTCGGCGGGAGAGGGAGACTGGGGTTCCTTTAACCGAGGCAAAGCCGGAGACTCTATGAATAGTAGTTGGGAGTCTGTCTTCGGTAAGAGGGTACAAGAGACCACTTTAGCGGAGATAATGGAGGCGCAGAGTAAAGGAAAAGTATTCGCGGTAGGGCGGTATCAATTTATTCCGTCTACTTTAGCCGGGGCGGTTAAGAATACGGGTATAGACCCGAATACTCCGTTTAATGAAGACACTCAAATGCGGTTGGCGGTATCTTTACTCCAATGGAAACGCCCCGCTATCTGGAAGTATATAACGGGACAGAGTGATGATATCGTTGCGGCACAGAAAGCTTTAGCTTTAGAGTGGGCCTCGATTGAATACGGTAAATCCGGACGGGGCGCTTACGACAGTGTTGGAGGAAATAGACATAGTACCTCCTATGAGAAGTCTATCGAGGCTTTAATCGCGACTCGACAGCGGTATGCCGAGAGTGGCGGGAATTTTGTGTTTGATAAAGGGGGTATGTGGAGTGAAGCTTCTCCCGACGGAGTACAAGTAAAAGGAGCTACCCAGGTTAAAGCTTCAGATATTAATTCGGGGTATGGGATGCGGGTTCATCCTATATCCGGTAAGCGGAAGATGCACCGCGGGGTAGATGTTGCTTCAGTTGGCGGGAAAGGCGTCGATGGGATGTTTATCTCCTTCACGAAAGATACGGTTGTCACTAAAGTAGGGTATCAAGAGGGCGGCGCTGGGTATTGGGCTGAATTAGATGCGGGTAATGGCATGAAGTTTAGAGTCATGCATATGCGAGGCCAAGCTTTCTTAAAAGTAGGGTCTACCTTGAAGGCAGGCTCTGCTATAGGTCAAGTTGGATCTACGGGTGGTTCTACCGGACCGCACCTTCACTTCGAGACTATTATTAATGGTGCTCACACCGACTCTAGACCTTACGTGGGTTTTGTTCTTCTAGGAGGTAAGCCCAACGTAGAGGTTAAACAACCTCAAACTCCGCCCCCTGCTCCTAAGAACACTGCTAAAGGTGGTTCTCAATCTCAGCGTATGGCGGAACAGACTTCGGTCAGTACTTCTAGAGGAGCAGTTGGTGGTTTAGTAAGTAATGGCTCCGCGTATAAAACTCCAATGAAGACTATACACGGGGGCGGAGGTGACCCTTATCATATTGACTTTAAGATTTATGGTGGGGTGTCTGATGAACAGAGAGTCGCGTTAATGGACGCGGTTGCCCGAGGTTATGAAGCGGAAGGGAGAAGAATAGAATTTTCTAATAGGGCTGTAGGAGGTGTGGTCTACCGCTCTACCGATAGTTTTAAAGAGAAATTAAGGAAAATACGCGCGGCGCAGGTTGCACATAGGGGACATAGTTCTCGTTTTGCGATGGACTTTTATGTCCCTATTAAAGGTAAAGCTAGGTATACCGGTAAGGCTAAAACATCCAGTACAGATGGGGGTGCCAACGTTAACTACATTATTCCGGTTATTCCCGGAGGATATTTCACTGTAGGTAAACAAGGTCGTTCGGGACAACAAATTATTGGATATAACGCAAAAGGGGAAGCGGTATACGAATTTTTCCATGGTGCTGGTATGCAACCTGGAACCTATAGATTCCAAGATGCCGCTCCAGCGTCTCAACAGAGTAGACCTAAAGAAGCTTTTGCTCCTAACATTCCAGTAACCCCAATTCCTTCACCCCCGGGTAAGAGTACACCGCCTCAAAGTCAACCTAAACAGCAGAAGTCTTCCGGCCCTGCTTGGATAAAGACTGATAAGAGAGCAAGCTACTACGGTAGAGGAGACGGCTTCGCTGGTAAAGGCACAGCCACAGGTGAGAAGATGGATCCCACCGCTATGACTGTTGCGGCTAAATTGGTAAACGGTCGTCCGATGTTCCCCTACGGAACGATGATAGAAATCCGTAATGACGATAACGGAAAGAGTGTTGTCGTACGGGTTAACGATAACGGTCCGCTTACTCCGCGTAGAATGTTTGACTTATCTGCAGGGGCTTTTGAGAAGATAGCTCCTATCGAACAGGGTGAGATAAGAAATATGTCTTACCGCGTTTTAAGTACCCCTCAATCTAAGAAACAGAAGCAACAACGATCTAAACCTCAACAACCTAAGCAGCAGCAGAGAACAAATTCACGACAGACATCTCAAACGCAGACAAGACGATACGACCAGAGGTTGGACTTAGACACGAAGTTGTTCCCAAGTTTGGTGACTTTAGTACCCACCAATAGAAAGACGCAACATGGGTCTCCTATTTACTCTCTTCAGATGTGGAAGAATGGTAAGTTGGTAGGTGCTGTAGACGCAGTTAGTGGGCGTCCAGAGCATCAGAGAGGAAATCGTGATGTCGCTGGGAGTCATCGTCCTCTTCCCGATGGCTCCTACACCCTAGCTAGAACTCCTTTCCGTAGTAATGAAAAGGATGTAGGTGGATTATTTTTACCGATCACTCCTAATTTCCCTACTAGTAGAAGTGCGTTGGGTATTCATTGGGATGACGGTAAACCTGGCACCGAAGGTTGTATTGGCATTGTGGAGAGAGCCAATCGGGATAAGGTCTACAAATTTATAAAGGATAATAAGGTTCCTGTTATTATTGTAGACCTAGAGAAAAATACCTCTTCAAAACAGTCTACACTTCCAGAAGAAAAAAGAGATAACAAGTACGTTAATGCGCCCAGTCCTGAACCGAAAGCGTTAGCCCGCGCTCAAACTGATGGAGGAGTACTCGTAGCGTCTGCCGGTGTATCCGATATGGGGATGCCGATTCTTATAGCGGATGCTAGAACCCCTAAAACGAAAAAACAAAAACAGGTTCCTATTCCCTTCTTACGACAGGTGACGGGGGCTGCTTTAGAAGAGCTTGTATTCTCTCGAGAGGGTGTAAGCAGTAAGTCTTTGGACAAGTTGGAGAAGAGACTTAACAAACTTTATAACACTCCGGGTCTAGAGCTTAAATATGAGCTAATTAATAGTGCAGGGACTTACAGTTCTTACTACAACGAAATTGTTATCAATCCGAGAGTGAACCATACTGCTGACATCCCGGAGACCATCAATACGGTGGTGCATGAGTATACACACGCCCAGAACTACCAACGTAGTAAGAAACTCACTAAAATCCAAGACCCTCGTAAATACGCTGAAGCAGTAGCAAAAGAATATAACGTCAAGACTTTGATGGATGTTCTCACTGATCCAGAGAGACAGAACGCGGTGAGTAGTGCTATCTTGTCCACGCTTAGTTCTGTTCAAGGTATGTACGGTAAGGAGAGTATACCGGAAGCCACTAAATTTATAGAGATGTTGGCGGACATCCGCGTTAAGGATCACCTTAAGACTAAAGCATTGATGGACTTCTCGGCGGAATCGAGTCGGTATGTGTTTGAACGTTTCTTAGACGAAGTGTCCGCTTCCGCTATGGGTACTCATGCGTCTAAGACAGTTGGGGGTAAGCCCGAGAATTATGGTTTAACTGAGGATGAGCGTAAATTTACATTCGCGGTATTTAGATTGTTCCGGGAGTACGACTACGACGTTGTTCATAAACTCTTTAAAGGTCAAGAACCTCGAGTACGAGAGTCTTCCGACCGCGGCGTCTTAAGACGGATTGCGGAAAATATTCCTGGGTTAGATATATTCTTTCCTCCACCTGCTTTAGGTGCTGAATTTTCGCCTCAAGAAGTTGAGAGAGAATTGGGTAAAGCTAAACGAACTTTTGACCGAAATAAATCTAGGAAAGACAATGTCGTACGTAAGGTCACTTCGACTACTGAAATTCCTGAAGCGGTCTACAACGGCGAAACTCTCCTCGCCTCCAATAAACTTGAGAATCTTATCTATACACAGGGCAGAGATGCTTATGCACGCGATAGACAACAAAAAAGACAAAGAGATGAGAGTACGAAGAGGAAGCACCGTCGGGTTAGTCCTGTAGACTTCGATGCACTTTTAAACCGGAGTAGTTATGAAAATCTCTTAATGCAGGGCGAGATACTGTTCCGAGAGATAGGGGAAGGTTTAGTCAGACCTAAAGCTTTTCAGAATAAAGTACCTCCTAAAAACCAAACGGGCTTCCTACGATTAGTGCGTACTGGGGACCAAATTCGTGAAGGTAAATACGCGGGTTTTTATCCTTTAGCCTTGGAGATGTGGGAAGGAGATAAACTCGTGGGATCTGTACCGGCAGTTAGTGGAGTGGTAGGTACTCAAACAGATACCACAAAGCAACGTCATGTCGCCGGTAAACTTGCTCCTTTACCCGACGGTAATTATATTGTTGGGCAATCCTTTATGTCCACTGACCCCGTTGTGATGGGTATATTTATCCCTATCCTCTTTAAAGGTAATACTCAACGGTCTGCTTTAGGTATACATACTGATGAAGGTAGAGGTGCCGGTACCGCTGGTTGTATAGGTGTTATAGAGAAAGCTCATACTAAACTTGTAGATGAGTTCATTAAGAAGAATAAGATTACTAAACTTGAAGTACAGATCTTACAAGAGAAACCTAAACGTAATCAAAAGAGTAAATTAAAAGCCGAAGAGAGGGGTGAATATCTTATGGCCTCTGCAGGGGTATCGGATATGCCGGTACAAATGGTGCCTAACTCTCAAGAGTTGTCTGCGGTCATGTCCACCCCTAAACCTCGTATCGTAGCGCAGTGGGATCCTCAAGATATCTATACAGACTCTACCGCTATACCTGATCCTAACTCTGTATACAACACTAAACTACCGGTACAACTAGACCCTAGATACAAAATTAAGACACCGGTATGGGGTCAACCTGGACATAGACCTGAAATAGGAAGTGGTCCACCTCAAGGACCCGTATGGGGACAAGCAGGTAGTCGTCCCGAACAGAAGAGTGGACCCGTATGGGGACAAGCAGGGAGTAGACCTCCCAATAAAGAGGGTGGATGGACAGGTAAACCCCCCGCGGATTGGAAATCGCCTGGGGGGTACACAGGTAAACCCCCCGCGGATTGGAAATCCCCCGGAGGATATACAGGTAAGCCTCCTGCAGATTGGAAATCCCCCGGAGGATATACAGGTAAACCTCCTGAGGGGTGGAAGTCCCCTGGGGGGTATACCGGTAAAGCTCCTGCAGATTGGAAGTCCCCAGGGGGGTACACGGGTCAAACTCCTGATGGTTGGATTCATACAGGGCCGGATGATCCAGTTAGGGGTGTACCTAATGCTATTGAGCCTTCTGATGGACCTAAACCCCGCGTTGAAGATTTCTCTATTCTCGAAACGGATAGAGATAATCCTTCAACGACTCAATGGGGTATTCATACGCCTGGCTCCTCCTCTAAGGAGAAACCTAATAATGTCAATAAACCTGTTGAGCCTTTATGGAGGGACCGGGATACCAATACCCCGCGTAACGTTAATAACCGCACTCCTCTATGGGGAGAAGGTAACCCCGTAAAAGAACGGAAGGAAAAATCTCCTACATATACTAAACCTCCTTTATGGCAGAGCGGTACTACTTCTCGTTCTAGATCTCCTATTGTTAATGAACTAGTAGGTGTATTAACTGATGTTTTATGGGGTAGTAAGGAGAAGAGTGGGTATGAAGTCAAGCCTAAGGACTATGAGGGTATAGATATACAGAGAGAGGCTGAGAAGGTCAAAACTGAGATTGAGAGACGTATCCGTATTATTGTGACGGAGGCGAAGTTACCCGCGGAGTATGTAAAGGTTATTCTAAACGCGCAACAGTTTGTGGATAAGGTTAAGAAGAATATCCAAAAGCGGGTGGAGGAGTCTAAAGGACCTAAGGGTAAATTAACGGTGCCGCCGCCGTCTGATGCGGGTAATGCTTCTAACTATCCTTCGGCTGACCCGAACAATATTCCTTATGTCCAAACCGAGTATAAGAGAACCGCGGATGTTATTACAGATAAGGATGAGAGCGGAGTTGAACAGACGAGTATTCGTATAAATAGAGTGGATGATGAAGCGGCGGCGCTTTACCAAAAGGCTCAGGGAGGTTTTGCTCCTATTATGTGGGAGATGGGAGTTATGGAAACCTCGATGTCTTCTGCGGATGCTTCAACTTCCCACAATAAAGACCAATGGGGTCGTTTCCAACCCCAAGAGTTCTAATGCTTCCGTCGCCATATCCACGGTGCTATAGCTTTTCTAGCACTCCATATCCCTAACTTTTTCTTTTGTGCATCCGCCTGCCCTTTTCTTAACGCTTCCTTCTCCTTTTTGCAGGGTTCTAGATACGACTCGTATACCCAGGCGTATCCTGCCTGTACTAAGTCTAGGTTAACTAACTTTCCACCTATATAGACTTTTGCGATGGCTCTGCCGTATATATCTGAGTCGTAAATATGTAATTTTATTTTCTTTTTCAATACTCTTTGTTCTAAATATTTTTTGGCCTCTAGCCCTTTCGGTTGTTTTATTTCCGCCGCGTCTATGCAGGCTAACCTAACCTTTAACTCATTCGTTTTTTTGTTTTGTTTTTCGTAGTTAACCACTATGGTGTCTCCATCTATTACCCTCGTCACTAACGCTTCTGTTTTTATCGGCATGGCGACTCCTAAAGTAAGAGATATTGTACTTAACAGAACTAGTGCATTTACTGACATGTTATCAAACCACTAAGTTAGACCTTTGTACTACCTATTATATAGTAGGTTAGGAATGAGTCTAATTTTGGGTTAAGTCCATGGTCGAACTTAGTGTTGGATTATTTCTAGTTTTCTTTATCTCTACGCCTGTTCTCTATACTATTTTCGTATTAGCTTACTTGGATACGTTTGAGCCGAGAGGTAAGGATAAATTTTGAATTAAGCTGGAAGTAGGTATGAGGTCGGGGGGTTCGCCATTAACTCTCGTTTAAGTTATCCAGAAGGGGAACCACGTCATGGATAATTACTCGTTAAGTACCTTGGCATAAGAGATCCTTAAATTAAGTAAAGTAGTTTTTGTGGTTTCCTACTTGTACCGTAATTTATCTTAGGATGAAAGTCTTAATGTGAATGGTGTGAGATTACGGGCTATTTTATATATACTGCGGTATATCTATGGTTACTCTCCTGATTTCCTTATTATCCTTTACTGCCCGACTCTTTTTCATGAAGGGCGCCCTGGAGCCTTTGGTTGTATATCTAAGTGGCTTGGCATACAAAAAATATACTCCCTATATCCTGGAGCGTATCGATACCGATAACCTTGTGCTTAAGTGGCTTCGAGATTATACAGCGGCACAAGTAGAAGAAGAAGCCTCTGACCTAATTAAAGAAGTAATTACTCAAGTAGACCCGGCAGTAGAACTATCCCCTGAACAGGTTCAAGCTCTACTCACTAATGTAGTGTCTACTTACTCGTTTATCGTTAATGCAGATAAACTAAATAAACTGTAAACAATCCTCTGGCGCTCTTTTAATAATCGCCATAGTCTTCTTGTACTTTTCGTAGGGTAGTTCCATCCCTTTGTCCTTGTCGAAGGACAAGATCAGATAGAATCTACCGCTCTCTTTCTTTACCTTTACTAAATAATATCTAGCCCCGTATATAAATACGTAAGGTTTATAGTAAGATTCGTTCATGATTATGTCTCCATTACTCAGTTGCTGAAGTCTTCAGCGACTCTAGGGGTCTAAGGTAGTAAGTTCATCGATGGGGAAATGTGGAGACGTTTCTCAGCTTCTTCCGCCAACTCGGAGCGCACGGTCTTCGTTAAAGTTATATGTCCGTACCGTCTCCAACCTTTAAAGCGCTCTATACATTGGGATAGACCGTTGTTCTCTTGATCCAAGTATTTAATCTTAAGGTCTATCTGCTTAACGTCCCCTAAAAGAATTACTTTCGAGGGAGGAGTTCCTTTACCCGCTCTCGTTATAAGAGTCTTTAATTCATTGATATGTAAGTTCTGCGCCTCGTCGATAACAATTATACTGTTATCCCAGGTTACACCTCGTACATATTGAATAGGGGCTGGCTTAACGATACCTCTCCCGACAAACATCTCGTGGGGTTTGAAGTCATTTTTATCCCCAGGCTTGTGCTTGCACAGTTGGTTTATACACCCGTATAGCCCTTCTAACCACGGGTCGGTCTTCTCTTGTATACCCCCGGGTAGAAAGCCTTGTTTCTCTCCGACGGCTACTTCCGCCCGCGTGATTAAGAGTTGGTGATACCCTTTGGACTCTACCTGTTGTAATGCCGCGGCGACAGAGATTAAACTCTTTCCACTCCCAGTAGAACCCGTAATCGATACCAGATGGATCTCAGGGTTTAACAATAACTCTAATGCAAACTTCTGTTCTGCGTTTAGCGGGTATATCCCGTATACCTTATTGTCGGGGTTAGTAAGTTTTTTAAGACTACCCGTTTGATAAATACAGAGAGCGGTGTGGTTAGGGTTAATCTCATCCACCAGGGTTACACAGGTGTTGGGATGTAATTTATCCTCAACATCTATAAAACCGTTGCGGTGGAGTTCGTTGATTATTCCACTTTCCGTGTGTAACTCAATGTGCCCGGTGTATACCTCTCTAACTTTATCGTAGAGATAGTCCTCGGTCTGGACACCAAATATTTTAGCTTTTATCCGGAGATAACGATCCTTTGTTATCAATATAGGGTTGAGGTCTATGATACCAAGACAGTAGTTTAAAATCCGGTCGTCGCCTTTAGATACTCGTAACTTGGGGTCGACTAACGGCGGCGCATAATCTTCACCGATGATTATATCCCCAGTGCTGTCCGCCGGTCTGTCTGCACTACCCTCCAGTAACTTTAAGAGTACTCTACTGAACTCTCTACTATTAGCTCCAATTACACCAGGTTCGTTCTTCTTTGACTCTATCTCTTCTAACACGATGTAGGGTATATGTACCTCATGTTCCCTAAATCTATACATCGCTTCCACATCGTTTAGCAATACGTTTGTGTCCAGAACGAATCTTTTAATCATGGTATTTGCAATTTAGGGTTTTCTAAACCTAGTCTAAATCAAACCATTTACTGTGAATGACATTTCCTTTAGAGTCTATTACCATACCCGTAACGAAATAGTCATCTACTTCTTGTACAAGACGGTTGTTTAGTTTGAAGAATTCATCGAATAACATAGCGGGCCATATCTTCGTGGGTCTTACCTCCGGGCGCTCCCTTACAGTTAAGGACAACGCTTCTCGAATGTTATGTGTATACAGGTAGTTTAGACCTAGAGCGATATTCCAAGAGCGGGAGAGGTCACCCGGGTCGGAGATAAAGATAATTCGGTAGTCATCTATGGCGTTAGCGAAGTCAACAACGCCTTCTATCTCTTCTAGACTGCATTGACTACCGATACTCGTCTTCTCTTCTATATCCTCCTCTTCTTCTATCTCTTCCCCTTTGGTACTCAAAAGATAATTTTCTTCTTCAGAAAAAAGAAGTAGAAGGATAAGCTCGGCTATACCCTTTACTTCCTCGACTTCACTTAGAGAACTGGAAATTATTATAACAGCTTCGTCGTCGCTGTACTTCCTGCTAACCAGTTCTTCATACTTACAGATCTTTATTATTGGTTTCTTCATAAGAATACTAGGGGTATGAGTAAGGACTATACCAAGTGGGGTATAGTCCTGGATTACGAATAACTATAAATTTAACCGTGGCAGGCTGTACATTCCGCTGGCTCGTTATTTACGACTCGTTTCATCTTTTTAAGTAGCTTTTCTGAGGAGTGTACATTGGAGGATTGTTCGTTACGACAGTAGTATAAAGTTTTTAATCCTAATGACCAGGCACGATAATGCACTTTAGCGTAGTAAGTGGGGTCTACGTCTTTAGAGAAGAATAGATTCACGCTTTGCGCTTGACCTTGGGAGTAGCTATCCATCAATTTTTGTCTCTCGGCAGCTTGCTCTACAATCTCCATTTGACAAATCTCCCGCGCGGTTAAGAGAATCTCTTTATCTTCCTCACTAAGGAAATCCAAGTGCTGTACGGAACCTTTCTCTTTACAGATACTATCCCATACTTCCGCTGTGTCTTGTCCATAGGAGGCTAGGATGTCCCGACAGATAGGATTGTAGAATAACACTACACCCTTAGCGCCTCTCTTCTCGAAACAGTTCGCTGCCCAAGGTTCAATCCCGGCGGATACGTGTCCACATACCAAAGAGTTGGATACCGTTGGGGCTAATGCTGTAGTATGAGTATTGCGTACTCCCGTACCTTTACACCATTCAGGTTCGCCGTACTCTTTAGCCATGTCTTTTGAGGCTTCGTGGGTTTCTTTAGCGAGGTGTTTAAAGATCGCGCGGTTTAGTAATCTTGCCCCGTAGGACTCAAAAGGTAGTCTCTCTTTCTGGAGTAGACTGTGGTAACCCAACACGCCTAGTCCTAACATGTGAGACTTCTTAGCGAATCGTACAGCGCTAGCAAATCCCTTACGATCTTCCGCTTTTGCTATGAACTCCATCATGACTCCTTCTAAGAACCATGTGGCGTAATAGACCGCCTTTGTATCCTTCCATTCCCACCACTTCGTTAGATTCATACTCGATAGACAACACACAAAGGTGTGCTCTACATCTGTATATCCAGTGACCTCGGTACAGTTGCCTGTCATTCTTCCGTCGGTTAGAGCGAATTTGTGAGTACTAGGGACTTCGGTGCAGTAGGTAGCAACGGGCTCTACGTCTATAATCTCTACACTCTTAACAACCCCGTGCGTAGGTTTAGTCTTATACGCACCTCGTTTTGTAGGACGTTCTAGTTTAACGAGTCTTGAGAAGTGACAGATGTCCGCTAACTTATACGCACTGCTGTTAGATACCGTAAGGCGATAGCAAGCCAACGTAGGATAGTCTCCGTACCCATCGTTGAAGTTTGTTTTACCCGCTTCCCGCATACAGTTTAAAGTACTTTGTACGCCGATGCTCTTTAGGAGTAACTGCACTTGCTCTAGAAAGCCTTTATGGACACTAGCTAGTTGGTAACAACGAGCGTAACTGTTATTTACCACGGTGCCATCTCCGTCAAAGACTCCAGCTAGAAATTCTGCTTTACTGTTTAGAGTCCAGTCTAAGTATTCTTTAGGTAGTTCCTTCTTGTACTCTTTACACCAAGGCAGAAGATTATTTTTCCGCGCGGTTAGTCCTAAGACATTTACTCGATTGTCTCCAGCAGCCCTGACGCCGGCTTCTGTTATACAACCCTCGTTGTAGGACAAGTCGGCTGGCAAAGAGTTAACGGCGGATAGAATTCTTTCCTGACACATGTACTTAGTGTCGTACAACCATAGAATAGGTTTGTCATTGTGACTAGTCCCGTCGGCGGTTAAAAAGCCTTTAAGGTACGCTGCTTCTAACTCAACGTTTCCGCTATATTGAATCGTGTGAGTCTCTACAGTCATACCGTGCTTAAGGTCTTTAGCTTCTACAAAGCCGAAAGCTTCCGTTGGAAAACGGTGGTTTAAGGTAGTTCTGGTTTTACTCCCGTCTCGGAACGTCACCTCCACCAGTTGGTTTGCGTGTCCCTTATACCCAAAGGAGCTATTCTCTACCCACTTCTCTCCATCCCAGATGGTTACAGTCTTACCTACTAGCTCTTTTATTGCTTTAGGTCCTTCTGATGTGGTAACTAACTCTTCTCCCAACAGACAGATGTTACTAGTCTTAACCGTTAAGCCATGTTTGATATAACCGGGAGGGGAGTTACGGTTAACGTTGTCGGTAAAGAAGAGGAAGGGTTCGCCGGTTTCAACGCGGGTGCGGAGGATTTCTTTCCACAACTCAAACGCTTCGGGTTCGCGGGCTACTATCCGTTCCATGTCTTCGTCGGTTAGACAAACGGCGTGATGTATATTCATACACCGTAGATTTTCATCTCCTTGTGGTCGACGGATACGAAGGAATTCTCGAATGTCGCTGTGGGAGAAGGGGAGGTATACTGCACTAGCGCCGCGTCGGACATTGGATTGACTAACCGAAGCGGTGGCGCTATCGAAGTTTTTACACCAAGGTACAACGCCGTGGGATCTCCCTCCTCCTTGGATATAGGAGCCTCTACCTCGAATATTGCCGGCGTAGATTCCTACTCCTCCTCCTTTGGAGGAAAGATGTGCGAGTTCTCCAACACTGTCAAATATACCCGAGAGGGAGTCTTCTACTTCGAGAGAGTAACAAGAGATAGGGAGTCCTCGTTCATTACCCATGTTGGCTAAGACAGGAGTAGCGCCGCCAAGCCAACCTAACCAGAATAGAGAGAAGAAGACGTCGGCTAATTCCGGTTTGTGGAGACGATGCGCCGAGGCTTTAGAGACTCGCATGTACATCTCTTTTGTGGTTTCCCCCTCATGTAGATACCCGTTTTGCAGAGTGAATAGCGCGTCGGGGGTTAACCACTCGGGATTGTCGGGGAGGAAATCGTAATCTTGAGCTACGTTGGGTATGGATTTTTGGGAGGTTGAGATAGACTCCGATAGAAAGTTCGGGCCGATAAACATGGTATATTCCTCTATAGATGTCGGGTTTAAGGTTATGTATGTTGTGATTGTTTCTTTACGGGATTAAGAGAAAGCGGCGTCCCAGTCTACTTTATTAGGGTCAAAAGAACCTTTGGTGTAGTTAGTCACTCTTGCCGCAAAGAAGTCTGTATGGTTCTCACTCTCCGTCATAAGGTAAAACCAATCTGATACTTCTCTTTGTAGCTTCTCGTCAATGCTGTAGATAGGGCCTATATTTAGATCCTTGAGTTGTTTGTTTACGCGGTGCTTCATAAACTCTTTGACTTGCATCGCATTGATACCCTCCATCGAATACTGTCCGAAGACCATATCGATAAAGTCAAACTCTAACTGTAGGGTTATCTTAGCCGCCTCTACAATCTTCGCTTCTAAATCCGTCTCTAGTAGATAGGGATGCTCTTCCACTAATTGTCGGTATAACCAACAGCCGGCCGTGGAATGCAACCGCTCATCCCGCACCGACCATGTAATAATCTCCCCTACCCCTTTTAAAAGATTCCTCTTAGAGAAGGAGAGTAGGATTGCGAAAGAAGAGTATAAAGAAACTCCCTCGACTAGACCACTGTATACAGCTAGTGAGAGAGCAATATCGTAAAGGGATTGTTCATTACGATGGATAAAGTTATTTAGTTTAGCGGCGGCGGTGGGTTCTTGGAGGAATGCATCGTGTTCTTCTAACCCTAATGTGTCGGACAAATAGTTATAGGCGACTTGGTGAATAGTCTCAGTACTAGAGAAACACAACGCCATTTCTCTAATCTCTGGTTTGGGGAACCATTTCGTAACTTTAGACCCCCAATACATCCCGACATAGACTTCTGTCTGCGTAAATCCTAAGAGTACTCCGGCTATAATCTTCTTCTCCTCTTCCGTAAGTTTATAATTCCAATCGTCTACGGACTGAGGCATAGTTAATACCTCAAAGTGCAACCAATGGTCTTGCTGCTGCAACTCCCAGAATTGATGCGCTATCTCGTACTCAAAGGGCTTATAGGCCTGTCTTTCGTCGATGATACTCATATATTACAATGCTTAATGTTTATGTACTCGGAGGGGTGAGAGTAACTCACCGTGTTTTCAAGATAGACTGATTTTTTCTACTTGGGGTTAGCTTCTATAGTCTTAACTCTCTTAACCTCCTCTATAGACTTTGCCCCACTTGAATCTAAGAACCCGGATAATCCCAAGTTCTGAAACTCCTCGATAATTACATTCCAAAATTCCTTAGGGCAATATCTTAATAGGATTTCTTCTATAGTTAAAGCGAGACGTTCAAACTTCTTAGCGTTATTAAACTCCTGGAGTTGTTTATTCGCTAGTTGTAGTAGTTGTCGGTACTCACTCATATTCTTAGCGTTAACCTCTCCGTCTAACTCAAACCTGGCCATCGCTCTTAATAGATGAGCGTGTAGGTTCTCCATATTCTCTTGGATGTTATATATAGAATTCTTCGCTAACCTCTTCTTCTCTTGCGGCTTCGCTTCATCATACGCCTTGAAGAACGCTGATACTGTACTTGTTGAAATACCAAATCTTGTAGCTAGTTCTTTTATATTGAACCGTTGTTCTTCGCGGAGTTTAATTAATTGTTTGGCGATACCCATCCGTTGTATCTTAGAGGGAGCCAACTCAGAAAGTTTCTTCGCGTTTTCGATTACAGAAGCCGCGCCTTCGTCTCCTCCCCCGACAAGTTCATAGATGCCTTTAATACGGGCTTCATATATCTCCGCCTCCCCGCGGTACTCTACGGGTAGTCCTTTACGGAAGATTTCATAATCTTTTATCCAATTCTCTATCTGTTCTATAAAGGCGAGAGCCTGCAGGGCCTTCTCCTCAGCTTTGACATTCTCATCTGGACTATACATCTTAAGAGACTCCTCTTTAATACAACGGGGATGACGGCTCTTTTGTATCTTAACCGTACAATGATTTGATATTCTCGGGTTCTAACTCCGGGAAGCAGAGCATAAATAGTATCGCATCTAAAGCCTTCTGTAGTTGGTAGGTTAAGGTCTCATTGCTTATATCCCACCGCGCTAACCGAGCTTTACGGTCGTCTATGCAGATCCACATTGTATAGAGAACCATATACCCATTTATGTCCATGTTCCGATAAATTAATATTTTTTCCTTAATCTGTTCCCATGGATGTACTTCCCCGGATAAGGGATGCTTCCAATCCCTCTTATACGGGAAGTCTCTCTGTAAATACGCCAGTAGATGATATGGGAGGAGATTGTACCGCGTCATTGGATAGCGGTCGAACGTAGTATTAATCCGCTTCCAGGTAACCAGGCGTTGATTAATCTTATGTTGTTTGGTCTTCTCGTTATTGCTCTCTTCCTGTATATAGTCCAGGATCGCCATCTCGAAATTATTCCTTTGAGTAGCGGCGATATAGTCCACCAATGTAGGCGACGGACGGAACTTAATCGTATTGCGTTGACCCCTCTTGACGATTAACTTCCCCAGTTTCGCCAACAACACTTCATTATCCTGACTCAGGCTTATCGTGATGTACTCCGCTAATGCCTGCATATACCGCCCGGCTTGCTCTACTGAAATACCTAATCGGTCCCTCATGTACGCCGTTATGTCCGCCTTCGTTTTCTTTTCTCTATTAGGTTGTTTCATTGTCTACACCCTTAACACCTATCTTTATACTTTGGCATAAAAAATCGTGGGTAAGGGCTACCCACGAAAAGAAAACCATTATCAAGAGACATATCTAGCTTACTTTACCACACTGTCTCTAAAGTAGAAACTCATCTAACTCACTACCTAAAGCCTCGCTGTAGAGCGGCCAGCACTTTCGGATATACGGACAGACTTGGTCTATGGCATCGAACTTCCGCCGCAAACAGGGAGACCCATACTTAGAGGGCCACTTCTTACTCCAACTGTTATCCACACCCTTCGTCTCTATGTCCCGGTCTATATCCTTTTGTATAGACTCCAGGTAATCCATACACTCATTAAGTACCTCTACGTCAGTCTTGGCGACTAGTAAAGACCCGGAACCTAAATGGGTGATGGAGATATAGTCCGCTAGTTTGTTCTCCTGTTCACAACGCACCGCGGCATAAGAGTTTAACTGCAGGTCGAACGCTACGTCCTCCCCTCTCCTCTTATACTTCTCACTCTTATGGTCGTTGATTATCGTAGAACCCTCATGCGTTAAATACTCGGTATCGATTACTCCGTTCCAATATATATCCTTCTTCTCACCGAACCACACCTTCGTCTCGTTTAACTTGTGCTCGATCTTCTCCACACTCTTAACTATGTCCGGCACCTCGAATATATATACGAAGGAGATCGCCTCCGCTACGATGTTCGCTAACGACATCCGCGTAAACGCCCGGTTCTGCTTCGCGGCTCTCGTATCTATCTCTAATTTCTTTAAGTGCAGTTGCTTCGCTTCGTACTCCGCTTTGAACTCCGTAGGACTATACTCCAACGGATTCTTCGGTACACTACCATCTTTATTCCGTATCTTATCCACCTTGTTGTACGATTCAGAACACCTCTGGAGCAACCGCCCGCATACTGTTCCATACTCGTACAACTCGTCTATATTGATAATGTTACTCGCAGAGCTTACATTGTCATCGAATAGATTATCTAAATCGATGGGGTCGTAGATACTTACCTGCTTGTTCTCTTTCTGCCCCCGCGCACCACACTCTTTTTCATATTTATCTGTGTCTGAACCCTCTAGGTTACATGCACTCAATAACCACGTCCGTAACGATAAATCGATAGCATCGTCTTTATCTAAACCCCGCAAGTAATTCTCTATACATAAGTGCGCCAACACTCCCTTGATTAACGGCTCCTGCAACGTCATACCCTCCCCTTTCTCTTTCTTTATGTATCGGAGACGATATAACTCAGGACAGTCCAAGTAAGTACTTAACTTTGTATAGCTTACTTTCTTTTCGGTTTCTTGCGGAGTTTCTAGGTTAGACATTTTTAGTTTAGTTTATAGCTTCTTTACTATTATAAAGTATTTCTCGTTCTTTAAGGGTGTCTAAGAAGTATACAGCTATGGCGTAGGCTTGCCAACTATGACTCGATAATTTATATGTTGCGCCCGGTTGTTTCTTTGTACCTTTAGGTCCAAATCTATCCTTTAACGCTTGTATTACATTGCTATCCTTAGCTTTAGCAGTCTTACAGTGATGTACCTTGATAGGGATTCTTGGTATCAAGTGAGTTGCACATTTCTTATGCGCCTCAGCTTGTTGTATAAATCTCCCTATCCATATACAGGTATCGAAGACCGTTTGTCCAACAGTCATCCCATAGGAGCTAATTCTTTCAACGACAAGGTGTTGGAAGTCTACGTTTAACATTAACTGGAGTAGTTCTTCATTCTTTATATTCCCAGCCTCGATAATATTAAACTCGTCGCAGTATACAAAACCAGATATCTCATTACCGGGGTCTATCGCTAATATCACTTAAGCTACCTCCTACCTCTTCTAACAATTTGGTAAGTCTATATCTTAGTGTAGTGTATTCTTGAATCTTATCTAAAGTCTCCCGCGGTGTTTGTACCGCGCCTCTAATATCTACTCTCTGCTCGTAACAGCATAGCTCGATTAATTGCGCGTACAATTCTTGTATCTCTCCATTGTCTTTTATATCCGCCCCCCAGAGTTTATGGTAATAAAACAATAAGACTGACCCTAATGCATAAAACCAAGTTAGGGTTGGATTTAACTCTGTATGCGCTTTTTGTAATGCTTCCCTACAGGACAACCTATCTATCCTTACTAACTTCTTCTTCAACGTTAATCCCTTCGGTTGCATCCTTATTAATTTATAAAAGTTCATCTGGTAGTCGTGCGTCATAAAATTTATCTAGTTAGTTCTAAGGTATTAACCAATCCCATTCATTGGCGGTTATGTATTTAGGGTTCTGTATAGAGGGATATCGTTCCAGGAAGAATTTGAAATCACTCCCTTTATATTCTCCCTTCACTAAGGTTCTGAGTAGTTGTTTATCCTTCTCAGATAGGTAAGCATCGAAAGGACAGTCGAATATCTTGACCCACCACTCCGGCGGGTCGTTAAGGTAGTTCCTACCGAAGTAGAAATCCATATCGTATTTCTTTAGTACATGTAACCACACTTTAGGTATTGTCTTTAGGTACTCCCAGTAGTGGTACTTATAATTTATGCCGTATTGGAGACACGTTAGGGATTGTTGGAGGGTGGGGAGTCCTAGGTTTTCGTTCCAGTTATACTGCGGATAACTTTTATGCCAGTGGTTTAGGATTAACCATCTTCTCTTTACCACACTAATATCCCGCGCTATCCTTAACTCTACACAAGAGCTACTCCCCACCATCTCCATCTTGTAATGGAGAGACACCGGGCATTTAGAGTTACGGTATACACATACAGGCTTAATTCTAGTCTTAAGGATAAATTGAGGAATATAGATTTCGACTCTTCGTTTTAATACGGAGTCTAGACCGCGGACATTAATCTCAGCTACGTCTATCGTTTCGTGCTGATATACAATATCCTCGTCCTCCTCCAACTTCTCTAAGTATTCCTCAATCTTTTCCCATTCTTTATTCTTTGTTGCTTCGGTGTACCTTTTCTTCTCGTCCTCTTTTAACTCTCTTCTTAGACAGATCATTGTTACCCCATAGGGTAACGCTGCGAGGTCTGGGTCTGCGTATATATAGAAGTTAGGTATCATCGAGATTGGTTGTGGTCATTACTGAAGAGCTTCGTCATATAGTTACGCCAGTCTCCATACTGGTCGAATATAAGCTTCTGTAGTCTAGCTGAGGTAGTTGGGTCGGGCATTACCGACAAACTCTTCCAAATCTCCCCGTGCTTCTCTATCTTCTGCTTGTACATCTTATACGCCAAACTCGGTAGCGGCTTAGAGTTCTTAATACCATACTCTAGATACTCATCTAGGTCATAGTCTATTTGGACTAACCAATCGTTGATGTCTTTAATACCGGGAATATCTGGAGCCATAAGGTAGTAGATAGGAGTATTGGTAAGACTCATAAGGTTGATAAGGCGGGGCATCATCTGAGTCCAGGAGATATACTCCCCTCCTCTTACATCCCCCAAAGCATATTTATCCCGGTCGAATACCGCCACAATATACTCAAACTTACTGAAGTCTTCAGCGAAGTACCCAAGTTCTACGTTGATACCGAACTGTCCTATCGTGGGTATATTCAACTGCTTTAGGGATAAACAATCTGATACCCCTTCGCAGAGCACAATATACTTCGAGTTAGGTTCGTATAAGTCTTTCGCGTTATAGAAGTAATTCGTGATCGCGGGGTCTCCTTTAGTGGATTTCCATCTTACCTTACGGTTGTCGAGGGCTCTGGCACTAAAGTGTTTGATATTACCCATACGGTCATAGACCGGAAATACTATATGATTGTCATAGTACTCTATGTACTTACCGCTATCGTCGATATAGCTTATGAGGTCATTAGCTTCGAGTTCTTCTTTATCTATTCCGGCGGATTGCAGGACATTATTGCCGGTGCAGAGTCCGACCTTATCTATGTTAAGCCAACCTCTACTGCTTAAGTAATCTTTTACCGTCCCCTCTTTATCGGAGGACATAGCTTCGCAGTATATATCGAAGACTCTGCGGAGTAGTTTACTTCGAGTGGAGGAGGGATTATGGAAGTCTAGATGGAAGTCTTGTCGAAGTAGGTATACGGCTTGAGCCGCTGTTTTACAAATACCGCTTAGAATCAATAGGTCTATTACCGACCCGCTAGCGTCGCAACGGAAGCATCTGAAGTGCTTGTTGTTCTTAACGCTTAGGGAGGACTTCCCCTGGCAGAACGGACAGGGACTATTTCCATGGGTCTCTATCTTTATACGGTACTTCTCCGCTGCCTCTTTTATCCCTACTTTGTCTTTTATATCTGTATACATTATTGGTCCCCCTTTATCTATATAAATTTACAAACTACTCACGCCTTCTCTATCTACTTTTCGCTTTCTTTAGCCTTTGTTTTAGACTATATTGAGTTAAAGGAGCGCGCGGCTTTAAAAGAAAATTAGGGTGTTTTGATTATTATGCACGAAGAGGGGGAGTCAGCGAGGATAGAACCGTTAAGTAATATTTTTCGTTATAGACTGGGTTTAGCGGATAGTTAATACTAATTAGTAAATATTAGTAAAGTTTAATACGAACGTTTAATACCAATGAGTAGAATAGTAACCCTAGCCGGCGGCTATCAAGTAGCGATAGACAGTATAGACTTTAACTTTCCGCCTAACTTGGTGGATATGTTCTCCAGGCTTAGAGTGTCCGAACCTAAAGCTCAAGTGGTAATAAACCAGAGTGGCCCTCTACGTAATAAGACAATAACTGAGGGAGAAGTAAGCGGTAGTGGGACTTCCTCTACTTATTCTTTAGCCAGAGCAGAGACTACTTTAACCGTAGGAACGACGGTAGGACTACGGAGACTTAGAAGTAGTATCGCCGGTCTCTATCAACCCGGTAAATCTTTACTATGCTTCTTTACTTTTAATTTAGGGGAGGGACAGACTAATGTTACTAAGCGCGCGGGATACTTCGATGATAGCGACGGTATCTTCCTAGAGCAAAACGGCACTACGCTGTCTTGGGTTATTCGGTCGTCGGTTGGGGGGTCTGTTGTTGAGACCTCTCGGGTTACGCAGGCGAATTGGAATAAGGATAAATTTGATGGCACCAGTACGGGATATAACTTTGACCCTACAAAGTGTCACATTGGGTTTATCACGTTGGAGTGGTTAGGAGTAGGGGATGTAGCGGTTGGGTTTGTTTATAATCAAGTTCCTGTAGTAGCCCATGTATTCCAGCACCCGAACATTCGGAGTGATGTGTATATGCGGACTGCTAACCTTTTCATCTCTTATGAAATACAGAGAACCTTGGCTGGAGGAACCTCCGCGAATCTAGACGCTATCTGCGGTACTCTTATATCGGAAGGGGGTCTCGATGCATTAGGTTATACTTATTCGATAGCCCGCCCGCTTAATACGCCTTATAATACATCTACTTCCTTCAATAATAGAGTTTTAATACTGTTTCGCCTAAACCCGTCTTCTTTAACTTCTCGCGTTATTGTTAAGAACATGGAGGTGTGGGTTAGCACGAATACCAACTACTATATCAAGTTAGTTCGTCTTCCTACTTTCTCTTCCTCTTATACACCCACTTGGACATCTCTTTCTGACTCAGCTATCCAATATGACTTTGGTGTTCCTAATACCATAGATATAACCAATACAGATAGTAATTCCGTATGGGTCGGTGTAGGTTCTAAAGCTAACAACTATGGGACTACGACATCCTTTCAAGGCTCTAGTTTAGACTTTCTTGGGTCGTCTTTTGACGGCACTCCGGATGTGTGGGCTTTAGTGGTCGAGTGTGATGGTTCAAATATTGTAGTAGAAGCTACAACTATACAGTTTTGGGAGCAAATCTAATGATTACGAGTAACGACATTGCGGTAATGGAAAGCCTTGCTTCCCACCCAACTCTATCCCAATTTATCTCCGCACAGGACTGGACGGCAGTAGCGATGTGGTACGAGAGTGTTCCTTCCCCTACTCTCGATGCTATTATTTCCTACATGTCCCCGCTGGATAGACACAAGTACTTTCAGTACGTGGACTTTCAGGTGTGGTATTCCCAATTCAACCTAAAATTACACCAGGGCACAGCCCTTGAGGTGATGGGGTACAACTTGGCTCAAATCTCTCAGTTCTCTACGCTGCTGTTGATAGAACTTATTTCCTACAGTTTGACCTCTCAGTCCATGCAGGACTTGGTTACCTATATGTTCCGGCGGAAGGTCTTTACCGCTCTCTATTATTTCCTCGTCTGTCTTGGTAGCGATGGGGTATTTGAACCGACTACCCTACAACTTTATGCTATTGAACTCTCACCGACGCCTCGGTGGCAAACTTTAGGTCTCTCTGAGGCACCCACCTACAGCGAGTGCTTGGACGTATATACATAAATAAGGGGAGTATGTCAATCTCCCCTTGTTCCGTCATTATGACCTACTCGTGGTCTACACGATGTAGATAGGATCATCGTACTCGAATTGTACGGTGGTGTCATTAATGGCTGGACCGACCACTTGATGGATGTAGCCGCTGGTTTCAGCGGGTGCAGTGGTAGATACTTCCCCGGGAGCAGTGGCAGATAGGAAATATCTAGTGCCAACAGTTAGACCGGTGAGTTGGTTGTTGGTACCGCGGGTATAGACGCTGGCGGTAGCCCCATTTAGAAAACCGGCAAGGACGAAACCGTGCGCAGGTTTATCGGTGGAGGCATCGGCAAGACGAATAGTGCGGGTACCGCCGTTGTCGTAGATGTTAACGAAGTCACCGGCGGTGAGGTCTTCAGAGGTGACAATACTTTCTACAGCGAGTTCAACACCCGGGGGTAAGAAAGAAGGATCAATCTTACCGGTGGAGTTGGTGGCGAGAACTTTGTTGGCATCGCCAACACCTGCAGAGGAGGTGATAGCAGAAATCAGCTTCGTTAAGCCGTTTACTTTAGTGAGAAATTTTAGAGCAGACATGGTTTTTACCCCTAAGGTACGATAACAATCGGTTCTTCTAGATCAAGCAATATTGTTGTTTCACTTAAAGCTCTCCCTATTTCCATGTATACCCACTCTTCTGGTATGTCCTGGGTTAAGTCCCCTATAGACGTTAGATATACGGGGAGTTCGGGTGCCCAATTCCATGAGCCATTGTATAGCTCTCCGTTTAGTTGCACTTGACCTCTATCTCCATTATTAACCGAGTTAACCAGTACTCCTTTTATATTCAGCAGTAATTGTTCCTCTATGTCTAGATCTACTCTATATATAAGTTCATCATTTCCTTGATATACTACACTGAACGCCGCAATACTTTCTCCCGCTATATAAAAAGAAAAGTCTGGCATTGGCATTAATGCCATATAGCGACAATCTCCGTCGATATGTATATTTATCGGCGTCTTATCGGTACTTAGATATATTGCCGGGACGATAGTCCTACTCACCAGTAGAGCCGTTTCGTTCTTTCCGACTAGTATAGAATCTTCATTCTTTGTAATCCCTATAGGGGTGGGGTAATTCGTTACATTAATGCAGGTCATATTACTTACCCCTTTATAACAGTAAGATCGATTAAGAAGAGAGTCTCTATAGTAGAAGTCGGTTTAAGGATACGGCAGATTCCATATATATTCTTCTTGTCCAATAGTGTCGAGGTTATACTGATAGGCACATTCAATGTAAAAGAAGCTGAGCCTGTTTCCTCAGGAGTAGCGGGCACGACTATATCGTACATAGGTATAGTGACATCTTGGAATAGAACAGTACCTAAGCCATTCTTTGCATCCCGTAGCGTGAGTATAGCGGTCGAACCGGTATAGTCAAACCCTCTCTCACTTACCCCAATACTCCGGATAAACGTGTCCCCCATTACGATAGGCCACCTAATTAAGGGTGGGGTTTCATATTGTACTAGATTGAGTACTCCGTTAACTAACTCCGGTGTCGCCATACATTTACCCTTCTATACCTATTTCTACTATCCCTCTATTTTTGAACTACTTTTATCCTCTTGTTCTGTTTAAAGTAAAGAAACCCCAGGGAGTTTTGCTTTTAAACAGAAGACGCAGTAATATAGGGGAGTTGTAAGAAGGAGGGGAGAGACCAGAGTGTATGGGTAAGGAGGACAAGAGATTAATAGGGTATTGTAGAGTATCAACTCAGAGACAGTTTACAGAAGGACATGCCCTAGAGAGATATATACAACAACTCCGTAAGTATGGAGTGTCCGAGGAAAATATCTTTTGGGATATTGAGTCCGGGGCTACTTCTAAAAGAGCCGGTTACCAGATTGTAATGGAGCGGTTACGCACTGGAACATCAAATGTATTGGTGGTTCCTTGTTTTGATAGATTTACTCGTAATGTCCTGGATTGGGAACACGCAGCGGAAGAGTTACAGAAGTTAGGAGTAGAAGTAGTTTTATTAGATAAAGGGCGTATAGATATTGATACCCCTTACGGAGAATTTACCAATACTGTAATGGCCGCCGCGGCCAGTCTTACCCAAAAGATGAATAAATATAATTCTATCCAAGGAATGAAATATCGCCGCGCTCATAACAAAAGCTGCGCCACTCCCTTTGGATATCGTTTAAATCCTGAAGGTAAAGTTATCCTAGACGACTCTCTCTTTCTTGATACTAATAAGACCAAAGCTCAAGTCGCTAGAGAGCTTATAGAGCTTTATTTGGATAACTGGTCTCTCCGAAAAACATTAAGTACAATGGTCTCTAAGTACAATGTTAAGATTCAAGGGCGCCCGAAGAAGGGCGAGGTATTCCCGCTTACAGCGGTAGGGTTTAAGTATTGGTTAAACATACCTATTTTGAGAGGAGAATTGATATATTTTTGGAAGGATAAGGACAAAAGGCAGGCCTCGGATTATAATCCTCCAGCCTTATTATCAATGGAGGAATGGTCCGAGATTAAATACTATTTATCTATAGGATCAAAATTCCGCGGCGATACATCTAAACACCGCCCTATCCTTAATCCTCTATCTGGTTTAATTTTCTGCGGAGAGTGTGGTACGAAGATGCGCTGTTGCACTAGCATCAATAGACGCAATAAACTCCGTTATACTTATTTATACTGCGATACCCGCTTTTATTCCCGATTAGGATTACCAGAATGTTCCCAGAGAGGTAGCCATGGTTATCATTTGGAGGACTATGTCCAGAAGACTATTGAGGCTATCATGGATCGGGCGGAAGAGTTATCTTTAGTTTGGACTCAAAAAGATGTTTCAGATAGTGAGTCCATACTTCAAGAGTCTTCAGAATATGTAGAACTCTGTACTCGTATACATAAACTAGAATCCCTACAAGACCCCGACTTGGTGGATATTATTGAGTTGAAAAGAAAGCAGCTTACTATTCTAAAAAGTAAACTGCTTGAAGAGACTTTTGAATATAAATACGATCTATCTAAACTACAACGCATTATCACACAACCGGGATTTTGGGAAGAGACAGATGTATCTGGACTTAAACTTATCTTTGATGCATTAGTTTCTCGAGTTACTCATCTCGACGGGGTTATTACGGTCACTCTTAAGACTTGGGATAGGCTCCAAGGTTCTGGGGTCTAGTCCTTCCTTCTCGCAATATTTCTTTAGCATCTTGTCCATCTCTTTTTTCCACAGTGCTTTCATAATTAATACCCAAAGGCTTTTAAGCTGTACTCGAAAGGATTGCCCGGAATATCACGTACAAGTTGGAGCATTCTATACGCGATAGCTTTTATTTCAATTTGGGCGGCGGGATTCCCTCTAAGTTGTAGGAAATGTATAAAGGCTTGGAAGGACATCTGCATGTCGTAATCAAGTTGCTTGTTATACCCTAAGAAATACCTCGAACTCTCTTTCGCTCTCTTACGCCCCAATATCTCTGTGGTCTGTTTAGCGCACTCGTGGTACAACTTATTTCCGTGTTCACTGTGCTCCATTAATACTTCCGCCCAAGTTAAGTCTTTGTACTGCGCTAACCCAGCTTCGTATAGACTCTCATTGTTGACCTTCAAGTCTAACCAATCACAAGGGATATAGTACTTATCTACCAACTCTTTGTAGCGGGCCGACTCGCTGTTGATTTCTACACCCACCTTATGTTTAATACTATGAATGTGTGAGGCTATATCAGCCGTTATTTGAAAATCGAGATAGCTTTTACGGAAGGGGGAGGTATGTCCGTGTTTGGCTAACATACAGAGAAGTTCTTCGGGGCCTTTCTTCTTTAGGAGGACGGTCTCTTCGTAGAGGCGGTGAACTCTTTCTAGGATATCGGCGGGGAGTTCAATACCTAACTCTACATTGGTGCTCTGCCACGCCGATAGACAATGACGCTCGTCTCCTCCGTAATACCCCAACAGGATAACTTTATTCTTCATACGTTAGCGCCCTCAGATTTGGTATATATATTGAGCAGGTAGGGGTTCATGTTGTTTTTTCGTTTCTGCTTTGTAATCCAGGATAGACCAGGTTACCACACAGAATAAGCTAAAGGAACACCCCAACATTAAATCTCTTATCCATCCCTCTACTTCTCTCAACCGTCTCTTCGTACGTCTGTTCATTTCTAAGTTCTCCTTAGGTAGGTTGTTCTAGTTTTATTCCTAGCTTCTCAAAACTCTTTCTTACTTTTAGATTTAGTTCCTCTATACCCTCTCGGTTATGGATATAGCTGAAGGGGATGTTGTTGTGGAACAGGGTGTATATAGGCATAAAGGTTCGAGAGTCATTCTTAAAGGAAGCACCGGGGCGCATTACATAGAAGAAGTATAAACTGTCGGCTCCAAAGATCTTAAGCATTTCGTCCAACTCCAACTCAAAACCTAAATCGGTGATAACGAATCTCGTCTTCCCTTTCTCGATTTGGTTTTGTATACTCTTCGCGCCTAATGTAGCAAAGATGTTCTTCCCGTGCATCGGCTTAAAGTATAACTCCGAGAGATTGATGTAGACCTCACGTGGGGTTAACCCATAAAATTCTTCTTGTGGGGAGTCTTTACCACTCTCAAAGTGGTCGTACTCTACGTTTAAACCGTATAACGCGTGCGCCGCGTCTTTTAACACTCTCGAAAACTTGATGTTGATAAAGTCGTAGGGCTCTAAATACTTAGCTATACTGTCTTTGCCACTCCGCGGCGGCCCATTCAGAATGATAATTTCCATTGTTACCTCGCTGAAGTCTTCAGCAACTCTCTGCAACGGTGTGCTGCTTCATCCAATCGTCTATAAAATCTAAGTGCTCCTTCTGGAGGTTAAACCACTCACTCATTACTCGCGCCTTAGCAAACCATAACATCGCGTGTAACCTCCGCTCTAACTTCATACACATTCTCTTATCTACTACGTATATACGGTAAAAGCGTAGAGTTTTAACAGAGGCGGTTTGGAGTTGTTTTAGGCGTCTACGGGGGTTACAGGACCTACCGATCTTGTAGTATTCACCGTCGGTAATTATGTATACATAGCTTGTTATCATGTATTTACCCTTTGTTTTTTAAAGTGGTTGCGGCTTTGAGTTTATTCTCTGGCGCCTCAAACGCTCTTAAACTCTTTGTATCTGTGTAGCCCGTTTACAATCCCATTAATCCCTACTTTACCGGTGGGGTGTATATACACATCAGTTATCCTCTCGAGTCTCGTAGCGAACTCTATTACCTTATCGCTTACTTCATTCTCGAGGGAGAGTATATACATCAACTTCATACTCACCTCGTCACTCTTAACCTTCTGCTTCAATTCTCGGAACTTCTCTACATTTACTTCCATAATTCACTTTGTACGTATTTACAGGTAATTAGATAATTTTTCTTTCTAGGAGAGAAAGGAAGGATAGTTGGTCTTCTTGAGGTAGACTCTGCAAGTATATTAGATAGCTTACCGCTTCTTCAATCGTTTTAAATCTCCTTGCGGTCTTCCAACTTAAACCGTAGGCCCCGGTTAGTATATCCATTAGGACCATAAACAATGTATAGGGTAACAATAGAGTCAAGTCGATTAACTCTAATTTACGGTACAACACTAGATAACATTCTCTGTTTCCTTCAAAGTAATCATAAGAGCATAACACTATGTATTGTATAAAACCTTTGAAGACGTTCATTGTTTTAGTTATCTCCCTATTTTTATATAGACAGTCTACCTATATATTTAGGAGTCCACGCTGGTTTGATACTCTGGACTAAACTATAGTCCAGAGTATCAGTTAAATCAGGGCTTGGACAGGGAGGAATCGTCCTTCCGTATACATATTCAGTTCAGTACTGCTGTAGTTAACCCGGAAGGGAAGATTCTTATCCTCGAGTAAGGCGTAGACCACTTCACAGGTAATTAAGGCAGAAGCGAAGTTCGCATTAATCAACTGGGGTGATGAGACCGCCTCGTATCCACAACTGCCTGGGTGTTGATCGGTCGGGACAGCAAAGTTAGTAACGACTTCAAACGGGTGGATAGGTTTGAGCATCCCTTTTACGCGGTTATACCAGACACAGGAGGCGGTGTTATATTCATTCCCGGGGAGGACACACGCGAAGTCGATACGTGGATTCAATTCATCCAAGTCTTTAATGACTTCATGTCGTGTGCGTTCGTTGTCGACGGCTAGAATAATGAGAACCGCCCCGTCGTTATAACTATCGTAGACATTACTAATCATCCCCCCAAACTCCCGCCGCTTAACGTATTCAGGGATGCCGGTGATATCGCAGATACTCTTATATCGTTCCTCGGCGGCTAACGCTTTATTCATACCGCAGTACTGCGGGTCGAAGAGTTGTCTTACGTTATTCTTCGGTTCGTAATGGTCTTTGTCGTATACATAGAACTTCCTTGTTCCATTTGGATGGTACGATAACATCCGGATAAGAGGTTCCATCAAGATGGTTCCGGTACCCCCGGCTCCAATGATATGGCAAGTGCTAAATTTCATAGTAAAACTGCGAATGGGTTAAAAGGGGGATAAAACCCCCACTGTCTTTAGTCAAGCAGGTACTCAACAATCTTCTCGGCTTCTTCCAAATTGGTTGGGAAGTCTAGATGCTTTCCAATACAAGCCGCGATTAGTTGGTGCCCGCCTTCTACCAGGCACAACTTCTCTAAGGCTTCGTTTAACTCCACTAGAGCTTCCTTAATCGATACATTAACCGGGTACTCGGGTTCCACTAAGTTGCCAACTTTCTCTAACCACGGCTTTACTTGTTTCTCGAGTTCTTCCTTCTCTTCAAAACTGTTATACCAGCCAACGTCCCCGAACGCTCCGCCGAGCCCACTGTAACTACTTCCGTAGTACCAATCGTCATACTCGTATGAAGTATTGGCTAGACCAATTTTAACGTTGGGCTTACGGTAGTGAGAATAGGTAGCGGACACTTTTGGTAAATTGACGTAGTTATGACAGACATCAGAGATTTCTACCTTCTCGCTAAAGTTGATAGTGATTCCTTTAGTCCGGGTTGCGCTATAAATTGACTTAGGCGAGGTAGGCGAGGGAGCTACACTGTTCGGCGGAATCTCTAACAAATGCCGCGGGTCGTATATATAGCGGTTCTTATTTAGAACGATAGAACTGCAAATAGAGAAAGAATGGTCGGTAATAGAACCTACCGTACAATGCATCCCCGGTACCTCTAACTCTCCCTGGTCATCCCGACTGCTCCAAAAGGCATCCATTTGTTGGTGGCTGTGGAGGCTGCCTGCATGGAGCCAACCTTCAGGAGGGAATACAGTATATTCTTCTCCGGTAAACAGATCGCAACTATATTCAGTGCGTGCGTCTACAGTCACCGCCGTTACTTCTTGCAGAGGTACAACTACCTTCCATTGAGACGGGTCGGTTTCAGAGCGAAGTAGACAGACCGATACCTCGGTTGCTCCTTCGATATATCGACCGTTTTGTTTTGTCATATACTCTCGGAAGAAGGTTACAATTCCTCCTAGAAGATCAAAGGGTAGCTTCTCAAAGTTATCTTTGAGTTGTAGACAATTGATGTCCTTCGGGGTATCTACTCCTTTAGGGTCATTAATCTTGGTGTAGTAAGTTCCCCAATACGGACTCCGGTTTAGTTTATAACATCCGTCCTTTGTACGGAGGAATGATACTCGTTCTTGAGTTTGGGGCGCATTAGACAATGAAAGCATGTTGTGGTACCTCGTAATATTTACCTTTGTATAACTCTCCCAATCGTTTATAAAGGGAGTCTTGGATAGCAACCTCTATTATGGTGACTATCTCTCTTACTCTTACGCAGTCTGGAATTTCTTTTAACTCTTCCAGTAATGCCTCGCGCAGTTGAGACAAGTCCTCTTGTAATAGATGATGTTGAGTGACATACTCGATTAGATCTTTTAGCTCTTCTTGAGGATCTTCTAGTTCTGTGGTGTAATTATCGCAACATTTAGCGTACTCCCGGTACTCCTTCAGTAGACATTTTACCTTTTCGGCATTTACGCTATACGTCGGCGGCATCTCAATATCCTTATAGGTATGGAAACAGCCGTGCTGGAACGGTACAACTATGTCAACGATATTCGTACTGCGATCATACGTGGTTATGAAGGCTAGAGTAAATCGGGCAACGATTTTTATTTTAGTGTTATACCCGACAGATGTCTCCGTTGTACTGTAAAGATTCGCGCGGTACTTACCGTTCTCAAATATCAATATCCCTAAGGCTTCTTTAGGTACAGGGATATTCACTACGTCGTTTGTGTAAATACTTAAGTTCTCTGTACTGGGAATGTCATCCCCTCCGCGGTAGTATTTAAGGTGCTCGTAAGTTGTCTTATACGGATAATCGTCGCTTCCTTCTCGATTCTGTGTGGGCGCCAGGTCTTTATTGAAGGCGGCGCTGTAGAATTCATTTTGTGCTTCTCTTAAATCAGCAGGAGTAGAAATATCTCCCCAACAGATCTTTCCGTACTCGTATACATTTGGTAGTCTATACGGATAGAATTCATAGCAGTGCCAATTATTCTTAAAGTACTCTAACAGTTGCCCTACCCCATTCTCGAATATACTAAACTCTCTAGAGTCCTGCCCTAAATAGAAGTTATCGAGGAAGAAAGTAATATGTTGTTCCCAAGTAAGACTGGGTACGTTAATCTTTAACGTATACGCAAGTTCGTTTCCTGCTCGACAAGGCTTTTCTAGGATAGGTGCCCCGCCGCCGAACAAGGAGTGCATCTTACTTTTACCCGCGCATTTATCGGTATTCTTTTCGTAATACCTTTTTATCTTATCCTGGACAACACCATGTCTCCAGTCTAAGAGCTGTACAAATGATTTTAAGTCGTTACGATATTTGTTAATATCCTCCACGTCTAACCAATTACAGGTACTCACAATCTTGTCAAACCTCTCGGGGTCTTTAAGTTGTTCGACTAAGTCCTGCTGGATTTTGGTGTGGGTTGGCCCGTAATTCCACATAGAGCAGTTCTGACAGAGATTCTCGGCTTCTTCCTCTAAAATCTCCTCGTCTAAATATACCTCCTGTTCTAAAGGGGCAGTATCGACAAGAATCCGAAGCTCAAACTTCTTGAGATCGTCGCATGAAGTTTCGATGTTTCTACTCTCTAGAATTAAAGCTTTATGTGTTGCATTCTTTGGAAAAAAGAATCTATACATTTTGCAGGTTCCTTCAAAAATAAAAAGGCTCCTGTGGAGGAGCCTTGTAGATTAGAGTTTAGTACCCTTTACTGTCGGAGTTGGCGGAGGCGGTGATTACTTCCCCGGGTTTGGGGGTGTAATCCGGAGTGACATAGACAGTCTCAACTTTGAAGTTAAGACGGTGAATATCACTCACGCCGATTTCCCCGCTACGCTCCCGAACAATATCGATTAGAGTCTGCCCGGTCTTGACGGTAGCCGCAAACTCTTCCGTTCCGTAACGGATAATAACCTGCTTGGACGCGTCGAACGTTTCTTCCAATACCTCGTCGGTAAAGTCTTCTTCGTAATTGTCGAACAGTTCTGATACATTTACGTCGGTCATTTTATTGTCTCCAATGTTTACAACATCCCCTTAGGGAATAAAATTTCTCTTAGTCTTGCGGTTGTTACATCTCTCCTCTGTACGCCCGCAATATTACTTTTCTCCAAAATGGAGAATAGGAAGGCGCTGCTTTGACTACACTGTGGTAGTTTGCTCTTACCTCATCGTCTTCGGGTAAAGGTATCCCAAAATTACATATCCAATCGGGGGCATTCGTCGAACGGTAATCGCCTTGGGTTTTTCTGTCCACCTCTGAGAGGATATTCCATCTCCATACCTTTATTGCCCGTAATTTACTTAACTCGGTAGTGAATAACTTTAAGGCGTTCACCGCGCCTTGGTTATTTAAATCTTCGGCAAGACTTAACAAGTCAGGTAACTCTTTTCGGAATCCTGTACAGGTTACTCTATTTAGGAGCGCGCATATAAAACCGAACCAATCTCCAAGTTCCTCCTGTATTCCTTTTATATAGTCTTCTAGGAACGGCGTCAGTAAACGGAAGTTCTTAGGCTCTTTGGTATCTGGAGGGAGTATATATAACTGCTCGAGCTTAAATGCCTCTAAAGTCTCCAGTAAGAAATTACAAGGATATGTATAACTACTACTCAAACTATCTGAGTAGGCGTATACACATAACTTATCCAAATTACATTCTCTGGTTACTTTTGCAACGGAGAGGGTAGTCTTTGCGTCTTTAAGTAATTTTGAGTCTACATACCGTAATTTTCCAGACTTAGCTAATCCTTCGATACCGTCGTGAGATACTGCGGTAGCTTTAGCTATTCTTAGTTTCTCCTGTCTCTCGAGGTAAGGTAGAGGGTAGTTGATAGCGTCGTGGTAGGTCTCACAAAATTTATTCTGGAAAGTGCGGACCGTTATCACCATGTAGTTATTCTGGTGCTCGTCCTTAACGACTAACTCATCCTTAGGCCTTACTACATACAGGTTAGACCGCAGTAGTTGTATAAACGTAATCTGTGTAAGGTCGATGTGTTGAATTTGTTTGCCGTCCTTGAAGACTGCTACATCCTGAATACAGGCAAATTCGTCTAAGGTCTCCCCTACATCTATAACTCTGGTACCCGGACTAATAATACGCCTCGCGTTAAGGCTATGGAGTACTCCTTGGTGAAAGTCTTCGTTCTCAACGTATTCTTTCCAAGTGGGGTAGCTATTTAACCTGTTCTGGATGTTCTCTAATTTAGCGCAACAGTTTGTGAGTCTCTTCTGAATGAGCGCGAGGTTTTGTTCGTTTTGAAGGATATACTCTCTAGAAGCGCTAAGCGTTAACTCCCCAATATCGAATTCCAAGATGAGTTCATTTCGTTTAGACCAACCCCAACTGTATTCCGTAGTCTGGAAATACATTCTTTGACTATTACTTGGAAGACGTAAATCAAAGTATCTATCCGCTTTAGTGCCTAACTGGGTATATGGATACAATACACCGCCAATTAGTACTTTGTACTGTATATCCCGACTAGCCGTGCCGTTCTTAAATAGAGTGCGGTCGTCGAGTCTAATATACTCAGCGTCCTGCCGCGGCTCTAAAGGAACTTCATTCTCTATCACCACTATGGGGGTTTTAGACCAAGCCGCTAAGGTTTGGGCTAAGATCATACAATCGTTTACTCTATTCGTTCGGATAGGAATCTGTATTGTAGTTCCCGTAGGACTATTTGTCTTCTCCTTACCAACTAAACTAATCCTCGGGATCTTCTTCTCGTCTAACCACAATATATAGTTGTACGTGTACCCGTCGCAGGTTGTTATTAACGTAAGGGTATCACTAATACAGAAGACAGACTTAGCTCCAATACCGAATCCTCCGATAGCAGTATTGTCCTCCCGTTTAGTGCTACTCCCAAACTTGGTGTAGACATTAACGATGCGGTCTTCCGATAGACCCGGTCCTCTATCGGTAATGCTTAATATCCCTCGTGTATGTTCTACCCGGACAGGTTCGTTTGCATTCCCCGCTTCGATGTTCGCGTCTATAGCGTTGCAGATTAGTTCTCTACATGCTGAAAGAGTTGGCGTGGCATACATCTTCGACAGAAGTAAATCCATCACTAAAGCTTGGTCTTCCTCTTTCTGCGATAAGGAAAAACTTACTGAATTATCTAAGTTGTTCAGTACATCTCTATTGATATCCTGTAGCTTCATATTCTAATTCTGGGGTGGTTAGATGTGTATACATACAAATAAGACCCCCGGAGTGGGGGTCTTAGTCGTTATTAGAGTACAATTTAACAGCTTACGCTGACGGGCACGGAGGTGACAGCCATCTTATTATATTTAGCTCCTTCAGGGACGCTAAACATAGCGCTAACCATTCTTGAGGCAGTACTCATATTATAGGGCAGCCGCACTACCATTTGGTCTCCTAACTCACTACATGAGTTAACAAACTCTACTACTCCGGTAGTAGCCTTCGCACTGTTCTGTACAATCTTCCCTAAGATAGATAACTGCGTCACTTCTTTTACACACCACATTCCGTAGTCTGTCGACTTTTGGTGAGTAGAGTAGTAAGAATTTACAATATCCTCGGGCTGTACGATTACTTCAAAGGTTAACCCGGTATCCGCACATTGCCGTTGTGTCCAATTAAACCCACCTACTACTAAAAGTGAGTTTGAGCCGGAACTTACCCGATGGTACGGTTTAAACTCACTTACCCAACTCTCAAGTGGTTGACGACGATCGTAGGGAATCCAAGATGCTCGTTGATATGCCACAATATCCCCCGTCCACGTTAAGGGCAACTCTGTAGTTCCCACTAACGCCAGGAGCTTATTGTCGTACAACATATTCTCCGGTAAACGATCTACAAAGTTAAGTAGAGGGTCCAACGGAAGTCCCTCCTTGTCTAACTTCCGGATCCGCTTATCGAGTCCGAAGAGTTCGGCCTTGTTGATAATGCTGTCTTTAATGGCCGTCCGAGTGTCCACAACATAACGCAACGACTCGTTGTTATTTGCAACTAAGCTTTCTCTTAATGAATTGTAAACATATAAATCTTCTTTATTTACAATCCGCATTTCTTTATTGTAATAAAATACAATATTGTCTTCGTTGATGACATACTTTACTTCATCGCAGAGGGTAGTCATTGATAACTTCTCCTTAGGTTTTGTCTTTACTTTGGGCACAAACCTCACCTATATCTATTATAAGGTTTGGTTATTTACGCTTCAAGAATTTTACGCTCTTCAACTAGGTCTCTATTGAGCGCTTTCTCAAAGGTAAATTTATCTCCGAAACGTTTATGTAGTTTCAGGAGATTCTTGCGTAGGATTAGGTTTGGTTCATTAAAGCCGGATAGTTCTAAATAGAACAACGCGGCGATATACCAAGCTAAATCCCCTAACTCTTCGGATAGATTTACAGTATCGATTTCTACATTATTGGAAATGCTTTTCTCGATTGCTTCTACCATTTCTACACTCTCAGTGGCAATCCCTAAGATTGCGTGTAGTGTAATTCTTCCTTCTTCGTTTAACTCCCACTGATCCTCACTAGAGGTGATAGAGGAGTTGGGGGGCAACTTCAAGACTTCGTTGATGTAGTCCTGATGTAGATTGGCTACCTCCTCAATATTCTTCCCGTAATAGAGAGCCTTCTTGAGTTGGTCCAACATAATCCCGGCGGTGATGAATTGGTTCATTACTGCCAAGGCTAAGTTGACTGGGTACTTATCTCCGTGCCATACATCACTTAAGGTCTTGGATGCGCCTTCTACATATTCACCCCAAGTGATCTCTTCGTTATTCTTGCACTTCTCAATAATTGGGTGCATCGTTGTCTCCAAACTGTTTAAGCGTTATTGACTTCTTTTTTTACCCTTTGTTTAGTAGGGCATCTTTATCCCCTATCGAGGATAACAGGTGTGGAGGGACTTGAACCCCCGACCGATCTCTTAGAAGGAGACTGCTCTATCCATCTGAGCTACACACCCACAATTCCGCACTAAACCTTACTACACAAAACAGTACAGTACCAAACCATAATTCCAGACCGCACTAAACCCTACTATACAAAACAATACGGCACCAAACCATAATTCCAGACCTCACCAGGCTACACCACCCATACTGGGCCTAACCGCGACCAACCACACCCTAATCCCAGACCATACAATATTTGGCTGTACCTCTCCCAACTAAACCGAAACCAGCCAAACCAAAACTAACCCTACCGCAATCCCAAACCGTACAACACCAGGCTTAAATATTTATTTAGTAATACTAAACTTATTTGATAAAATTGTTCTTACTTCTTCTAATCTTGAGTATGCGGGTGTATTGCGACTATATGCATCGTTGTACATCTTGAAGCGGAAAGCGGGAAAAACTTGTAGCCGTTCCAACAGACCTAAGTCTGTAAAGTATTTTGTGTACATACTCGCTGTCCGCGGCGCTATACCGGCTTTAAGAGCTACTTCTTTACTCGTGAGCCATTCGGATGCGTCCAATAAAACCACCCAAGCTCTAATCATTTGAGGGGATACCTCAATCTCTTCTATAGCTTTCTTTCTACGGGGGTGGGGCAATAGAGTTTCCTGAGATTGATTCTCCATTACGGGATTCTCCATTACGGGATTCTTCATTACGGGATTCTCCATTACGGGATTCTTCATTACGGGATTCTTCATTACGGGATCCTGTTTGAGGAAATCTTTTATTACGGGGATCTCTGAACTCTGCACAAGGTTGCCGATATGGATATTACACCACACTCCAAATTTAGCGCTTATCCATCTTGCTACTTCTATTGCAACAAGGGGATGGCCCCAGCTTCCAGAGTTTCCTCTCTTGGTGTGAATAAGTTCAAAGACGGGGATACCTGTAATGTCGGCTAAAGCGTATAGGTAATCGTTGGAGCTTTTTAATCTTGTCCAATCTTGAAATTTACAACCTTGTGTGGC